GACAAAGTATAATTAGCCGAAATAACCCTGCTGCTAGCGGGGATAAAATCGGAGATATTAAATTTACTCAGAGAGAATTGAATGATGACTGGGTAAAATGTGATGGATCGATGGTAGATCCTAATGTTATAAGTAATAAGTATGCTAAATTAGCAGAAAGCGATGTATTTATTAATGGGCAGTGTAAATCAACTAATAATTATTCTATGATGAGTGATAGCATGAAAGCCAAGTATGATACGTGCACTGGTACTTGGGATGGTCTGATATTTTTCTGGGACAATGGCGAGCAGAGAGGTAGCGGATTTATAAATTGCGAAAAAATAGAAGGATATATAAAATTTATTCCTAAAATTATTCTTGAAAATATAAATCTCGATATCATAGAATTAGAACTTCCATCTATTAACATGGGATATACAGATGAAGAGTATCAAGAAGCAGAAACAGAATGGGGTTCATGGTATTCTAATCCTGATATTACTATTAAAGATTGCGTATGTAAAAATAATATTATTGGAGTAGCATTGCATATATATAATAGTTATAGTATATATGGTGAAACTTCTGAGGATACTATATATTTAAATACTATTGACATAGCTTCTAATAGCAATACGTATAAGATATGGACTGTTGCATCTTCTAATGGTCATAATAATTTAGTTAATTATTCATATATTAAATTTAGCAAAAATCTTAACAAAGCTATATGTTTCATTGCTGGGGTTGATTATTACGGTGTGCGCAATTCTCTTAATATATATGATTTAAATAGTTCAACTATACAATATATAAACTTAGATGATTCCGTTTTTTCAATAGATTCTGATGGTACGGCGAATACATGTAGTTGTATACTGTCGGCTACAGATGAAAATGCATATGCATTACTATATTATAATGGTGATTATATGCCAAATGCCTCTGGTAGCTATGGTAAATATTACTATGCAGCAGTATATTCAACAGACGGAAGTGTTAGTGAACTATATAATCTCGATCTTAGAGATGGATCTGGTGGCCCAGCATATTCTATAAATAGTGCAACCCCAATTGCAGTAGACGAGTATGGAAGTGGTATGCTTGTCCATTATGGATATGGAGAAATGGATCATAATGGACGTGCTTATTTATACTATGATAATGAAAATAATGAACTCTCAAGGATTTCTATATTTAATAATTATTATGAAAATGCTGCTGATGCTCCCGATTGGGATTATCATAATAAGACAGCGTATGTTTTAGAAAGTAAATATACTAAAGCATATGTATGTAAAATGACCGGAAGTACAACAGGCTATTTTATAAAAGATATTACAAATCTTAAAAGCTCTGAAATTATTGACTTGCTCAAATTTGATTATTCTCCTGATGATTCCTGGGCTGCTTCAAGTGACAAATTTGCAGTAAATAAAGATTTCGGCGATGCCTCTATTCTTATTCATAATGGGAAAATTTATGGTCCATCTTATCCCAATCTCAATGATGAGAATGCATATGTAAAGGTTAAATAAAGCATAATAAAAATCAAAATACCCGTAGTAGAATAATCTACTACGGGTAATCTTTTTTTTATTTCTTCTTATTATAATTTCTCTTCTTAGGAGTTGTAGCATCTACATTTGCAACAACTACTTCATCACTAGAAGCATTAGTGGTCACAGACTCGATTTCTGCCGGAACTACATCTTCAGCAGTGGTAATATAACCACTAGTTACATAGTCAGAACTATCTGCGCTGGAAAGCTCAGAATCTACATCCTTAGCATCTTCAATTTTAATATCTTCAGCAGTAGTAATATTATCAGTTTCTGCAACAGAGCTATCAGTAGTATTGTTTTCATCTACTTTAACTTCAGGCTGCTCTACAAATTCAACCTTCTGTACAGGCTCTGCCATCTTAGGAGCTACTTCCTCATCAACCTTCTTTTCTGCCATAGCTTTCTTCGAAGTTACCTTCTTGGTTGTATCTACTACAGTTTTATTCATAGGCTGATCAAGAGTCGGCTTCTTCATAAGATGAGAATTATCAGTATAATAATTGCTCATATTAAGTCTGACAAGTGTTCCATCATCAAGAACCTCGTCAACAATAGCTCTCTTACAAAGGCAAGAAAGAATCTCTCCACTAGTAAGATATACTCCATTATATGTACCATAAAGGGGAGGAGTAAAATTACGGAGTGCTACCGTAGTTTTGATATTTACCTTTTTTCTCATAATGGCCATATTAGTTAGCCTCCTTATCTTCAACTTTTTCAAGATCACGCTGATCTGTAAGATTATCTACGAAGTCAAATTCGTCACTTACGACAGCGATAAATTTATCAGATTCCATCTGCTCAAATAAAGCCTTTTCAACGTTATTCATAAGACACGAATCTCCTTTCTTTAACTTAATACAATGTTCGCTTTATGAGGCTTTACGGAGAAAATTATACAAATGCTATATAAAGTTTAATGATATTTTCTCAACATTTTATTAATGAGGCGGTGGATAATATAATTATCCACCGCTATTTATTTTTGAAAGTGAGGATTTTAATATGGCTAATGCAATTCTAAGCCGAGGAAACTCCCCTATCAGGGGGGGGGGTAAAATAGGCGATATTAAGTACACTCAGCGTACATTAACCCCTGATTGGAAAAGGTGCGATGGTACACTTATCGATTATATTGATATATCTCCAGAATATGCTGCACTTGCAGATGGGGATGTGTTTACTAGCGGAGAGTGTAAAACCTATCTAAATAACTATTCCAGAATGTCTCAACAGATGAAAGACTTGTATGACTCTAAAGAGCATAGTAACGATAATTATATCTTCTTCTGGGACAATGGAAATAACCAAGGCTGTGGATTCTTGTATGAAGAATGGTCTGCAGTTCATTTTTCAAGATATATTCATATAGTCTTTGAAAAAATTGATAAAACTATTGTCGATATGAATACATTAATAGATGCTGGTAACTTTATGACTGTTGAAGATTGGAAAGGCTCACTATATTATGGATCTGAATCTCCAATATATACAAGCTTAGTGCATATATGTACATACAGAACTTGTAATAATAATTTCGCCATATTGCTTCATACGTATAAAGACTATATTAATCAAAATGGTGAAGTTTGCATTGACAATGTATATTTCTGTGGTTTAAATTTAGAAACTGGTGTATCGAATTTTAGAGTTTCTAGCACTCTAGCAGATGGTGGTGGATATGGTTCTGATATCAATAATCATAGATTTGCAATTTCAAAAAATTGTGATTCGGCATTATATATAAGTATATGGGATGTTATTGAGCATAATGATCATAAACCCGGTGTTATTAGTATAAGATTTACAAATAATATGGCATATATTAGTGATTTTTTGTATGATTCATGGTTTAACCTGCCGCAATATTCAGACACATCATTAGTTGTAACAGAAAACGATTGCTATGGAATTGTACGATCTTATAAAAATGATGATATTTTAGATAGTCAAGTATATCTATTTTATAGCAATAGAGATCCTATTGAATTTGAGGATGATTTTGTTGATATAGTGTTTACAAATGGTTATGCTTTACTGCATAATAATATCCCATATGTTTCTTATACTGCAACAGATTCAGCTTTAAGTACAAACGAGTACTTGATAAATATGATAGATAATAGCACTATAGTTCTTAGTTCTAGAATGGCTATTAATACTTATAAATACTATTTAGAATCTGATTATTATGAGAAAAAATATTTGATTAATAATATTGGTAGGGCTGTTGAAATTTCAGACTCTATATCTCTAGAAGAGATTGTAAATAAAGCAATGTCTGGCGGTGATATATCTTTAAATAGAAAACTCGTAAAAGAATATCAATTTGGTAATGAAAAATTTCTTTATTTTCCGAAAGATAAATCACTTTTTGGTCCTTCGCTTCCAGATGATGATTCTGGATATGCGTATGTAAAGACGGAATAATATATAAATTCCTTTTATAATATGCAATAAATTAAAAATCCCCATAGAGGTTTCGGCCTCTATGGGGTATATTATCTATAGAGAGGAATTTACGTAACACCCCTGTCAGTAAATATCTATAGGTAATATCAAAAAGAAAGAGGTGGATAGTTTATTTATCCACCTCCAATAAATTAATATAAAAATATTATTTTACTTTTACATGACCATATGTATACGTGGGAAGAGTTGGAATTGATTCCAGATTGGTAACTATACAGTTTTGAAACCACAATTCATCAGCATCTCCAAAATCTAGATCTGCATTATTTAGGGTTTCGAAACGTTTTGAACTGATTTTGTAATTATTAAGGTCTAAATTATTGATGTCTCCATCCTTGATATACCACAAATATGTGCTGGAATCATCAGTATATGCAAGATAATATTTATCCTTATAATGAATACTAAAGCATTCAACACCAGTATATCCATAATAATCGGTAATTAAAAACGGATGATTTGCATCAACGTCCACAGCATTTATTTCATTTCCTTCATTATTACAAATAGAAAGCGTATTAGCAGTATAATTAGCATTAATTATATAAATATTATTATTTATGATAAAGAAAATAGGAAGTGTAGAGTTATCATTTAACACAATCATAGAACCATTTTTTGTGCAACATCCTGATCCTGGATTTACATACGATCTCCAAGTATTATTATTTTCATATTTTGAATGAGAATAGATTGTATTGGTTAATATATCCCCATCGTAATCTAATGTAAAACTATACCAAGGACTATCATCTGTAACTCCATATACTGGTATTATAGTTGAAAAGCTGTTATTGCTAAAATTCATGCCTATAGAGTTAGGATGACTAAATGATGCTCCATAGCCATCATTAATATCAATATCTATATCTGTTTTTATATCAAATATAAAAGAACTATTTTTATCAATTGTATTCAACACAGAGCTTCTTAATTCGATTCTAAAATTAAGTTTTTCTTCAATATTTGACTCATAAGCTTGATCTATCGTTTCACTGGATAAATTTCCACAAACAGCGGCCGAGTCATCTTTAACATATGATATAGATTGTATAGCATTATAATTATCATCAGTAAATACGACATTTATCATAAATAGCCTAATATCTATACATATAGTACTATTATTTAAATTAAACTGATCGTCCTGAACCCAGTTTAATTCTAAATTTATTTCGCTACTATTAGCCATTGCTACTATAATAAGTGTTCTTGAACTTTTGTCTAATCTATGAGCTATGATTTTAATATTACTACCAGGGATGGATGAATCTCCAAAAATACCTCTGGTTTCTTTAACACCATTATTTATCATAGCAATACTTAGTCCTTCTTGATAATTTAACAGAGCATAGCGAATAAAATTGTCACTGTCTATATAATAATTTTGATCGAAGAAACTAAATGATTCCTCTGGATTAAGGGTTGTTAAATCAAAATCCTCATATCCTATATATTTTTCATTTATCGTAGAATCCAATAGATCCTTTGTTCCGGCAGAATCTTTCGAAACTAAATTCATATATTCTTCACTGGCTCTATCAAGATCTATCTCAGAGCCATCACATTCTAAAAGTCCATCTTCGAGGTCAGTACGTTGCGTGAACTTAATATCACCGATGTACCCCCCCCCCTGAGATGTTTTCGTACTTCGGCTAATTATCATTCCATGTGCCATAAAAGTTTCCTCACTTTCATTTATATTTTATAAAAAAAAATAAATAAGAGATGGTAAATATGTTTACCACCTCCAGAATTTTATTAAAATGTTCAAATCATAAAAAAGAAAGGAGAGTAATATTACTCTCCTTTCTTCCGTTCAGATACTCTGCTGTCCACAACTGTACTGGTCGGAGCTCAGCCGATTCAAGTCGCTAGTTTTCTGTGATGTTCTCTTCTTTCCCGTATCTATTCCGCTACTTTCGTAGGCTTTCTTCGCCTCTCCTTTTCGAAACATTACGTGACTTTTCCATCCCAACTCAGCTCTCGTTATTTCTTATGCTTGCTCCTCCCTATCGACGCAATTCTGCAGATCTCCCTGCCTCTCCATATCTAAACTTTTCAGATTGAGCTATTTCGTCTGCTAGGCATGTCTTTTCCTGCTCGCTTAACCTCAAATCTGATCCTTTGCCGCGCGTTTTGTTTCCTGTCGTCGCCATCCCATGGCTCCTCACTACTTCTCCACGCCACTCGGTTCGCTTGAGTATCTTATCTAATCCACCTCATTTGAGTTTAGATCATCTAACTTCCCAGCTTCCCCGTAGCCTTTCGCCGTGACTCATTTTGAATCCACGCCATTCCATGGCTATTCAAGACTAGTATGTTCAACTCCGCTTCAATTTTTGTCTTTTCAAATCTAGTCCATCTCTAGTGAACTCCCGTCAACTCCTAGCCATTTCTTTTATCGGCTGATTGTCTCCGGTCTACTCCACATCACGTCGGATGCATTCGATTAAACTCCTCGCCTTTCCATCTGACTTCCCAGCGTTTCCGTATCTTTTTAATAAACCTGAAGAATATTCTTACGGTTTGAAATAATTCTTCTCTTAATCAGAATATATTAGTCTTCAGATTTATCTACAGTATAAGGAAGATATCTTTCATCAATCTCTCTCCAACGGCAAATTCCAAGACCAGAATTTCTCCATCCAGAAAGCCCATGTACTGCTGCATAATTAAGCCACTCAATAATAGCGGGCTTAAACTTCAACGAAGTCATACCGATAGTAAATCTGATACGGCTTCCCGCGGGAATCATTTCGCTAGCGGCAATTGCAACTCTTTCACCACTAGGACCACTTGTTCGAAGACAACGCTGAACAATTCTAAGATTTCCATTTTCATCTCTTGAAGGAATCATGGTGACTCCGTCATCGTCAAGATAAAAATCAGGAATCTTAATAGGAATGCGTCGAGGAAATACAAAAATGCATCCATCGACGACCTTTTTATAGGCTTTAATTTTAGAAGATTCTGTTGCGGTGGATTTCTTTCCATTCTCATCAGTATCTTCTGCTTTAGACAGCAATCCACAAGAATCTTTAAAGAATCCGCGAAGCTGATAATTGTAGTAGAAAGGCATGTTTTCTTTCTTCTCATAAATACGAGGATTAGTCACATCGTCTCTACTCTTCTTACGATAGTATTTTTCATCTATGATCTCAATATCAGAATCGAGAGTATCCTCAAATTTCTGCAAACTGGTATCATAGAGAAATGTACCTTTAGGATATACGCAAAGCTGCTTATCCATAACACCATCAGTGCCAATAGCAGCAATCTCTTCTTCCATAGACCTTGCATCAGGTGCCTTGGAAGCTATGTATTCGCCCAGAATATCTTTATTATTAGGGCTTGTTCCGAGTGCTTTTTCAAGCCACTCCATTTCCACATGCATGTAGTGCATAGGAATTTTGAGTTCTGCTGTAGAGCTCCATGCTCCGCCATTTACGATAGTTGTTTCTTTAGTACTCATTTTTCTTCTCCTTTTCATTTGGTAGTTTTAGGATTTTACAAAGGATAGTTGTACTATTTTCTATCTTTGTCAATATTATAATATATGATGGAAATTTAATTTCAAATAAGCATATACTATATTTATAGAAAGGGCGTAATCTAAAGCCCTAAAAATATCCACAAAAATAAAATAAAGGAGAATGAAAAATGTCAACAGTTATTCATGTACACGCAACCCCAGGAGATTCTATTTTTGAAATTGATTACCATTTCGATAAGCCTATTGAATGGACAATCGACCGAATTGAGGCTGACAAATTCAGTATCAAATATCATCTTACTCGTCCATATGCTATCACAAAAACTATAGGTAACACATGTATCAATAATGAAGATAATCCTTCATGCCGATACTATACGAGTTTGGAAAAAGCATGTGAAATTAATAAGAAAGCCCACAAATATTACATTGAGCAAAAAGGAGAATGAAAAATGAAACACGCATGTTTAATCAGTTACAGCCACCACACTTTTAAGTACCCTAAGACAGTTATTATATGGGTCAACAAAGAAAACAAAAGCGATATCAGAGAGTTCTTTGAAGAAGCAAGAAAGGTTATAGCAAGGCTTGAAGGCTTTCCTAGTAGCGAGATTGCTCTTCTTACAACAAATTATCTTGGAGCGTCTGTAGATACTATTGTATCTTATGGCTTTGGAGATGCATATGTATTCAAAGCACATCCTGGAGATATTATGTATGAGGTGACCGATGACCTCCCACTTCCAATTCATTGGACTATAGAGTCTGTTGAACTTCATTCAGAAAAAGTTGTTTACAAGCTCGTAAACAATAGAACTGGAAAGAGCAAGTATATCGATTCTTCTCTCGTAAATACAGATAAGAATTTTTATACAAGACGAGATCAAGCTTTCAAAATCTGCGAAGATCGTAGAAATAAATAATTAAATTGACTACCAAATAAAATAGTCATAAGGAGAATGGAAATGATTAAGTTAGAGTACACAAAAAGAGAACTTGAGAAACTTCACGAATTTCTCAAAGATCGTATAGATCAACTTGTATTTGATTCAGTTGATCAAATTGAGATAGAGGATGACATTGTATATATCAGCATTAACTTTTTGGTTAATCATGGTATAGAAACATTTGCTTCCGTCATCTATATGGATACAGCAGAGGATTATGATACAATCAGATTTGATTTTGATAGAGCTTACAGGGTTGATGTAACAAATGGCGATCCTACTTATAAATATGAAGAGGATTGTCTCTACTTACCTTGTAGCAGACTAAGTACTGATTGCGTTGATTTTAACTTTGCAAAACATAAAATTCGCAACATTTTTCAAGCTTCAGAAAAATCTGAAAATGATGAAACCGTTGATTATTTGGCAATTCCTTTTCATTTTGCTAAGTTTAAAAATGGAAGAGTAATTTTCTAAAACCAGGAGGAAAGAAAATGCAATTTACAAAAGAATTTTATGAAAGCGATGCTTTTATCGGAAATTTGGATAAAGCGTTAAAGAAATTCCTTGTTTCAGACTTTAATAAAGATAGAAAATCTATTATTGTCAGAAATGAGAGCAATAATATTCATGCATATCTTATTTCTCAGAGATTTACATTTTTGCATGAAAATTTTACATTTTCTCATAATTTCCATCTGAGTAAAGATTATGAGGATTTCGATCTTATTGAAGTAAAGTTCGATATCGATCATGCTTCAAAGGTGTTATTCCGTAGTAATAATATCCCTCAACTAAAACTCGATAATGACTGTTCATTATTTATGGATAGGGAAACAGTTGGTGGCTTGAGTTCTCAAGCACTTTACATTCCTATTAAATACCCCAAAGAAGCATACCTGCTTACTGAAACTGAAGATCAGTTTATTGTAGGTATTACGTGTCCTTTGGTTGGAGAACTTGAGTTTGAGTTTTTGAAAATACCATATACATATGAAAAGAAAAGGAAGGAAATAAAATGACTGTTTTAACAATTCAAAGAGTGATGAATTCTATCACAAATCTTGTTAACAAATTTCCTGAGCTGACAGCTCTTAGCATCTATAACTGCGACTTCTGCGGAATAGAATGTGATAATAGAAAAGAGTATGAATCATTTACTCTTTCCAACCCTATAGGGTATACTGTTGGAATTCATACTGCTCCTGAAATGCCATTCAATACGGTTGTGTTTGATTTTGATAATGCAATAATGGATGCAACGATTGATCTTAGCAATCCTAATTTTGAATGGCATTATAGTGGAGGCAGAAGAAAAGAATTATTGCTTGCAAGCATCAATAAAGCATTTTTGCTTAAAGATTTTTATCCTGATAAAGTAATCGTAGATGCAATCATAGTTCCTTATGGTTCTTTTTCAAATCTTATAGAAAGATTTGAAGATTATAGATATTTCTATGTCTATACTAATGCCGAAAAGGAAGCTTTGCAGGAAGAAAAGATTAAGGTTGCAGTTATACCTTATACTCTGAAAGTGGAAGGAGAATAAGAATGATAACTAAGCTTGATGATTTGAGAGTCGTTATAAGTGAATTTACAAAGTTATCTACGGCATTTTATGATTCTGTATTGCATACCCCTAAGTCATTTATAAATATCATGGATGCATATGATACAGCAGATCAAAACTCTATAACAATCATGGCACCTATACGCAATTCTGAATTATTATTTGATAGATTTGAAATCATATTTCAGAGAGAAGATAAATGCTCTATCAATGAAATTTATTTTCATACAGATTTGGCAAAAATTATTTCTATCAAAATTCTTACATATGGGCTTGAGGCATTAGAACTCCAAGAGGGATTTGAGAATTTCGCATTTATTCCAATCAAAAAGAGTATTCCATCTTATATTACAGAAATTATTGTCAAGAATGGTCATATAAGATTTGAATCAACATCTACAGTTAATACAGATGATGAAATCAAATTCTACTGTGTTCCATATAGTTTCAATAAATATGGAATTAAAAAGGAGGAATAATATGATTTATTGCGTTCATTGTGATACAGCCGTGTTAGAGCATAACAGCATATCTCCTGGAAAAGATATTTTGATTTGTCCTATGTGTGGATCTATGTTTGAAAGAGAGGGAATCAAGTACAGATACCTTGGTAAGCTCAGTGGAGGTAATGCTGCTAGAGAATTTTCACATATTCTCAATAATATTAATAAAGAATAAAGAAGAGGAGTCATACGACTCCTCTTCTCTTTTTTTTTCATTACTGACTTTTATTTTTTCTTGTGGTATTTTTTGCTACAGGCTCTTCTTCACCTTCAGGAATAGCTTCGAGCTCATGAAGATAGAAATAGTCCGCACTAAGATCGGGCTTTCTACATTCAACCTGCTCTCGTCCGTAGTTAATAACTACAAGCTTGATTCCAGTAGCAATATGCCTTACAACCTGATTGAGTTGAAAAGGGCAATCTGTCATTCTACGATCATAACTACCAATCCCCGTGCCCATGTGAGACTGGCTCCTCCCGTTATAATCGCTAGTTCGGCTTGTACCGAACTTCTGGTTGTAAAAATCATTGTTGTTACTCATAATTCCAGAACCTCCTCCAATAAGATAATTAAGGCAATGCCTTTACAAATTTGTTATAGTTATATAAAAATACAAGGTGGATAGAATATTCTATCCACCTTATTTATTTTAATTACGAGGACAGGGACATCCATTATTAGCTCCGGATCCACTTTCATTATTATTAGAATTATTAGATCCTTTTAAATGTTCAAATCCGGGCCAAGTCGGCAACTCTTCAGTATAAAAGTCTTCGATAATAGCAGTAATATACTCGATAGCCAATTCTCTAGGAATAGAAACCCAATAGCAAGGCAAGGTAAACACAATTCCCTTGGATACTACAGCTACGGTATTATAGCTATCACTTTCAATACTATGCCAATCTCTCATAAATACAAGAGATATCGTAATCTTATTTACAGCATCTTTTAAATTACATACAAGATATGTATTTCTATCGACATCTGTAATAGTTTTTTCTGAAAAGAACTTATCAAGTTCATTCATCATCTGTTGAGTCATCATTTAGTTATACCTCCTCTTCCTCAACCGGATAAGTTACGCCGGTTTCTTCTTCAGATGTATAAGTTTGATCTTTAATCTTAGGACTTGTATACTTGTCTGCATCTGCAACAGGAAGAATTACCGCACCAGCAGAGTCGGTTCCATCGGCAATTATATTCGCAGCTGCATAATTAAATACAAAGTCCTTAGTTACATCTACTACAGGGTTAGCATAATACTGCTCACGAACAAGCTGAGTCATAACTTCACTTGCTGAAAGAGTCTCGCTATAAATGTCAACCTCAGTATCTGTAATATTTATATTCTTCTCAATACCGAATATAGATTCAGCATTGGAGTTAATGATTTTGGCAATCACTTTCTCCCAATTGGATTTATCGCTGCTCTTGAATTTTTCAGAAATTGCTGCAAAGTCAATATATTTACTTACGCAGAAATTCTTAATAGATTCTTCGGCAGACATAATTCTCATATGGGTAGCATCAATATCGACAATATCTTCTTTAGCAATCTTTTTACCATTAACCCAAACCATATACATATCAGAACTAAGTCCATAATCAAGCAGCTTCTTATCTATGATAATATTGCCATTAGTTTTAAGAGTAGCATTCAGAACAATATCCTGAATAACGGTTGGAGTATAAATGACATCGAGTGTTGCTTCATTATCGATAGCAAATCTGAGATATATATGCGTACTTGTAAATGGAACACTTGGGGAATTCGGAATAGCTAAATAATAGTACTCCGGAGATATTCTGCGTCCATTAATAAATACCATATATCTATTTTCATCATAGCAATATTTGAAAGGGGTTCCAAGATTAAATCTAAACTCTTCTCCTTCATATGCTATAGATGCATGAACATGAGCAAATCTATTACTATGAGCAGCTTTAAGCAATTTACCATAATACTGCTCATCAGCAAGACTTATTTTAATTTTACCAGATTCATCCTTAGTCATAGTATTATCTACAACAAAGAATTGTCCTCCAGCCGGATTAAAGTTGAATCCATTCTCTACACCTTCTGGATACGTGTATTCAGAAGAGAATAGCTTTGTATTTTCATTCACGTACTTATCATCATATGCTCTAAATGCAGAATCATCAGAAATCATGATATCGGATACATTATTATTAACATTTCCGAATCTTATAATCTCAATATTTGCATCAGTAGGAATAGATGTAATAGGAATGATTATTGTGTTTGCTTTATATTCAGCATGAATATTTTCAGAATAAAGCTCTCCATTAACCATAAGAAGAACTTTCTCCTCATTATCCTGACCATTCTTAAGATTAATATGAGCGCGTTCTCTTCCTTTAACAAAAGTATTCATAAAATCATCAAAAGAATAATTTTCTACTTCAATATTGGAATGAAGTTGAACGCATTCATTAAAAATAGATTTATCATACTGAAGAAGAGTATCAATAGCAGCACTTACATTATCTTCATAGGACTTGGTTCTGTCCATAGAAATTTGCAGCGGACTAGATAGGTCACTCCAGTATTCAGCAGTTTTTCCTTCCTTTACAAGATTAGCAATTTCGGAAGTACTAAGCTTGGAGAGGTTATCAGCATTATCTGTATAATTTACATTATAGCTAATGACAAAATCCCAATAACCTTCAGGACTTGTTGCTCCATCAGCAATAGTTAAAACAACAGAATCAAAAACAATATTTGGAACAGATGGGATGTCTCCATCTAATTCATAGAATTCGAGCTTGTCTTCTTCATCCAATGCTAAAGGAGCAATGTCGTTATTCTTGATAGCATATCTAGCTATCTTTATTTTTCTTATTTCACCAGTAGTTAATAGACCATTTGTAAACAGTACTACATTTTCACTATAGAGTTTGATACTGGTATCTGTGAGAATTTCTCTTCCGAGAATAGGCTCTGAAGATCTAAAAGAACCAAACTGCACTGTAGGATAATAGGTAGCTACTTTAGGTGGTGTCGCAGAAGGATCTACCATAACCGGCATTGCATTATAAAATACATACTTTGCATCAGCATACGGAGTATATACTCCATTAACATCAAATCCGAAAAGCTGAATAGACTGACCAAAGTAGTCATTCTTATTCATATCAATCCAAAGTTGGCTATCTGTTTTCGCATATTTAAAGCACTCCGGAAGTGCAATTGTTTGTACGTAAATAGGAGCAATTGCAATTTCTGCTAAAACCTGATTATCAGGAATTGTAATGATGAAATAGTAATTGCTATTATTAATTGCAACCTGGATATATTCCCAGGGAATGAAATGACCATTAATGAATAACAGAGTTGGTTTAATGATTCTATTAGTCACTAATGTATTTAATCCAGTAGACTTTTCGTTATAATTTCTAAAATTACGAATATTTTTAGAATCTGCAAACTGGATATCGTAGAAATCCAAATAGTTCAGCTTAAGGCCTATTTGATTGATCTGATTTAAAATCTTCCTCTCGCTACCCACGATATATTCTTTGACTGCATATGCAATCTGATCGCTTCTAACTTGAGGAGTATAATAAATTTGCTCACTCTTAAGCCTATCTGCTGATTTTGGCATATAGGAATTAATAGTGTCAATTATTGTTTTCATATAGATTCAGCCCCAATCATAAGCAATACTTTTGTAAATTCTGTCATATTAGTTCCGGCAACTTTCTCAACTGCCTTCTGGTTATTGAGATATGCTCCAACATATGCGTCTGTAATCATAGAAGCAAATGCAGGGAAAATCTCAAGAGCAAACACGGTTCCTGTTCCATAAATATTCATCCATCTTTCAACAACAACATCAAGAGTTAGTTTATTAAGATGAAGAGCCGTGGAAAGAGTCTGGACAAAATAATTAATATTAAGCATAGACTCAGACTTAATCTGAATATCTACAATTCCAGCATCTCTATCGGAGAGGCCAGAAATTTTCTTAGCAATACGGCGGCAACCTTCAGAAGTATGATCCTTGCCTAGAATATTACTTAGATAATAGAGTGCTGTAAGATACATGCACTTATTTTTGGTAGAGGGCATGCTACTAATCTTGCAGCAGTAATCTACAACATGAGTAAATACAGATGCAAATGCCGCAGCTCCAGTGCTCATAACTTTTGCATTAGAACAGATACGATCCTCATCTGCATAATAAATAAGAGTATGCATAGCAGATACAAGGTAAGAGATGAAGATATCGATATTATTGCCCTTGCAAACATATCTACCACTAGCATCATCGATAGTGATAATATTACTGCAATCAATAAATACCTTCATTTTATCCTTCTTAGGACCCTTAATATCTTTTGCACAGAAAACTTTAAATGCTTTAGAGAGAGGTTCTTCATTTCTCATAAGAATTACTTCTTTGGATTCAAGGACTTTTACGAGAGAATTACTAACCTGACGTCTCTTTACTTCATATTTGATATCTTCAAAATCAGGAGAGTTCTTATCAATCTCCTGTCCATTCATCATATACGAAAAGATCTTCTCCTCATACTGAGAATACTGACCGTATAGATAAGTTCCAGCATATGTTTTAGCCATAGCAAAAACCTCCTTTATTTTTGTTAATTAATGAAATGTTGACGCTATATGAAGCAAATTCAAGGATAATTTGTTATTAAAAATCAAGCCTGTAACACTTTTATAATAAAGTTATAAAAGGAGTTTTACATATGAGCTTGATGATTGAAGCGCTTAGTTCTATGAATTATACAGCTCCAGACCAAGATGAAAGCCCTTATGTAAACAGTGATAATGTGCGAGTTCCGAGAGTTACAGAGATACTTTCACGAATGATGCACAAAGATGCATTAATGTATTGGGCTAATGCTCTTGGTTTTAAAGGACTAAGATACAAAACAGTTTTGGATCAAGCAGCGCACACCGGCACACTGGCTCATGCTGCTATTGAACGATTTCTGAAAAAGAAACTAAAGACAGAAGATAATATTCCATTTTTAGGATTTTTATCTTGGTATGATGAGATAACTATAACTCTCAATCTACCTATTGAACCTATTCTTATTGAAGAACGATTAGCTTGTCGCTGGTTTGGTGGCACGCTAGATGCCTTATTGAAAATAGGAAATAAGATTTATCTGGTTGATTTTAAGACTAGTAACCATGTGACTTTCTCATATTTTTGTCAACTTGCTGCTTATAGGTTTATGCTCGCAAGAGTTTTGAACATTGAGATCGATGGAGTTATAGTGCTTCAACTAGATAAAGCGGAACCTGGTTTTAATGAGTATCTCTTGGATTTTTCTATTCAAGAGCATGCTGATTTTATGCTCCATTGCGAAGAAACATTTTTATCTTTAGTTTATGGGTTTTATAATGTGGTCAAAGCAGAAGAGCAATTTAAGAAAATTTTTAAAGGGAGGTGTTCTTAATGGCAATACATACTCATTTTGAAACTACTACCGAAAGAATCAAAAGAGTTTTTATTGAAAAAAGAGTAAATCCTCGAGATGAAGCATATCATTTCTTTTTTGGAATGCATCCGAAAGGAACAGGAAACATTGATAACGGTATAATCTGTGGATGTTTAAGATTTCTTAGAGATGATGTAGGGTTTACAGAATTTTCTTTTAATGATGGATCTGGGATTGTTATTTCCGATGCAAATGCTTGCATTAGTTATAAGCACAATGATTCGCAGGTCAAAATCAATATTAGCAACATCAATAGTGTTGAATATTGCTCTTATGATATTACGGATAGAGATCATATTATTGGGCATGCAGAGTTAATGAATTATCATATTTGGAAAGAGCAGGCTGCATCTATGATGATGGAAGTTCTTGCCAGAATGCTATCGTATTATTATAATAGATATTACGTTGGCATTGATAGATATAAGTGGTGAGAGTAACTATGGAAAATAGATTTATGGCAGATATTCTTATCAAATTCATTTATGAAATTCAAGAAATTAAAAACTCTAATGCATGGAAGATAATTAAAAAGATCAAAATACGTAAAATAATCCAAAAATGCAAAAATGCACTTTATAATAGGCAATCTGGGATACAAAAATATACAAGTTTTGATATTATAAATCTTGCATTACTCTACGATACTGCGCAAACAATGGGATTTATCCATGATGGTGATCTCGGAGATAGCTGCACTATTATATGTCATAAAGGAATTGCTAAATCCAGATGGCCTATGATATCAATTATTTCACTTGGGTTGACAGAATCTAATCAAATTACAATAGAAGCTGGAATGGATAATGAGTATGATAATACTGGTCATCTTAAAATAGACTTTTCTATTAAATTTGAAGATAACTTGCAACCAGTTAGCAGAAATGATACTTGTCATCTAGATATTGATTCCATTGAGCTTTCTGACAAAATTGATGTGGATAGTCGCAGGATTAATGTTCTTTTTCACATTATTCCTAATGCATATACCACATGTATTGAAGCTTTAATCGATGGAATGAAAGAGAGGTATTTAAAATGAACACAAAAGAAACTACGAACGTATTCATGAATATGATATACGAAAAAGTTCCTGAGCCAACTGGATTTAAAGGTTGGTGGAAATATAGAAAGTATCAGAAGAAGCTTAGACGCTTTGTAAAAGATATTTCAAATGGCAGTCCTAGCTTTGGAATGCTTTGGAAAATGGCTGACTTTATCAAATTTGCCGAAGAGGTATTTTTCTTCGATAATTCTACAGAATCTTCGGAATCTCTTTACTCTTCCAGAAAATATGAAAGAGGCCAGAATGGTTTTAAGATTATAACAAATGAGTCGGTTATAGTTATAAAACTATACTCAAATGCTCAAAGAGTTGCTCTTGAGATTGATAGACTCAATGGAAATAAGCTAAGAAGTGCTCTTTCTTTTTCCCATGAACAATGGGAGATGGAGCCTACACCGTATGAAGAAATGCTTCTTGAGCAGGTGATTAAAATCATTAATTCTAAAATGCTATCCCTGTTTTGGCGCTGCTATGAAGCCAGATAAATTGTTTTGAATACTTACAAGAACGCTAACAAAATAGTAGAGATTAAGGTATATCTTGCCATAGTCTTTACCCAAATTGTTTGAGGAGAGACTCTCAATGGGTCTCTCCTCATTTTATCAATATGGAGGTATTTATGACTTATTATCAGCATTCAAAACCATATAAAGGCTATGTGACAGAAGTTCACATTGCCGATATTCATTTCGGTTGCATAGATCCTGAAACCGAATATAATATACTGATGGAGCAGTTTATTAACAAAATTGCTCTTATTGATTTTGATATTTTATCTATAGATGGAGACTTGTTTGATAAGAAATTCTTAGCTAATTCACAGGCTGTATATTATGCTATTCAGTTTATGAATGAATGCGTTAGTCTCTGTATTCAAAAGAATGCAACTTTAATACTTATATCTGGAACTGAGAGTCATGATGCTGGACAACTTAAGCTGTTTCATCATTATGCAAATATGGAAAATCTAGATATTAGATTTGTAGAAAATGTGCATATGGAATATGTGCAAGGGCTTAAAATTCTCTGCATTCCCGAGCTTTATGGAAAGGGAGAAGAATATTATAAGTTCTTTTTAGAGGATGAATATGACACAGCTTTCATCCATGGAACTATTCAAGGTTCAGTATATGGAGCTGTTAGAGAAGATCTTAATTCGCCGAAATATCCCGTATTTTCTATCGATAGCTTTGCTGGATGCCGTGGTCCAATTATTTGTGGCCATGTACATAAGGCAATGTGCTTAAATGGATATATATATTATTGCTCTAATCCTATAAGATATAAATTTGGAGAAGAGGAAGATAAAGGATTTTGTATTGTACTTCATGATAAAATCAATGGCTATCATCATTTAGAGTTTATGCCAATTGAATCATTTAGATATGATACAATAGATATTAGGACACTTGAATATCAAGACCCTAAAGCTGTATTCAACTATCTAGATACAGTTCTTTTAAATGGAAAAGATCATATACGAATTGATTTTGCCGGATTAAATGATCCTGCAACTCAGAAAATTTTTGAGCAGTATTATGCAAATAACCAATTCGTCAATATTAAAAGATATGTAGACAAAGAGGGGCCAAAAATTAATACTACCGAAGAAATTCAATCGAAGTATTCTGATTTAGACTTTCTACTCGACCCTACGATGGATAGCTATACAAAATTTGTAAAGTTTATTAATCATAATATGGGCAGTCAATATATCACTGTGGAGCGACTTAAAGCCGTTCTTGCAGGAGGGTTGTAATAGTCCTAAACCCATTAAAATAGGCACGTTTAGGAAATATTTTGTAGTTAAATATATTTCTTAAAACATATCAATACTTATAAAAATGAAAGGGTGAGATTCTTGAACTTTGAACGAAGAGCCAAATACTCTGGTCAAGGATCTTCTGTTGTTAAATCTAATAAACAACTTGACATGAATCTTGATCTCAGAACCTTAGATATCATGTGTAAGTGTATTGTAAGCGATAATCAAACGATTAGACGTGGACAATTAGTAAACTTACGTAATCTGATATATTTGATAAAACCGGATAATTATATTAATGATTCGGAAAAATCAAAACGTATAGCTTTTATCAAAAAAGGCATAGAAGCTAGACTTCAATTTAATTTAACAGATCCATATATGATTATGTCTCATATAAACGGAGGCATAATTTCAGATGATGGAATCATAAATCTCGATGAATTTAAAGGACTTTCAAGTGCTGAAGTATCATGGATGAATAACATGGTTTCTGAAGCATTGAAGTACTCGCATGTATTTAATAATGTAGATATTCTTATGGACTTATGCTCAAGAATTCGTTCAGCTGATTATGGGTCCAAGGCCGAGATGGTTGCCGAATTTGAGAAAGCCATCAACAATATTCAGAATGATTTTAGAAGGTCAAAGAATGAAAATCAAACTGAAGAAATGTTTAGTTTGCGTGATGGATACTTTGAAGATATCATGTATGATACATATAATACTTTAAGCTCACCTAGACGTAAACTTGTAACTGGTATGCAAGGTATGAATGAACTTCTTGGTGGAGGATTTGAAAATGGACGTTGTTATGTTTATTTTGGTCTTCCTGGAGAAGGTAAATCAACAATCATACTTAATATGATTTATCAGTTAAAGAAATATAATAAAGACTATAAAACCAAAGATCCAACTAAAAGACCATGTGTTGTACTATTGACTATGGAAAATACTGTCACAGAGTCTGTAGAGAGATTGTTTGGAATGGCGACAAATAGAAATACAATGACAGATCTTTCTCCTAAGGGAGCTATTGATATGCTTAGAGAAGAAGGTGAATTGTACTTGACTGATGAGTCGCCTATAGACTTGATTATAAAATTCAAGCCATCAAACTCTGTCGATACAAGCTATTTGTATTCATTGACAGAAGATCTTGAGGATCAGGGTATGGAAGTTATTGCAATGTTTCAGGATTATATTGGACGTATTCGTTCAACTGAAAGATTACAAGATACTCGTCTTGAATATGGAGCAATTGTAGATGAGTTTAAAACATTTGCAGAAATTAAAGATATTCCTGTAATTACAGTTGCTCAGCTTAATAGAGATGCATCGAAGCATATAGATGAAGGTAGAAAGGCTAGTAAGTCCGATCTTGTTAGATTGATTGGTCGTTCTAATATTAGTGAATCGATGCTTATCCTGAATAATATCGATGCCGGATTCCTGATTGCACCAGAAATTACTCAGAATGGGGAAAAGTTCCTTGGTGTACAAAGAATTAAGATAAGATATAATGCAGGAAATAGAGAGTTTGTATACTTACCATTTGCTTCAAATGCTTTAAAGCTTATGGAAGATTTTGGAGGAATTGCAAACTTTAAAACTACAATGAGGCCTGAACAACCGTTTGGAAATATCGGAGGACTACCTCCTCAGTCTCAGTACCAGACTAATACGATTATGGATATGGGTCAAATAATGAAATCTATTTCTAATGAATCAAATATTTTCTCTGCTAAAGTTATGAGTAGAGGAATTGAAGAATTAGAAGCAGATAAGAGTTATTCTGTGAACTTAATTGAGCCAATGATTTTCTATAATCGTAGTAGTTTATAAATAGATAGGGATAGAGCTAGCAATAGCTCTATCCCGTTTATTTTAGGTATCTTGATGAATCAAAATACCTGCAGACCTTTAAAAGGTTCTGTCCGTTTAATTATCCCATGTATCATTATATGATTCCATTGCTTCTCTTTCAGCATCATAAATATATCCCATGACAAGAGACATATATTCTTTAGAGAGCATCTTGATAACGGGTTTTGTAAATTCTTTCACATCGGCCATATCATTTAGAAGAAGAATTACATAATAAAGTTCTGGATTTCCATATACATCATAGCAAAGAAGTTTTGGCTTATAGAAATAGGCTTTTTGATCTTCTTCACTTAATTTTACAGAAACAGAAACATTGGATAGCTCTTGGATATAGTCAGATACAGCATTCTTTATAGATACCCATGTTCCATTTTCCATCATATTTCTAAAAGACATATCAAAATAGGTTACATTTGTATTTCTACCTGCATCGATAAAGTCTTCAATTGTTGTCGTATTTTGAGGTAGCATTGTATCAATCCTCCTTTAATTATTAATCTAATAATAACCATCTATTAAATGATTGTTCGAGGAATTAATTTGATTCTTTGAATTATTGTGGTTCTTGAGCCAGATAGAGCTCAAGAACTAAATTTTATTTTCGAAAGGAAATTATTACTATGAATGCAAAAGATAAGGAGATCAATCTCGCTATTATGAGAGAGATTGGCTTGGATATTGGACCCGATAATAGGGTTTATGATCAAGATAGCGGTATGGCTATCCGCATTGATGGTGCTGATATTATGGCTCCTGGTGCAGCATATGGTCGTTCTACTGCAGAATTTGATCCTTTTAATAATAGAAAAATGATGAACCAGCTCTTTGGATTCTTCCTAGAGAAGCATGCAGATGAGACTGGAGTTGATTGCAATAGCTTCTACTTAATTAATAAGAAAGCAGGGGCTGGACAAGTTGAATGTAAGTTTAGCGATTCAACAGTTTTAACTTCTGGGGTTTATGGCAGAGATAGTCTTAAGTATGCAGATATTATTATGCAGCTTAATGACAGCGAAGGAACTGTAGATCTCAGCGAGTATGATTATCCTCCTGAAAATACTGGCGTAAAAAGTAAAGGAGTGACTAAAAATGGCAGAAAAAAGAAAGTTTCCATTAACAGATAAACAGCAATTTATTGTAGATCAAGCTGTAAAGTGGTATCATAATTCATCTGAACAAGTATTTCAATTTGCTGGTAATCCTGGTACAGGAAAATCGGTCGTTATGGATGCTATTATAGATGCTATAGGTATTGATCGCGAGCGAGTTGCTCCCATGGCTTATGTGGGAGCAGCAGCGATTAATATGAGATTAAAAGGTCTTGAAAATGCTAAGACTATTCATTCTTGGATTTATGATATAGTAGAAAGACCAGTTTTTGATGGTACAGGTAAACCTGTTATAAATCCGTATTTCAATAGACCTGAAGTGACATTCAAAAAGATTCCAAAAGAGCTTCCTGAGATAGATTTAATAGCTATTGATGAAGCAGGAACCGTTCCATATAGAATGCGAAAAGATATTCTATCTAGAGGTAAGAAAGTTTTGGTAGCTGGAGATCTGGATCAGCTTCCTCCTGTTGGAGATAATCCGGCATTTTTAGCTGATGGTCAAGTTTATGTGCTTGATGAAATTATGCGGCAGTACAAAGGTTCTGCCATAATCTATTTATGCCAAAGAGCAAAACTTGGGCTTCCCATACACACGGGAGTGTATGGGAATGAGGTCCTTGTTTTAGAAGAAAAAGATTTTGAACAAATTGCTCATAGAATACTTCCAGTTGCTGGAGTTGTACTGTGTGCAAAAAATGAAACACGAACTAAGTATACCGATTTTATTAGGTATCAAGTTCTTGGTAAAAAGAGTAAGATGCCAGACCAAGGTGAGAAACTAATTTGCAAGATTAATGACTGGAGATTGTCTGCAGGCGGAATTAATCTCACAAATGGTTTAACTGGCCGCGTATTAAATAAACCCGATGTATCATCTTTTGATGGTAAGTGCTTTAAAATTGACTTTATGCCAGATTTGGGGCCAGAGCCATTTATAGATGTACCAGTAGATTATCAATTCTTTACTACTGACCCTGTAAAAAGAGCTGATATGAAGAATTTTAATTATTGCTATGGAGAAGCTTTTGAATTTGGTTATGTTGAAACTGTGCATGTTGCACAGGGTTCTCAATGGAAAACTGGAGTTTATTTTGAAGAATTTATTCCTAGCAATACCCGTCAATTAAATTATACGGCTTTAAGCAGATTCTCCAATAAATGTATTTATGTGAAGAAGAATCGAAAGTATTATTAAGGAGGTATAATTATGACAAAATATTCTGTAGCATATATTGATTCTGATAATGCTATTTTAATTCCATTATATGAGGACATAGAAAGTTCTGAAGAAGCTATCAAATTAGCTCAACTTGCTATGACAGATAATTACTATAATAGATATATTGTGGCTATATTCCCTTCAAATGATGGTTTGAAGAGGGGTACTGCCAAATATGAAGAGGCTAAAGAATTAGGCGAAAAATATAAAAGCGATGGCAAATATTCTTACTTGCTCAAACCAATGGATAACAGAGTAAAAATAAAGGTGGTGCATTAGAATGCCTAATGAAAATAAATTGATAGAGCCAATGATTTTTGATGAGGATAGAAATAAACAATCAGAAATTATTGTGCCTAATAGAGATGGATTAATTAATCCAATGGAATTCGATGTTCGTACAAAGAGCGTCGAAGAAAAAATATATATTATTCTATACAAAGTAGATCATATTGATGAGATGGATCAGATGTATAGAAATATTTACGATATTTGTCTTGGTCGTACTGATGCTTATAATACTATTAAAGAAAAACTTGTATCAGGAGTTCCGATAGATATTCATCGCACTAAAATTATTACTGAGACAAAACAGACAGAGACAGATTCTGGAGACAGGAAGTATTATTTACTTCCATACAATGAGTGCATTAGTTTATATGCATTTCTTTTAAGCATTCAGGATTTCTATAGTGAAGATAATTTCGATATTGAGGATTATAATACTACAGGAGTTCCAGAAGATGCTAAAGATGACATAGAGGATAAGCCTAACTATCTTACTCCTGAGCAAGTAGAATATAGGAAGATGCTCGAAGCCTCAATGCATCGTGATAAATTTCTTAATACAATGAAGAATGAAGGGACCAATATTTGATTTCAAGCATATATCATATAATTGAAATCAAAATGAATGGTTTTAAAACAAAAATAAAATACAATTAGAAAGGAAAATAAATGTTATGGCTCACAACAATAACAACAAGAAAAGAAAAGCCCCGAATAATCCGGACCCTATGAGTAATACTCGTACAATGGGTCGTGAGGGCATGAAGATTATTCACAACATTGCATTTGGAACGTATAATATTTTTAATGACGGTCACGTCTTTAGGAATTTAACATTCGTAAATGCAACCATTGAAGAAGTTGATAAGCGTTTGAAAGATGCCGCTATCCACCTTCAAGCTATGCAATACGCTTATGGCCAGTCAACTGATCCTACGGTTAAAAATCTTTTGTTAAGGGATCAGAAGACTTTCGAAGCATATACACTTATACGTGATGTACTTAGCAGAATTGCTATCTCTGGCGGAGATACTGGATTTCTGTATGTTTTGGCGTCCAACTTGCCAAAGTATAAGTACAACATTTAAATAAGATGTATGAGAAATTAGCACAGGGCTCTCATAGTCCTGTGCTAATTCTTACTCAGCTCGTATTTTTATAATAGGAGGATTAATATACATGACACTTGACCAGGTTAAATTGATTCGCGATGCCTTGATGCAGCCTGCTACAAGACCTGATGGCAGAAAATCGTGTATCGGCGAATATTTAAAAATTGTTATCGATGATCAGACAGATTTGGTAACAAGTAAAGACTGCATTTTCTGGGATGATGATAATAAGATCATTACTGCTGTTTGCATTAATGATGATATGAAGTCCCAGGCTGATTTCCCCATTAAAGTTATTACTGCAGAATATGACAAAATTAATATGATTGAATCTATTCTTAGTGCTGTTAACTTTAAGACATTTATGGATAATGGATTTATCAAAACTAGCGAAGAAAAGAAGAAATTTGCTATTGAAAACTTCCTCGGAAGTATTACAAATCAGGCTCAGCAGCCTATGGATGCAGAACCTCATTGGAATACAAATCCTAAGACAATTCCTATGCATACTAGCAGAATTAAGAGAGAAGCTGTTGTTATTTCTGGTGCACAAACGGTTAGAGAGGATGGAACAATTGCTAATTATAATTCTGTAGCCGAAGCTCTTAATGATCTTCATAATGGAGACGTTCTTACTATTGGAGAGGACGTAGTTCTCGATGCTCCAATTAATGTAGAACCTGATGTTTCTGCAACTATTAATTTGAATAAGCATGATATTGAAAGTTCTAGTAGTGAACCTTTGTTTACTGTCAATGCAGGATCCAAGCTTGAAATTGTCGGTTCTGGTAAAATTAAATCTTCTGGAAAGACTATTTCGGCAATTGGTGATGATGAGAAGCCGGCAGAGGTTATTATTGGTACAGGGGTTGCTATAGTATCAACTGATAATGTGGCACTATTTGTACGTAATAATGTTGACGTTACTGTAAATGGTATCGTACAGACTGAAACTGGTGCATTCGCAGCAATTCAAGGCAATGGTCTTGATCAGAGCAATAAGCTTAATCTTACAATCGACGGTGGCATAGTAATTAATGAACTTGACTGTGCTATTTACTGGCCCAACTCCGGAAAGCTTACAATTAAAGGCAATTCCCAGATTATAGGTAATACTGCTATTTATATTAAGGCAGGTGAGCTTATAGTAGAGGATGATGCTTTTATTAGCGGTATTGGACCTGCTTCAGAGTATAAGCATAGCGCTAATGGTTGCTATTGCACCGGTGATGCTATCGTTGCCGATTACTGTGTATATCCTGGAGGCGTTCCCAGTATTCATCTTCATGGAGGTACGATTACATCTGATAATGCTCTTGCATTTGCAGCATATGATAAAGATGGCAATCTTTGGCCCGAATCCGCAGCAGATAAGATTATTATCTCTGGCGGTAGCTATAATACTGAGGTACACGAGGACTATATTCTCCAAGGTTATGGAGTTATCGTTCATGAAACGACTGGCCTCAATAAAGTTATTGCACTTTAAAAACAAACTAACAAACAAGTACAGGTTGATTGACCTGTACTTGTTTCCGTTGCCAAAATATATTGTAAATTTTCACATAGCAAACTAAAAAATAACAATATACTATATTGGTGACCTCGAGATACAGATATCAATTTTTGAGATTAGAATTTAATATCTAAGCAACTAAATTGTAATTGATTTGTTGATATGTGTAGATCACAAAAATCAAAAAACAAAATAAATTTATTTTAGGAGGATTCCAACATGTTCAGCAACTACAACAACCCCCAGCAGTTCGGCTACGCCTATAGCGTTCCGCGTCCCATGGCTAAGAATACTCAGCCGCTGACTCCTGAGCAGATTGCAAAGCTCAGAAATGACAGCGCTGCGTTCGACATGAAGGTTTCGCAGGAAGATCTTTGGGCAGCTGTCTGCACACACAAGGAAAAGAACGGACAGAGCACGCTTATCGCAGTTGACGATCAGGGCACTATGGAGTGCACGATTTGTCATGAGCGTTTCAAGATGTGTGATGCAACTCGTGAGGAAGTTGATAAGGCAGTTCAGACTCTTATCGACATGCTTCAGACCAGTAAGACCATTTACCTCGATGCTCCTGAAGAGCTGGTTCGTCAGTACTATCAGATGATTCCGCTCCTCAAGAAGTTCGCAGGTCTTTGGGATCATGCAATCAAGAACTTCGCTAAGTATGAGGGCTACGTACCTACCGGCGTAAATCCGATGGCTCCTGGCTACTCGGGCTTCCAGGCAATGCAGACCCTTCTTAGCAATCCTTACGGCGGCATGTATGGCGCTCCTGCTTATCAGCAGCCTGCAGCTCCTGCATACGCTTATCCCGCTGCTCCTGCAGCACCCTATGGTTATCCTGCCGCACCTGTAGCTCCTGGCTACGATGCTTACAATAATCCGATGGCTTACGGCGCTCCCGGAGCCGTTCCTTCCGCACCTGCAGCGGCACCTGCACCTGGTATGATTCCTGGCGCTCCCGCTGTAGCACCCGCAGCTGCTCCTGCTACTCAGCAGGGCGAGGTTCAGCAGCAGCAGGTTTTCAACGTATAAGTTGAACTTAGACTCGAAAGAGAGGTAGCATGAATGTGCTACCTCTCTTTTAATTTAATTCAAATTATATTTTTCTTTTCATTTATATATTATAATCATGAAGTAATGAGAAAAATACATATATGAGAGGAAGGATACTTCGATGCAATTTTAGCTCATTTTTCAAAAGAAGATAGATCTAAACTGCTCAATTAACAATGAATTAAAAGGAAGGTGATAAGTTTATGAGTACAAAGAAAACCATTCCGGAAACTTTAAATGACTTTGAAGAAAGCATAAAGAATTATGGAAACAAAATTGAGCATATTGAAAGTTTTACAGAAGCTGTTCGCCGGTTTCCTGGCATGTATATAGGTGCTAAAGGAAATGTAGGTTGGAAGGCATGTATTCGTGAGATATTTCAAAATGCTGTGGATGAGGCTATTCGTAAAGAATCTCCTTGTCATTTTGTAAGATTAGTCTTTGACGAAAGAGATCAATCTGCAACTATTGAAGATACTGGTCGTGGTATTCCTCATGATCAGATAATTACAATTTATGCTAGTCAGCATACCAGTTCAAACTACTCTAAAAAACCTTATGAATATACATCAGGTGTTCATGGAGTAGGTTCTGGTGTTGCTATGGCATTATCAAGTTCTTTTGATATTAAATCTTACGTGCTTGGAAATGCAAGGCACGTTCATTTTTCTGCTGGAATCCCTTGGGCGGAGGGTGAAAAAGTGATCCCTTGTCCTGAAGGACGTCAAGGAACTTCTATCCATATGATCCCTGATATTTCAGTCTTGGATGAAATAAATCTTGCTTGTGAAGATATTTTAGATCTTGTTCTTAAAGTTTATCCTTTGATGAATATTGGGGATGAGATTGAATTTATCGGTTTTGACAAGAATGGAAATAAGAAATATTTTGAGCAATTAGTGAATAAAGATGGAATTATTTCATCTTTAATGATTAGAACTCAGACTCCTCTTGTAAGCCCTATCTATTTTAAAGATGATACTGGCTACATGAAAGCTGAGATTGCATTCACTTATGACTCTAGCGATTTAACGTCTGCTGAAGACATTGTCAGCTATGCTAACTTTACTCCCACTACGGGTGGAACGCATGTTGATGGATTCGTAGAAGGTATTTGCAATTACCTACGAAACTACATGAATAAAATCTATCTAGGTGAGAAATCAAAGATTAGCATAATAAATAATGACATTAAAACTGGCTTAAAGGCCATTGTTAATGCTGCTCATTTGAATCCGGTGTTTGCCGGACAGTTTAAAGGCATACTTTCAAATGAAGATATGCAAAAATATATTAAGGATTTAACTGCTAAATCCTTAGATGAGTGGGCAAAGACGAGTCCTGGTGATTTACAGAAAGTCTGTAAGTGCATCAAGGAGATTGCAGAGATCAGAGCGAAAAGCGATGATAGTAAGATCAAGCTATCTAATAATTATGAAGCTAGTGCATTAACAGGCAAACCTAAAAAATATGTAGCACCTTCTGGAAACAAAAACCTTGAATTGGTTATTGTTGAGGGTGACTCGGCTTTAGGTTCTGCTAAAAACAGTAGAGATGCAACATGCCAAGGAATCTTCCCTATTCGTGGTAAAGTGCCTAATGCATTTAAGACAAGTAGAGCTGCATTCCTAAGTAATCAAGAGATTGCATCGATTATTACAATTATCGGTGGTGGCTATGGAAAGAATTTTGATATATCTAAAGTTAAACTAGATAAGATTATATTCTTGGCCGATGCAGACCCCGATGGAGCACACATTGCAACCCTACTTTTAAGATTCTTCTTAATGTATATGCCAGAGTTGATCTCGGCTGGTAAAGTTTATAGAGCAGTACCACCTCTCTTTGGTATTTCTACGAAGAATTCTACAAAGTATTTCACAACAAAACTCGATTTCACTAAGTATGTACAAAATCTATTTGCCAATACCTATACACTTACAGATAGCTGTGGACGCAAACTTACAAATGCGGAAACTACGGCATTATTCTTTAAGAATATGGATTATAAAGACATGATGGATTTTGTAGCCACAACATTTGCAGTAGATCCTGATATGCTGGAAACAGTTTTGTATTATCTTGCAAATTATGTGGAAATCGGTAATCCTGAAGCTGTAGCAGATATGGCGGCAAAAGCTAAAGTTATGGCTACAGCATCTAAAAAGAAAACAGCAGCAAGCACAGCAAAGAAACCTACTGCTAAAAAGGCAACATCTGCCAAAACTACTAAAGAAGTAGAGAAATATTCTTCTGATGATGAAGATGGATTCAATTTTGATGAAGTTCCAGTTACAGAAGGTTCTTTGTCTACGCGTATAGCTTATTATATTAAGCCGACATTCAGTATCAAGTCTTTGAATACTGAGCTTAAAAAGAAGTATAGATTTGTAAATATTATTGAAACCAATGGTGTTATTCGTATTGAAGGCCTAGTTAATCAAAAATATCAATATGTATTTATTAACGATAAATTCATTACAGCTTGCTTGCCATTGATTGAAATGATTAAAAACAATGCAGATCTATATTATCAAGTCAATGGAGAAAAAGTTTCGATTTATTCTCTTATGTGCAGATTTGATGAGATGATTCCTTCTGGTTTGACTAGATATAAGGGTCTTGGTGAACAGAATCCGGAACAGCTTGGAGTTTCAGCACTTCGTCCTGATGGAGATAGAACTCTTATTCGTTATACGATTGAGAGTGCTAAAGAAGAAATTGAGACATTCCGCCATATCGATAACGGCATGGCTTCATTGCTCAGAGAAGTTAGAATTACCAAAGCCGATATCGAATAAATAGAAAGAAGAGAGGATTAATCCTCTCTTCTTTTTTTTGTAATTAGTCATAAAAATAATCATATAATATATTTATGAATCAAGCAAATACTAAAATAAATAAAAAGGAGATTCATCATGTACGAGTACTACAATGATCAAACAACACTCGCAACAATCGAAACTATTAAAGGAAAGGTTGATACTATCAATAAGTTTAAGGATATCCGAAAAACTGAGAGCATATCCGCCCAAAAGGATATTATTCATGCAGTATCTTCTATTGCATGCGATATAATCAATCTTCTTGAAACGCTTCCTCCAAGATCTTTTGCAAGCAAATCGATCGAAGGATTTTGCGACGATTGGCACAATTATAGATTTGTGCTTCAAACGGCTTATGATAATAGGTCGAATATGCTTATAGGAAAAGCTGGAGAGCTCGAGGCTTATAAGTGCATCGAAGGTATTAAGACGTACCTTAATCATATTTTGGTCGTTATCGAAAAGCAACAAAATTTTGATAGGCTGGATTATGAATTCGATAATAGCGAAAAGTAATCTATATAAGAAATAAAGGCATTATAAAATGCCTTTATTTTTTTTTTCGTAAAGCTATAATAATTTGGCCATATAATATATTTATGAAGAAGAAAAATCCACATAATTTCTTCAACAAAAATAAAGCATAAGGAGAATGCAAAATGAAAGAAAAATTTGAAAGCTTATTCATCTATACCGACGCGTTGTATGAAGTCTTCGATTATCGCGACGGTTCCACCCTCAATGAAGACGAAAGACTTGGCCTGGTCCAAGCATTTGGAGACATCACTGAAAGATTTAAAGAAATCGAAAAGATGTCTGAGTCTGCTATAGCAGAAGCTTCGCATGCAAGATCTATTACTGTTATACGCAGAGCTCTTAATGATGCTTTGGCAGAATTCATGAAGCAGCATAATGATCTTGCAAATAACAATGCTAAACTTAAGAGTAGCAAAGTTAAAGCATCCCTTCTTATTGCAAGTGCTGTTATTGCAGCTCTTGCAGAAGAAATCTATCATATCAACCTTGGTTAATAAAAATATTTTTACATACAAAGGAGAACTACCACAATGAAAATCCAGGCAAAGCTTAGCAGAATCGAAATGGCAAGAGCCATCAAAACCGTCAACGAGGCATGTGAGGACTTCGAGACAGAAAATAACATTCCTACGAATGATAAGTATATCGATATGAAATCCATCAAGATGCATATCGATACAAATGACTGCACTATCAATATCGATATCGATTCGAGATTTGTTCTTTGGGTGCTTAAATTTTATGGGAAGATTATGAAGCTTGTAAAAAGCTTTGTAGATCTTTTTGTAGATTCTACAGATCAGATCTGTGAATTTATTGAAGAGCCTGAAGTTAAAGCTGTCGAATCAAAAGATAACGGAGATACAGAATAATAAAAAGAAAGGAGATTTTATTATGCTGGATAAATCAATCGAAGCTTTGAAATCAAGAACAAAAGATTTCATCGAAAAACTTGATACTTTCTGTATCGATGATATGGGCAAACTTGAAACAAGAGAATATATCGTTAGATATGCCGTCGAACTTGGAAATGAACAAGAGGTTATTCTTAACAGTATTGAAAAGACTGATGAGAATAAGAATCTTATCAATGATCTCAATAATTATCGTAAATGCATAAATAATATTGTGCATTTCGTATACGTAAAGCATGATAGGCATGACTGCCTTGACAGTATCAAGACCATTGCAAGAAATGCTCTTTATGTTTTTCTCGAAGAGGAAGCCGATACAGAGTAATAAATAAAGGGGAGATTAAATTCTCCCCTTTATTTTTTTTCTATGATACTAAATTGCAATTTGTAATTTGCCTATGATAATAATTTAAAATACAACAAACTTCTAATTAATCAGAAATGATACCATGGAACATAATAATGGTTTCATCATGACCGAAAACTAAAAATATTTTATATAAGGAGAATACCACAATGGCTAAGTACAACAACAAAAATGCAAACGCAAACAAGCAGCAGGACAATCGTCCGAAGCCTATCTTTAAGACTCTTCCTCTTGTAGTAACTGGAAGAGATGCCAAGGGCAATGAGTATGACGTAGAGTCTTGCAAGGAAATCATGGCTACTCTCGCAAATGCCGATGTTTTTGCAAAGCTCAATGTAGGAGCTATGGCAGCAAGATCCCTTGTATCTAATGATGCAGATGCTAAGGGTACTATGACTGTAGCTGCAATTGAGAAGTATGACGCAGAAACTGAAAATGTCGAGCTTGTCTTCGCTGGCAAGAATCTCGAGGTTGCTGGACTGATCGATGATACGATGGTTATCGTTCCTCGTGTTCGTAGCAATCATAAGACTGGCATCGTTTCGAAGATCTTTGGTTTCGAAATCGTTCCGGCAATGGAAGCCTAAACGATTATACATATGAATATATGAAGAGTCGTAAAGGCTCTTCATATATTCTTTTTGGTGATATATTATATCTTCGAAATAAAGACAAAGGAGAATGATATTATGTCTGAAAAAATACTTGAAATGTCGTCAAGCAATCAATTTAAAACTGATTATACACGATATGGAATTTATATTCTCTATAGACGAGTTCTCTCCGATTATAGAGATGGCTTAAAGCCTGTACAACGCAGAATTTTATGGGCTATGTATAAAAATACAAAAGCCGTTACAACAAGAGTTAAATCTGCAGCAGTTGTTGGTGATGTAATGAAATTATATCATCCTCATGGTGATGCTGCAATTTATGGAACCATGAAGCCGATGGCCAACTGGTTCGAGACCTATGTACCATTAATTGATCCTAATGGAAACTTTGGTACATTCCAAGGAGATCCTATGGCAGCTGCAAGATATACAGAATGTAGATTAAGTAAGTTTGCTATAGATAATGTACTTGGGGATATTATGGACAGCCCTGAAGCTGTTGATTGGTCTCCCACATATAGTGGTGCAGCTAAAGAGCCTGATTACCTTCCGACTAAGGTTCCACTTCTTCTTATTAATGGAAGTTTTGGAATTGGACTAGGTATGAGGGCTGAAATTCCTACTCACAATCTTGCTGAAGTTATTGATGCAACTCTTATGTTGATGGATAATCCGAATGCGGAGGTTGTATTAATTCCTGATCATTGCATGAATTGCGAAATTGTAGAAACAGATTTCGCAAAAATATGTAGAGCTGGATTTGGTCATTATAAGATTCGTGGAAAAGTTGTCGAAGAAACTTATAAAAACAAAAAGGCCCTAGTCATTAAATCTGTTCCTAATCTTACCTATCTCAATAGTATTACAGATAAAATCGAAGATCTTATTAAGAAAAAGAAAATTATCCAAATTGATAATTGTTTCGATGAATCGACAATAAATGAAATGAGATATGTAGTCGTTCTTAAGCCAGGCTCGGATCCTAACTATGTAAAGGAAGTTCTTTATAAAAATACCGGTCTTGAGCAGACTTTAAGAATTAATTTTGAGACTTTGAATGGGTTAAATCCTTTGAGAATGTCTTATAAATCTTATTTGCTGAGCTTTATTGATTTTAGAAAGATGACAAAATTTAGAGTCTATTCAAATAGACTCCAAGCTATTCAAACTAAGATCCATGAAAGAGAAGCATATATTAAAGCTCTTGAATCTGGAGAGATCGATAATATTATTGCAATTATTAAGGGTCAGAAAACTGTTGATGATGCATATCTTATCGAGTATCTGGTTAAGAAGCTTAAAATTACAGATCTTCAGGCAAGATATATTATTGATGCCGATTTGAAGAGGCTTTCTATTGGTTATTTGAATAAATATAAGATGGAAGCCAAAGAACTTGAATCGGCAAAGAATGAGTTAATGACTCATATTATGGACGATAAAGTTATTGAAAATGACATTCGTCAAGAGCTTTTAGATATTAAGGCAAAGTATGGAAAACCTAGAAATTGCACTGTTATCAGTGGCGATGAAATGAATGAAATTCCTAAAGGTGAAATGCTTATTGCAGTTACTGAAAAGAATTTCATTCGTAAAGTTCCAGCTAATAGTAATATCGGTTCTTTCAGAAATGACAGTCTTAAATCTCTTATTAAGCTTGATAATACTGATAGTATTCTAATCTTCGATAAGATTGGAAAGGTTTTCAAGCTACCTGTTCATAAAGTTCCATTTACAGATAAAGCAACAAATGGTACTGACATCAGATTCCTTATAAGAACATTGACTTCTGATATTAGTACTATTATTCCGGAAAGTATATTCAAAAATCTCGTGGATAAAGGTCATTATAATAATAAGCATTATATTGTAACCCTTACAAATAGTGGTCTTATTAAACGTATGGATCTTGATGATTTTATCAGTGTACCTCCTTCTGGAATTCTTTATGCAAAACTCGACCAAGGTGATTTTATTAAAGATATTGTAATTGCGCATAGTAATTTCTCTCTTGTAGTATATAGTGATCGTAAAGCTACTGTAATGAAAGTAAATGATGCTCCTTATCTTAAGAGAAACACTAAGGGATCTAAAGCAATTGCTGGAGTTGATCATGTTGATGGTGTATGTGTTATTCATAGTAATTGCACCGATATTGCAGTAATTACCGAATCTGGTAAGATTAATCGTATTAATATTCTTCAAGGCCTTCCCAATACAGGTAAAGGCAAGAGCGGATTGAACTTGATTAAGCTTGCTGCAGGTGATACTATTGCCGGTGTTGTTAGTGGAAATGATAACGACACTATCCATATTAAAATGGCTGAGGGTGATGCTTTAGTCAAATTCGCTGATTTAGCAGTTGGAAGTTCTATTAGTCCCGGAACTAAGGTTCTTACAACTCGTGGAAACAAAATTTTACACTGTTATATCGAACGATAAATTAATACTGATTATAGACTGGGTGATTTTAAGCCTCGCCCAGTCTATAATTTCCTACATACAATTTATTTTTTAAAGGAGGTGAAATGAAATGGCAGGTGAAAAGAAGGTTTTTGAAACAAAACAGGAATCTCTAGAGGACTATAAGAAATACATCAAAGAGCATGTTGATGCTGTCATCAAAGCATTTGATTTGTTTGGGGTTAAATTAACCGAGTATGTTTGCACCCATCGTGATGATGGCAGACATGAGGATTCTACAGTAGTATATAATACTTTATCTAATATTATTTCTACGCATGATCATACAAAATATGGTATTGAAGAATTTGAAGCATATAGGGCTAAATGGCATCCTTGTAAAGAAGATTTGGAAAATCCGTTCCAAGTTAGAGAGAATTTTGAAGCTGCATGGAAACATCATTATTCTCATAATTTCCATCATCCTGAATATTGGGTGGTAAACTCTAATGGTAAAACCATTATTATGAGAATGAGTAAAGTTGCATTTATTGAAATGCTCTGTGACTGGATTGCTATGTCTATGGTTAGAAATCAGAATGTTGCTGACTGGTGGAATTCTCCTGGCGGTAAGAAAGAAAAATCTGAGATAATGGACGACCAAGATGTAAAGCTTATTGATGAAATTCTTCATAGATATAAAAGAGATTTTGATTTTACAAATAAAGAGGCTTAATATACATATATAAATCCAACCAGTTGAACCGCTGGTTGGATTATTTATTTTTGCTATATTATAAAATTTCAGCAATATATTATAATAATGAAATAAGGCCACAAACTTATTTCGACTACCATAAAATCTAAGGAGAAAATTATAATGGATAACAGACAAAAATTCGAGAATTTCATGATAATGAGAAACGATGTTCTTGATAATGAAACCATGGATTTAATTCGATTATTTGCTAACGATGAAAATCTTGAACATGATATGGAACTGGTTGGTGAAGTTCAATCGGCTATAGAAGGAGCTCTTTATAGAAGGAATATTGGCAAGTGTCATCCATTCTTGTTCGATCCCCTTTGTGGAGGAGATTGCAATGAATGTGCGAACACAGATTGCCAAAATAATCCTGATTGTGAAGGCTTTACTGCAAAAGAAGAAGATGACGATGACGATTGGATTCCCTGTATCAATGTTTTAGAGGAGGATTACGATGAGCATTTTGGAACGAATTCCCATGGCTGTAATAAGAATAATTGTCCGTATCGTATCATGGAATCAAAGGAAGATAAAAAAGAAAAAGAAGTAGTTATCTGAGTACACAAAATGAAGGATGTTCAAATCAAAGTCCTATTTGTGTGCTTAGATAACAAAGATGGGGCTTCGGCCCCATCTTTTTTGTATTTTTGATTTCTTTTTGTGACAATTATAGATTTCAACATCTGAATAATGATATATGAGAGGAGATGCTAATATGGCTATTAAATATGAAGCAAATACCTCAGCTATAAAGAAAAAATTATGGCCAATGGTTGAAGAATGTATGGCAAAGCCAGCTGCTAAATCAGCATATAAGAAACTAGTAAATGACTTTATTTCAAATAGAACAGCAAGTCTTTATGATACATTGCCTTGTGATCGTATTCTTTGCTCAGAAGCTGAAATGGATAAACTATTTGATGCATTGAAGATTGATAAGAAAGTGGTAAAAAGTATTATAGAAGAGACTTATTATGGAGAGATAGATAATTTTAATCCTCTTGCCGCTAAGCATGAATTTACAATTCTCATGCTTTTGATTATAAAATATTTTTCTGAAAATAAAATGAAAAAGGAATGCGAACTTGCTTTAATTCATTTATCATTTTCTGGAAAGTTTTATCCTTCTTTGCATTATCGCTCTTACCCTACAGTTGTACCAGTAAGGCATGTAATGGAATATGTAGTAAATAATTGCTTAAGTAAAAAGTATGACTTGACTACTTATGGAAGTGTATTTGGAGCTATAAAATCTGTCGCAACAACATGGGTGGAAACTTATTCTAATAAATTCAAGAGCTTAACCGATGAGGATGTTGTATATCTTGTACAACAGCTCCATAGCCGTGTCGGAAGTTTTATTAAAAATATTGCTATAGAATATTATAAAGCTTATGAGGATAAAGACCTCTATATTGCTTATTCTTCGGATTCTTATGAATCAGATGATTTCCATCTTGCCGATAGCGATACTCTTAAAGTTGCTAAATGTACAGAAAAAACTATGAATTCTATAAATGCTATTGGTATAGATTATAGAATTTGCAAGATGTGTTCTAGTACGGACATAACTCCTAATGAATGTAAAGCTGTTATAGAAAGTATTGTAGGCAATAAGGAAAATATCTATACTATGAAAGAATTAATATCTTTAATGATATCCCTATACTTTGCTACAGGAGAAAGGGATGTGTCAAATATTAATTTTATTACATACACCATTTCTCCAAAGCCAAATGCAAAACAAACAGAAATACTTAGAGCTAAAGAAATTATTGAAAACTGGCTTTGTGAATCTGGAACTGCTTATATGAGGCGTCGTTCTAGAATAGCAACTAAAAATGCTTATGAAAGAGCAGTTAGAATGTATTTTGCTTTAGTTATTCATAATAGTAATAGATAAAAAGAAAATCCCATGGAGAGAAATCTCCATGGGAATAAATTTTGCAAAAAAAAAGAAAGTGGATTCCACCATCTATCCACCACCCTTATTCTAAGGTTAGTAAGATTTTATTTTATTACAATCTCTATCTTTTAATTAATTCATAAATAAAATAATAAAGATAATTAATTTATAGAAAGCACGAAATATCAGAAAGCACGAAATATCAGAAAGCACGAAATATCAGAAAGCACGAAATATCAGAAAGCACGAAATATCAGAAAGCACGAAATATCAGAAAGCACGAAATATCAGAAAGCACGAAAGGGATCTTTTAGATCCCTTTCTAGTTAATTTATATAAAAATAAAACATTATATAAGATACATTTATTCAACTTTAGACTTAGTAATAACACTTAAATAAGAGCTTGCTGAATGGTATCATATAATATATTGTCCACCACGATATATCGCAATGTGTACCCCAAAGCATAACAATTGATACACACTTTCCATAAATTTATTAAATTATAGCAAATTCGCTTATCTGAAGCCTGACGTTGTGTCTTATGAGAAGATTATTTATTTAGGGGCTAAATAGTGATATAGCATTTCTATACTAATAAATTTCGAGAGATACGGGTTTAATCTCTCTAATTCGGATACTGATTGGTTTTTCACTTCCCCAAATCAAGTCCTTTAAATTGTTATCTATTATACACAAAGCCACACCCCCACTGATGATATTGTTCCCATTTTCACAAAATCCCCAGTGAGCTCTTAAGATCTTTTAAATCCTTCGGCCGAAGGTAATGCAGATAGAGGTTTATTTCTTTTTCCTCTATCTGCATTTTCTTTTTATTTTACCAAATTTATGATTTTCTTATTGGACATAAAAATAAGAAATATTCGAAGGAGGTAACAATATGACACCCCAAAGAGAAAAAGCTGAAAACTTAATTTATCAAGTAATGGATAAACTTGATAAAGATGAATATAATTCTTCTCATTATAAAAAACTTTTTGCAGGAATGAGTGATGCACAGTTTATGAATTTCTGTAAAAGACATTTACCATTTAGATTTCATACTAAACCATTCGTTGTAGAACCGAAATTATATGATATTAAAGAAGCATTAAAAGTACTTAGAGTACCGCTTCTTGAAAAAGTGGCTTTGCCTTATCTTTATACTGATAAAGATGGAAACCCAGTATGGTCAAAAGAAGCAATGGTAGTTTATATTCATATTAAGAAAATGAAACAATTTATTACAAAGAAAAACTCAACACCTTCTGGAATTGATACTCGTGATATGAAATCTGGATTGCTTGTATCTTTTGATAAAGGTGGCAAAACTTCTGATAGAGAAATGGAAGCTCTTGCCGTTATGGGATTAGACAAGACTATGGCAGAAATGTCTACATGGAGAGCTGACTATATGGATGCAAAATCGGTTGCATACCAGACAATCAGCACAATGGGAAAAATTTCAGAAAAAGAAATTCCTATTGAAGAAACGGACTCTATTTCAAAGAATACTTTAAACGCATATATGGTATCTGCTTTACTCAATACAAATATTTTGAATAAAGATTATATGCTACCCAAAACATTGGCTGGTAAAAAGGCAAAGATTGAAAGAGAATATTGATAACAATAAAGTAAGGTTCTGTTTCATAGCCTAAAAACGCGTTTCATTTCAGACTCTATCCTCAAAGAGTCAAAACACCTTCCTTAATTATATAAAATACCGGATAGCGTAAAACGTTATCCGGTATACTTTTGATTACATATTATATTTATGAACTTAGAAGTAAATGATAAAAAGTTCGACATTTTTATCTCATTAAAATAAAGGAAAGGAGATTATTAATATGAGTAAAAATTATGGCGTAATCAATGAGCAGGGTTTCGTCGCAGGAAATAACCTCGGCTTTAATCCCCTCAGTGAATCCGACAAAAATGCACTTGACCAGAAGCAGAAGGCTACTGATGATAAAGATCAGAAGTCTAATAAAGAAAACAGCAAGTAATTCAACTCAAGTAACCCAGACCAGAAGCTACCACAGGCTTCTGGTCTAAAATTTTATTTAAGGAGAAGAAAAACAAATGAAAACCACAAGAGTACAGAACAAGAAAAAGGCAATTAAAATAACTACAAATTTAATTGCTATCACGCTTTTTGCACTTATCGTTACAGTAATAATTCTTTTAGCTTCTTTATTTATTGAGAATAAAGAAATTGAAAGAGATGATAATGATTCGTATATAAAAGCAGAAACAACAAGCTACAATAATTTTCAAACAGAGCAAGTAGCAAAACCGGAAGTCAAGGCTCAAACTTATTATGTAAAATCTGGAGATTCCTTTTGGTCCATATCTAATGATTTTTATGGAACTGGAATTTACTATACAGCTATTGCATACTATAATGAGCTTTCTACCACTTCTATTCTTCATATTGGAGATAAACTTTTAGTACCTAGTCTTGATGATGAAGCATTTATTAATCTTTATAATAATATTGTTTCTGGCAATCAGACAAAGGTTGAAGAGTTTAATAATTCTATGAAAGGGCAAACAATCAAAGCAGGAACTAATCATAATTATAAATATGGAAAAAGGATGGATCCTGCAGTAGATATAACGGTCCCTTCTGGTAATGATATGAGAAATTATACTAAATCCGTGAATACATCTTCCTTTACATATCTTGGTAGTTATAAGATTACAGGATATACTCCTTCTTGTGAGCATTGCTGTGAAGCTACTGAAGGCATTGGAGCAAGTGGTGTTCAAATGATTTGCGGATATAGTGTAGCCGCTCCTTATAACCTTCCATTCGGTACAACAATCTATATTGAAGGATATGGATTCTATGTTGTAGAAGATAGAGGTTATCTTGGAGATAGCACAATAGATATTGCTTGCCCTACGCATAATGATTGTTATGCTATTACAGGAAATAATATCAATGTCTATATCGTTCCTAATAATTAAATAAAAATCTCAATATGGAGGAAATAATAATGGAAAACAAAATTCATCTCTACATCATTCAGACCGGTGTTATCTCTGAAAAGATTTGTACAACTGGAGATCATGTATACCTTAGTAGTAGAATTCAGGATAATAATTTTGTCCGTTTCAATTATATGGGAGCGGCAGAATATGAATGGGGAGCATCTGGTAGAAGCTTCAAAAGAATCATGGATGAATTCGAAAAGTATTAACTGAATAAATCTAGATTCAAAAATGCAAATGATGTTCCTTTTTATATCTGGTGCAAGCCTGAAGATCTTGGTAAGATCGAAGATGCTATCCAGGATTATCTTGATTACAAAATCATTAATGGTAATCGTTCTTGGAGAGCACCCGATACAAGATTGAAAGAGCCTTGCCATTTAAAAGCTCATCTCTTATATGATGAATATAAGAGCGATGTATGGGCTAGACAGCATAATAATTTCTGGTGGGATTTTGTAAATGATTGGATGGGATTCTTTGGAGCTGAAGACAGGGTCAAAGGATTTAATCTTGTCATGAAAAATGAATACCGTAGATATACAACTATAGATACAGAACACGTATAAAATAAAATACAAAGGAGAGTACAGCTTATGTATTTTTACACAGTTCAACCTTGTGAGGTAAAAGCAATATCTGCACCTCAGTCTCTTTATAAAAATGATAGTCTTCTCTACATCGAATCAATGGATTCTGATGATTTTGAAGAAGCAATGATCGACAACAGCTTCAATAGAATTTTTAATCATTATCAAGAGTATGTATACCTTCCTCTTGATGAGTTTGCAAATGTTGATGGTGATATTCCTTATCTTCTTTGCAAACAAGATGACATTGAGGCAATTAAGAAACGTCTTAGAGACTATCTCAACCATCAATACCCCGATAGAACTACCAAAGCTCCTTGTAGATTTCATTCTCATTATTCTAAAGGTGAAGGCGAAATGTATTGGAGGCAAAGAAAAACCACATTCTGGTGGGATATTGATAAGGACTTCATGCTAATGTTTATGAATTCTGGTGATATGGCTAGATTTGTAGATATTATGATAAAAGAGCATGATAGATTTTTACAAAAATAATAAAAAACAAACTTTAAAATAATAAAGACTTGAGGATGGATTCGTCTGAGTCCATCCTCAAATTTGTTTAAAATAATTTATTTTTTATTTTAAATAGATATTATAATATAGATAAAACAAATCTTTATTATAGAATTAAAGGAGGTAATTATTATGCCTTATCCACTTGAAGATTTCTTTAAACAGGCTGAGCAGGTTCAGCCTACGAAACCTACACTGATTACAACGAATTTTGATCAGTTGAACAAAAATGTATTTAAAAATAGTATTCCATATATCTCTCAAATGGATGATCATAATCTATCAGTATTGATAAAGAATAATATCGATACTATTTCTGCTGATATTTTACAGGAAGATCAAGACTATGCTCCATTGTTTAGAGATCAAAAGTTTCTATCTTGCTTCATTAGAGCAATAAACTCTATTCCTATTGACTACTCAACCAAATTAGCTTGTAATAAAATCACATATGATTACTTTACTTCTGATAATCCTGAAAAGGAAATCAAGCAGCAATGCTTGAATATGAGTAGAATTGTAAACAGAGATGTGATAAATAAGCTTATTGCAATTGGTCTTGATGAAAATACAGCTTGCAATCTTGCATTAGCTAGATATTCATCTTCTAATGAAAAGACTAATGTAAAAAGATTGAACTTTACAATTTATCATAAAGATCCTGCTGTGATGAATGAGCAGATGATTGTTTGGATTTACGAAAAGTTCTTTAATAGAATCTCTGACCTTTTCCAAGCTACAATGTTTGAAGTTTATACACCTCAACAGCAGTTAGATTTTGGTGAGAATTTTATGGAAGTATATGGAACAGTGAGTTTAGCTATTCTTACTATTCTTAATAATATGACTTCTGAAAATATCAGAAAGGTTCTAATGGGTTATTCTATTGAATGGGAGTATATGCATTTCCCTCAAGTTAGATTCAGTCTACATGCATTGAGTGCTGATTATTCAAGAATCAGTCGTGTAGTATCTTACTTGACGGAAAACGGAACCAATATTCCGTAATTGTTGCATATCAAGGCTATCTAGAAGGTTTTCTAGATAGCCTTTCTTTTTTAGTATTTTATACGGACATTAACTTTTTAATAACTGAATAACTTGTAATAAGCTTACTGGAGGTACTTATTATGGCAATTATTAAAGTAAAAGATTCTAGAGATTGTCTCCATGAAGGTGAGAATAGAAGTGATATTACACTTATTCTTACTAGATATGCTAACGAGACCAATTTAAATGAAAAATACGATGAAGTTAATAAGCTATATCGTAGAACTTCTGCAAATCATCATGCACTCAATCATCTTACATATACCATGGATATGGCTAAAAAAGATGGTAACACTGAACTCATTGCTCAGACTGTAGTGGCTCTAATTTCTATTAGGCCTGAATTAGAGGAGCACTTTATCGATATTATTAATGCATTCATTATGCAGACTGATGATATTGAAAATATGAATTTTATTGATGAAGTTAGACGTATTGGAGCAGAACTAAATGAAGATTTTGGTGACTGTGAATCATGTGCTAATTTTGATGAAGAAAGTAAATAAACAATTTGGAGGATAAAAAGATGGCAGGTATTTTATCTCAGCAGTTTAGAGCAACCGTTTCTAAACATAAAGACTTTCGAATGAAAGATGAATCGGCCGCTGGAGTTGGATACTCTACTGGCTTTCTTAATTTTGATTTCATGAATGGAACTGTTGTTCACGTAAAATCAAAAGAAAGAAATTTTAATTATTATTCAGTAGGAATTCAAGATGGATGTCTTGTAATGCTTATTGGTAGATCTGGATGTGGTAAAACTACATGGGCAGTTCAGACCGCATCTAATATTGTAAGAAATTTTCCGACCGCTTGCGTGTTTCATGACGATATTGAAGGTGGTCTTACAGAATATAGAAAAGAACTTCTTAGTGGATTCCATGGAGAAGATCTTCAGCTAAAATACCTATCGAGAAATACTGGTATTACGGCTGAAAACTTTTATGAGCGTCTTCGTATGATTCATGATCTTAAGATGGAGAATCGTGAAGACTATGAATACGATACGGGTTACTTTGATTCTCATGGTGAAAGAATTTATAAGCTTGAACCCACTGTATACATTCTAGACTCTGTTGCACTCCTAATGCCTGCACAGTATACTGAAGAGGAAGAACTCTCTGGTTCTATGAGTGCTACAGCTGCCGCAAAAACAAATTCTATGAGCTTTAAAAGAATCATTCCTATGCTTAAGAGTGCTAATATTATTCTTCTTATGATTAATCATATTAATAAGAAAATTGATATTAATCCTATGCAGAGAACAAAAGCTCAGGTATCTTATCTAAAACAGGATGAATCGCTTCCTGGAGGCAATACAATTATTTATCTCACAAACGTGCTTCTTCGTTTTGATGATAATTCGAAGATGAAAGAAGATGAAGCATTTGGCATTTCTGGAAACTTGGTAGATGTTACCCTTGTCAAGTCCAGAAATAATAGAGCTGGTAAAACTTGTACCCTTGTTTTTGATCAGAATAAAGGATTTGATCCGGAACTTTCATTATTTGTGATGCTGAAAAATGCAAAGAAAATTAATGGAGCTGGTGCATACCTTTATATTGGAGACAAGTCTGAATATAAATTCTCCCAGAAGAACTTTAAAGAGAAATTAAGAGAAATCCCTGAACTTCGTAATGCATTTATTGAAGAAGTCATGGTAATGCTTAAGGAAGATCTTGATAAGAACGATTCTGGAGATGAAAACGATAATTTCGATTATTCGTTGAGCAGCGAAATCTTGTCGAAATTCAATCCGTCTCAAATGTAAATCTCTTCATAGAGATATATTATAGATCTGATGGAGCGAATAAGTTCCATCAGATCTTTTAGTACTTACAACAAAGGAGAATGAAATTATGGCAAATTTTAATCAAGTTGAAGATATAAAAAATTTAAATATCGAAAAATCTGATTATATGCTTGGTAAAGGATTGATGATGCCTTTTAATCCTACCAACTCTGGAAGCCGTAAAATAATGTATGGCTCTCAGGCAGAACAGAGATTAGGTATAACAAAACCGGACGTTCCTTATGTAGGAACTGGATATGAATCATTATTTGGACAGAACTCTTCGTCTTTCAATAAAGTAGAAGAAGATCTGGAAGTAATTGGTTGTGTAGCAAAATTTGAATGGTGTCCTATGCATCATTATTTTGTATTTGCAATTAATAGAGATAATGGAGGACTTAGAGTATTTGAAAGAAAAGAATATAAGCATATTACTGAGAATTATGGTTATCTTCTTAATAATGATATGCTTGATGCTCTTGTCCCTGGAAATATGATTCCGAAAGGAACCGTTATTCAGAAAAGCAATGCTTTTGATGAATATGATAATAGAATGGATGGTAAGAATCTTCTCACATTGTATTCTTCTTGTGAAGAAACAATGGAAGATGCTATTGTCATCTCTGAGTCAGCATCAAAGAAGCTTTCATCTCCATTAATTAAGAAAGTGAGTATTATTGTTAATGATAATGATATTCCTCTTAATCTTTATGGAGATATTGAAAATTATAAAGTCTTCCCGGATATTGGAGAAGAAAGTGTAAATAGTATTTTATGTGGTTTCCGCAGAGAGAAGAAAGAGGAAGCACTGTTCTCACAATCATATGCAAGACTTAGAGAGCTTTCGATCTCTGATGAAAAATACACAGTTGCTGGAAGAGTTGTAGATGTAGACGTATATTGCAACGCTCCTGAAAAGCTTGGAGAATACGAATACAATACGCAGTTTAAGAAATATTATGATAATAATTTAAGAATGGCTAATCAAATTATAGACATTCTTGATCCTTATATTGCAGAAGGTTGCGAAATGGAGTATGATCTTCAAGTTCTATACTATAACTGCAAAGGAATACTTTCTGGAAAGCATTATTTCTCTGAAAGAGAGTTTTCGAATATTGTTATTAATGTAACTTTAATTGAAGAAATTCCTGTATTAAGAGGTGATAAGCTTTCTAACCGTTATGGCGGTAAAGGTATTACAGCTAGAGTAAAGCCAGATGAATTAATGCCTAAAACATTAAGTGGAGAAACTGTTGATATTATTTTGAATATGTGTGGCGTTTATGGACGTGAAAATGCTGGACAGCTTTTTGAAATTACCGTCACATATATTTGCATGAAAATAATTGAATTCATCAATCTTCAGGTTTTGGACATTGATCAGTGTATTGAGCTTTATTTAAATCTTCTTCGTATTGTATCACCTTCTATGGCTGATTATACAGAAGAACAGTTCACTAAAATGACTGATGATGAATGCATAGCTTATATGGCAGGAATTTGTGCTACAGAAAAATGTATGTATCTTGCAATTGAGCCTATGAGTGAAGCAATGACACTTGATAAGGTCGAACAGCTTTATCAAGAATTTCCTTGGGCAAAAGCTGAACATATGCTGATGCCTATTACAGATTCTGCTGGAGAGATTAAATATATTCCCTCTAGAAGGCCCTTAATTTATGGATACCAATATATCTATAGATTGAAGCAGTATGCAGAGGAGAAGTTTTCTGTAACTTCATTGTCTGCTACAAATATTCGTAATGAAAATAGTAAGAGCAAGAGTAGCAACAACTATAGAGCTCTATATTCTAGAACACCGATTCGTTTTGGCGATATGGAAACTGGAAACCTTATACACCTTGGAGCTGAACTTGTTGTTCAAATGCTTATGCTATATTCAACATCTCCTCATGCAAGACGTCTTGCTCAAGAGATGCTTACTGGCGATGCATTCAATATCGATGTTAAACTGGATGAGGAATCTAAGAATAGAAATGTTGAAATACTAAATGTTTATCTTAAAACAATGGGATTAAAATTAGTATTCAGCAGAAAACCTAAACAGTACGAACAACCGATGTTGATTGAACCGATGTACTTCTATGATAATCCTCATAGACTTGTTGAAGGACTCATTCCGTTAAATAAAGATGAGAAATTTGATATGGAAGCTGAAGTTCTCAGACTTATTAAGGAAAAGAATCATGAACAATGGGCTATGGATATCTATCCTATGGAGTTTACAAGAGAGCCTGGAGCTTATGAGAAAGAACTTGCTGCCAAAGAAGCAGCCAAGAAATCTGAATAATAATGCTCAAAGCAATAAAGGCATAGTCATATTTGACTATGCCTTTATTTTTTATATTCTTTCTTAGTTATATAATATAATCTTGATAAAAAGAAAGGAGATAATTATTATGTATGAAATATTAAACAAAATACTGTCTAGACTATTGTCTGGAGATTTATCTGTATTAAATTCTGAAAATGTTATCATGGTAGCTGATCAGGCTATTGATTTGTTAAACAAACCCGTTTGGGATGAGCATGATAAAATGTGTGCTAGTATTATTATTAGCATGAGTCAAATTGTTTATAACAATACTGATTGTTCTGTATTGTTTCTAGATGATGGAATCTATGATTTACTTCTAGAAAAATACAAAGAATATGATAAAAATTTCATGGTAGGCGCCCCAATAGTGCAATTTAATCAGCAAGGGGAAGCCGTTGTTGAAAAAGAGTTTATAGAGCCGATGGTTTTTGTTGAAAATCCTGATATTTTTGAGCAAAACTCATTTTATTTTGATGATATTAATAAAAGACCTCCGCTGGATATAAACCTTATTAAAGACATTGATAGAAATTCTGGAAAAGTAATTTCTAAGAAAAATGTTAAGGTTCCTCATATGTACCCAAAGCTTGTAGGCTCTCTTGATAAGTGTAAATTTACACTTAATTGTGAAGCTATAGATAGAGGTGCATTTGAAGATGACAATGTTAAAGTCTTCGAAAGAGACTTTTTAGCAAAGCATTTGCAAATGGGTCTTATAGATATGACTACTCCATTTGAGCTTGTTGCAGAGCTTAAATACGATGGTGTATCTGTAGAGGCAGATGTCACAAATAAAATTCTAAGTGCAAGATCTCGTGGAGACGTAAATGAAGATATAGCAGCGGATATGACAGAAATATTTGGCGGATATCAATTTCCTTATGCTCCTGAGATTCCTGAAACGGAAGCATTTGGAATGAAATTTGAAGCAATAATTAGCTATATTAACCTCGATAAGCTTGGAAGATTAAAGGGTAAATACTATAAAAACAGCAGAAATGGTATTATTGGTCTTTTGGGATCTTCCGATGCTTATGACTATAGAGATTTAATTACACTTATTCCATTAGCAACTTCTATGGAAGATATCGATAGAGTTACAGAAATAGAATTCTTAAATAAGTATTATCATTCTGGAGAATATCTAAGATATTCAGTGCTTAAAGGAAACTATACAAGTATTCTTTATCAAGTAAGAAAATTCGTAGAAGAAGCTGAAACTATGAGAAATATGCTTCCGTTTATGTATGATGGAGTAGTTATTTCTTATAGAGATCCTAAAATAATCAAGGCACTTGGTAGAGAAAATTCTATAAATAAATATAGTATGGCTATCAAGTTCAATCCTCTTGTTCGAGAAGCTGTATTCACAGGATATACTTACAGCATAGGACAAGATGGAACAGTAACCCCAATGATCCATTACACCCCAGTAGAATTTTATGGAACAATTCATACAAAATCTAGTGGTCATTCTTATAAAAGATTTATAGATTTACAGCTTGCTATTGGGGATATAATTCAGGTAGAATACACGAATGACGTTATGCCATACGTGACAAAACCTGAAATTATGGCCAATTATAGAAATGCGAATGAGCCAGAGTTATTTCCCGAGTTCTGTCCTTATTGTGGAACAGCACTTATTGTTAATGAGTCTGGTAAATCTGCAATTTGTCCTAATAAGCAATGCCCGGAAAGAGTTATTGCTAAAATGGCAAATATGATGTCTAAGCTCAATCTCAAAGATTTTGGAGAGGAGACATTTAGATTTCTTGGGACTAAGAGCTTGAGTCAACTTCTTAATTACACTTATGAAGATATTAAAGAACTTGGTCCAGCTACTGCTGAAAAACTTCTTGAAAGAATAAATGAAGTTAAAACGACTCCATTATATGATTATAAAATTATGGGATCTATCGGATTTACAGGAATAGCTGTAGAAACGTGGAAGAAGATTCTTAATGTAATTCCTTTAGTAGAAGTGGCAACAGATTCAGATGAAGATCTTTATCTAAAGCTTAAATCTATTAAAGGAATTGGAGAAGTAACAGCAAAAATTATTGTTCATGAGAGGCATGATTTGGAGAGTGATATATCGGAAATTTTAAGACTACCTAGTTTAATGATTTCTTTTGGAGTTAAATCTGGAAAGATGATTAGATACACTGGTTGTCGTCCGACTGATGAACTTACAAATTATTTAACCTCTAAAGGTTGTGATGCTAGAGCTGATGCAGGAGTTACAAAAGCTACAGATGTGCTTGTAGTTCCTTATAACGGATTCTCTAGTTCCAAAACATCAAAAGTTGGAGATAATACTATAATTGTGGATTATGCCGCTTTTAGTGCAGATCCTGATAAGTATATCTCTTGATAGATTAAGGGAGCACTAATGCTCCCTTTTTCTTTTGCATATATTTGTAATAAAATTACATTTAACAAAAACCGTTGTAAAAAGTTACAAAGACTTAAACTTTTTAGTAATCGTATATTATAAATTTGAAGATAAGTCTCTCAGTGGGAATTGAGAGACTTTCTTATATACAAAAATTTTAGGAGGATTTTTACCATGAGCAAAACTTTCGAATTCGAGCAGACCAGCATTCCCAGTCAATTTTCTATCAACCTGAAGGATAACTTCGGTATGTTGTGGGTAGACACTAGAAGTGCTGATCTCTATCGCACCCTGTTTTCTGCAATTGCAGATACTCTTAAGCATAATCAGTCTAAAGAGGCTGGCCGTATCGGAATGATCATGAAAGACGATAAGGGTCATTTCAAACTCGGTGCTATTCTTACCTATAAGAAGCCTGAGGAAGATTCTGAAGAGGATACCGGTAACTGGTATCTTGAGTTCACGCTCGATCCTGAAGATATGACGGATCTTGCGCTTGAGATCGATAACCATTCTGACGTATTTATTCGTTGTGCAGCTGAAGAGGCAAACAATATTTGTTATGGCCGTTTCCGCTCCACCGAAATCATGTACAATATTTTCAACTGTGCAATTGACACCCTTGTACAGTTCCTCGATGTAAATGCAACTGAAGCAGATGATGTTGATGTAAATCTTCGTGGCATCTTTACAGCTTCTGTCGCAATCGAAGGCGGTAAGAAAGTGATGTCTATTGTTCCTGGAGAATATATCAAGCAGATTATCAAGAATGATGCTGCTCTCTGATAAATAATCCAAGATAGAAAACCGGATGGTTTTTGGCCATCCGGTTTATTTTTAAACTATTATTTTATTTTTGGAGGGCGGATATTATGTCATTAGAAAAAGCAAAAATCGATGATGCGATTTATGACGTTATAACTATTGATGAATTCAATCAGAACCCTAACGCATATGGCGCATATACTGCTATCAGAGGAAATGATGGCTATGTTTATCCGATTAGATCGAGATCGGATACAAGACCAGGATTTTATCCTACAGGAGGTCTTGATTTCTTTAAGCCTCCGACATTCGGAGAAGCTCATATCTATACTCAGCAAAATATTATCAATTTTAGGGATGCTACAAATCTTAGAGAAATAATTCAAGCACAGCAGAAGCTTGCAAGTGCTGAGAGATCTATTCTTACCACTATTGATAATGTATTTGCTCCAGATATTGGAGAAAATGATACGCCTGAGATGAAAGCTCTTAAGCAGGCCATTCTGGATAAGCATATCGACCTAGATAAGTATGAACCCAGATTTGGTCCTAATTATAATAATGATAAAAGACTTCTTAGGAAGAAGAATATCACATTTGGAAAGCTAAGATCTATTTGTAATGCTCTTGATATCAAAGCTACTATTACAATTGAAGATGCTGGGCCTGATGTTCCGAATCCTATTGGTCGAACAATCGTTGCTGAATTAACTGGCGGTGGTGCAACTGTTGATGAAGAGGAGGATTAAATATGCTTACTCAGAGAGAACTTGTTGCAAACTTTATCCGAGATAAGAGAGAGCCGTTTAATCCTCTCTTTTTCAAACGGGATGAAGATGAAATTGTTACTGAATTGATGAATGTTATTTATTCTTGTGAACGTGAGAATCAATACTTCACAATTAAAGTTGATTCGTATCGAGTCGTAGATAACTATGAAGAGATTAATAATATCCTTTATCATTATTACGAAGATCTTACGAAAAATAAATCAAAATCAAAGAAAAGGGACAATCAATATGCATTCATAAATCTTAATGAATCCTGTATCAGACTTTTGATTGTTCGCTATTATATAAAAGATAGGAATGAAGAAGACTATCTCGACGTTCTTATCGCAATTCCAAGAGTTATTGATAAGTACTATTTCAAAATAAATGGAATTATGCGTTCCACATTATTTCAGATTGTTGATGGTAGTACCTATAACAATGGAACTTCAAATGCGAAAGTCCCTAGTATTACGCTAAAGATTATATTCATGGCAGTACGTGTTAGCAGATACTATAATACATTAAAGACAACAGAAGGTGAAGAGCTTAGAATGACTTATTACCATTCTAGAATCTTTAATAAAGGTATTGCTGCTGCTAAATATATCTTTGCTAAATTCGGGTATTATGGAGGTCTAAATTTCCTTGGTCTTGAGGGATCTATCTATCTTACTAGAGAAGACCCGCATGATTCAGATATGTACACCTTCAAAGTGCATGAAAATGCATATATAAGCAGTCCTAAGTTTCTTGTAGATAGAAATGTAATGCTGCAATCTGTAATTGTAACCCTTTATAATAGTATTATTGAAGGAATTCCTTTTGAAACTCTATTTGATAATCTTTATTGGGTTAGAAATCTCGGTGCTGAATTTAGTGGTGGTGATGAACGACTTGTATCAGTATATGATGAAGAAGATGATACCACCCCTGATACTTTAGACAAAGGATATAGCATTCTTGACTCGTTTGAGTCCATTTATGATATCAGTACAAAACGTTCTATCAAACTTCCTGAAGAGGATAAAGAAACAACGTATCATGTACTAAGATGGATTATGAGAGAATTTAATGCTCTTCGTCTTAAAGATAACCTTGATATTAGATGCAAAAAGATTCGTTTTGCTGAGTATATTGCATCTCTTTATGCATTTAAGATTGCAAGAGGTATTTATCGTGTTTCTGATATGAATAAGAAAGCTAGTATTCTTAGCATTCGTAAAGCTATTAGAACCGACCCTAATTATCTTCTTGTGGCAATTACCAAATCCAAAATGGTATCATATAGAAACATGGTTTCTGATCTTGATGCTATGCAGGCTCTTAAGTACACTTACAAAGGTGTATCTGGCCTTGGAGAAAATTCAAATAATTCTATTCCTGATATCTATCGTTCTATCCATCCTAGTCATATTGGTCGTGTAGATCTTGATGCATCTAGCGATGGAAATCCTGGTATTACAGGAACTCTTTGCCCCTATGCTCCAGTGTATGATGGATTCTTTGAAGACTATCATGAACCAAATGCATGGGCATCAGAGTTTATGGAAACTATGGAAGAATATAAGAAAGCTCAAAATCTTAAAGATGCTTTGATCTTTGAAGAGAGAATTTTGGGTAAAGATAAGACGGAAGAGATAGAAGTGACGTCTGAAATCATTGCCTCGATGCAACAAATTATTAAACCAATGATTTTTGCAGATCAAGGCGAAGAAATCAGTATGGAGGACGTGCTCTATGGCTCAAACAAAAATTAAATACTTTATCTATTCTGCAGAACAATTGCAGATGATGCGCTCAGTTGAATCTAGGCTAGGAAAGAAATTTCAGGTTGGACAAGTAATAGTAAATGGTGTTAAAAAGCCTTTTACAGAATTATCTCTAACTGATAAATCTCGATATAGTGATGCTAAAATTGTAGCGCAAGGCGATCCTGATAAAATGAGCTATACACTTCCTGGTGGGAGGTAAATATGCAGATTAAAGAACCGCTGATAGAACCAATGATTTATCACGGTCCAGGTGGCTGCCCAAAGTGCAGCGGACCAATTACTGTAGCTGATAGCGAACTTACTATCATGGACTTAAACCAAGATGGTGATCCTATTAGTTCAGAAACGACAATCCGCTGCATGGGTTGCTGCATGCACTGTGGCAACAAAATTCCTATGATGAGATTTAAAGGTTCCTATATTCCATATAGTGAATCTTCGAAAATCATCAGAACCATGGAATTCAAAGATGAAATGGCTCAGCGAATAGCTGAAATCAATAAAAATTCTAATGGCAAAAATCCATTTGCCATAGAATCGTAGGAGGAAAACATGTTAAATATTTATGGGAAGTTAAAATTCCATTACGACAACTTGTTAACACGTCCTGCACCACCTCAGAATACTTTTGATAGCATTAGAACTGTATATGAAGAAGCTTTTGATATTAAAATTCCGAGGTATGACGTTTATAGATCCAAAATAGAAGTTGACAACTGTCCAATATCGGACATTGTTACTTTAGTTGGGCCTAAAGAAAAAGATACAAGAAAACTTCCAAGTGGTGTCATTACTTGCCACAATTCAATTGTATATGTCGATATAATTGATGAAAGATTTCTTGATATTGGCTCTAATGAAGAAGCAGATGAATATATTAAGCATGTTTATAACGTGATTAATGAAATAATCTCTTATGATCATATGAGCATGAGTGTAACAAAGGCAGCAAAAAATCCGCATGGAATGCTGTTAAAAATGTTACCATTTTATTATACTTTGCATCATGCATGCTCGATTTTTCCAGCTTATGTTAATGAGGAGTTGTTTATAGAAATTCTTCTAAATAATAAGCTAGTCAAATCTAAAAATGAAGCCGAAACGGTTATCAATCAGGTCGTTATGAATGCATTTTCTGATATTCCGCCTATTATATATTCGCTTATCAGAATGCATATGAGTGAGTGATAATTATGGCATTCTCATTTGAACAAGAACCGCGCTCAAATCCGGAAGGGCTTATTGATCCTTTTATAATTACCGAGCGTTATGATATCTGCCCTAAATGCAGAGCTCAAAGAGTCGAACTTTATAGCTTCAATAATATACCTCAAAATTATAGCGATGCTGTTAATGCATATCTTAGAGGATATGAGGTAAATTATAATAAATACGAAATTCATATGATGAAATGTAAATCATGTAATCATGAATTTGTAATAGATTGGACTATGGGGTTTCCAGTTCCATTGAAAAATAGCTATAGAACAAATAGATTCTTTTCTGAATTTGTACGAGGGTACTAAGAATACTGCTACTTCCTGTAGGAGTAGCAGTATTTATTTTTGTCATAAGAGTTTATTTTTATACAAATATAGACTCTTCAACAACATAATAAGACAATATCGAATGATATGGAGGTGTTTTTAATGAAATTCGCATCTATATATCTTTCAAATTATATAGGAATTTATAATGGTATGGGTTTATATGAAATCCATATCGATATGAGTAAGTGTAAAAATCGTATAACCATTATACGTGGTGATAATGGATCCGGAAAATCTACACTATCAAAGGCAATGAGCCTTTTCCCAGATCCTACAGATTCATTTATTCCTGGAATGCCGGCTAGAAAAGAGATAGTTCTTGTTGATGGAACTACTCTTTATAAACTTTCTTTTGTTCACGGTGTAACAAAAAATGGTGATAGAGAGCCAACAAAAGCATACATTACCAAAACATTTGGTGATCAAATTATTGAATTAAATGAGAATGGTAATGTAACCTCATTTAAAGATATTCTTTATTCTGAGCTTGGACTTGATGCTAATTTTGCAGCTCTATCTCAATTAAGTAACGATGATAGAGGTTTAGCAGATAAACGTCCTGCTGACAGAAAAAGATTTGTAAATTCTATTATTTCATCTTTAGATGTGTATAATGGTATTTATAAAACTTTAACAAAAAGGTCTTCAAATTATAAATCTATGATAAATGCTGTTGTTGGAAAACTTAATGTATTGGGTGACGAAAATTCGCTTAATGCAAATTTAGAAGCTCTTGAAGAAAAAATAAATGAGTTTCAAAATAGAAAAGATGCTGCAGTTGCTGCTCTTGCAAAAGAGCAATCAACGATACAGCTTCTTGATCCTGATGGCTCAATTCAAAATGCTAATGCTTTAGTTATTGCGGAGCTTGAATTAGCTGAAAAAGATGCGCGCCAGATTCAGTCTATTATAGATGGACTTGTCATAGATAATGGTATTAAAGTATCTGATTATTATAAAGGATATAAAATAACTGTGGATAACAAGAATTCATTAATTATAGAAAACCAAATTGCTAGAAATAGTATCGAGTCTTTGATGCGGCAAAAAGAGCAAGAAGCTGAAGAGCTCTCTGGAAAGATCCAAAAACTTAATTCTTTACAGAGCGGTTATAAATATGAGACTCTAAAATCTAAAGTAGATGAGTATGCAAAAGAACTTGGCACTATTGAAGCAACGTTTAGAGAAATTGGAATTCTAGATATGAATTCTATAAATAAAGAAGAGTATATTCTTGCGCTAGAGACCTTAAAAGATCTAGATATGTATATTTCTTCTTTTAAAGATTCTGTAAGATTAGAAGTATTAGAATCTATTGTAAATGAATATATGCAAACTGGAATTATTCCAGAAAGAAAGAATCCTGCTATGATTAGTCGCGAAATTAAGAATGCAGAAAATGAAATCGATGGCTGCAATCTTGAAAAAGCGGCTATTAATTCTAGAATTGGTTTGCTCGATAAATTAAAACTCAGACCTGAAGGATGTGTTGATAATACTTGTCCATTTATAAAAGATGCATTAGAATTTTCTGCTGGAAATCCTAAAGATCGATTAGATAGTCTTGATGCTCTTATATATTCATTAAAAGGATTTATTAATATAGAGAATGAAAAGCTTACAGATGTAGAAGAGTATAATAATGCAATAAATCAATTTGCTATTATTGTACGAGAAATTGATAAGAATGGGGCTGTACTGTCCAAGATGCCAGAAGGAGAAATGTTTAAAAATAAATCTATCTTCTTTAGTCGACTTATTCAAGGTTATAGTTTTGAGTACATGCGTCATATTTATAAATATATTGATATGGCTAATCTATTCGATACCTATAAACAATATAAAACTATTTATGATAGTTATAATGAAGAGCTTAAATCTTATGAAGGAAAAGTTGAAATCATTATTGCATTAAATGAAGATATTGATAATATCAATAAAACTATTAACGCTATAATGGACAAGATAGATCCTATAAATAAAGAAATTCTTGAAAGAGAAATAAAGATAGCTCAACTTCAAGAGCTAGAAGGTGTCTATAATGCTATTATAATTCAATTAGAAAAGAAAGCCCCTATTGAAGCTAAAATAGCGGATTGTCGTTCTAAACTTCTAGATAATAATAGAAAAATGAATGACATTAATTCTGCATTAGCAAGAGCGGAAACAGCAAAAGAAAGTATTAATCAATGTAACTTTGCTTTAGCTCCTCTCATGAAAGAAAGAGATAAGGTATCGCATTCTGTACAAATGATGAAAGATTATCTTACTGAAAAAGAAGAACTACAAGCAAATTATGACTTTATAGAAACCATTAAATACTACTCGTCTCCTACAACAGGAATACAATTGGTATTTATGGAACTTTATATGGGTAAAATCATTGCATTAGCTAATGAACTATTGTCATTACTATTTAATGGGCAATTTAAAATTCAGCCGTTTGTTATTAATGAATCCGAATTTAGAATACCTTGTTTAGGAAATGGATATTTAAATGATGATATATCCTCTATGAGTAGTTCTCAGATTGGTATGATATCTATGATTCTTAGTTTTGCATTATTGCATCATTCTAGTTCTAAATATAATATTATTAAGCTTGATGAGATTGATGGTCCTTTAGACTATAACAATCGTATGTATTTTACAGAAGTTCTTAATAGTATAATGGATATTATGGGAACAGAACAATGCATAATGATTTCTCATAACTCAGAACTTCAAATTGATAATTCCGATGTAATCCTTCTCAGACATGATGAAAATAATATGGATTATGAAAGAGGAAATGTTATTTGGAGATTTCAGTAAATATTAAAGGCATGGATATACTCCATGCCTTTATTTTTTTTACTTATGACAATTATAACAAAATATTAATCAGGCTTGCGTATTGGAGTTCGCCGTGGGCGCGCAGTTGGGTTCTTTTTCATTTTGTTTCCTTTCGGGTGAAAGTTTTCCATATATACCTCTGAAGTGTTTTTACGTTTTTGCCATGCGTTGAAACTCCATTTTTTATATATCCTTTGTGAAATTTTTGCAAATCATAAAAAACTCCGTTTTTTAATATTTCTCCATACGCATTCTTTTTATCAGCCTGATTACTTACTAAGATAATAGGTCATCTGAGTCTGTCGATCTTCCTAGTCTTAGTTTGTATAATCCAAAGATCGCCAGGACGCAGCGAACCTTCAATTTTCCATTTGATTGGGGGAGGGGCGTCAATATATCATACAAAAAATGGATACAGCAGCATCTAAGAATAGATGCTGCTGTACGCTTTTAATATTCATTAATCGGAACATTTCCACCTTCCATAACAAGAGGCCAAACTTGATTGATATTTCTATTTCTGGCAATACCAGCATGAATATCAATAGTAGTATCTTCAAGTAGGAATGCATCAGGCCTCGGATAGTTAGGAATGCTTGCCCCAGTACTTCTATCAATTACATCGAAATATCTTTGACCCGTGGCCTGGTTGTATTTAACAACAACCTGTATATTAGGATTCGATTCCATCCTCATTCTATTTTGTTCAGGGGTAAGTGCGGAACCACCTCCAATATTACTAGCAATCATTTCGACAGGAGCCACTCCAGGATTCTGTGAATTTACTCCGATAGTAATATCCTGAATAGAAGGAACGGCAGGGGTATAACTTCCAACAGGAGTGTTGACAAACGATGAATACATATCCATAATACGCATATCATCATTTTCATTTTGCTTATCAAGTTTAAGAGCTTTCATTCTATTAAGCTCAAGATTATGAGCCTGAGTAATTGTAGAATTAAGCTCTTTAATAGCAGAGATCTTTGTAGTAATAAGAGAGCTTGCTGATGCTGTAAGATTAGTAAGATACGTGAATTTATTCTTTAGTGTTTTACTAGAACGAACAGAATCAATATCCTGCTTAATTTCTGCATTAAGTTCATCTGCCTGAGCAATTGCTCCACGAATAAGAGCATTTGTTTCAGCATAAGATTTAGCATAATCAACTTCAACAACAGAAGTTGGTCCTTGAGGAGCTGGCTCGGAATCAACTCTTCCATCTATATTGAGTTTGGCTTTAACACGAGGATTAGACTTCTTTTTGTCATCTCCAGGCTTATTTCCTGAATCGATTTTTGAAGCATCATCACTATAGAAGAATCCGAAATCGACTCCTATTCCAGAGTCTTCTTTGTTTGCTGTCGTGTTGGTATCATTCATGATAAAGGGATCAATTAATTGTCTCATTTTACTTTCCTCCATTACTTTGATTTATTAAATGTGCATAGCATATAAACCCAGTAGCATATGCTTATTGGTAAAAATCCTATATTAGCAACTATAGCAAAAACCAAGATCCTAGCAAATTAGTACTTCCTTCTTCATATATTATTATAGGATTCAATACTTCACTTGCAGTTACATGCTGTGTTACAAGAATCCAAAAGAATGAAGTTAGTATATAAAATGCTATTGTAAAAGAAATAAAAACTTCAGCCATCTTTTTCCTCCATTTTATATTTATCAAAATGTTCTAGTAATAAATAATAACGAGATAAACATAAAAATAAATGCACTGATTTGCTCAAAGGGCATTTATATTTTCCTTTTATTTTTGTATGTACTAAGAATGGTAACTCCTAAAGACGAGGCATGTACTCTTGTAGTACATGCCTTTGTTTTTTCTCAAATAAAAGGATAAGTGTATATTATAATAGTGCCAAAAACAAAATATTAATTAAAAAGAATAGGAGGGCAATCCTATGATTAAAGGACGACAACCTGGAGATAATATTACCTTAATGAATACAATGTTCTTTAGGAGAATGGATCCAAAAGATGAGAAGTTTAAAGAATTCTTAGCTCTTATCTATAAGGATGCTGATACCGGAATAAAGTATATTGAGGAAAAAGTAGATCCTGATTATGAATATTATATGATTAATCCTGATAAAAGGGTTGATTATAATAGATTATTTGTTTCGGCTGATGATGTAGAAGCCGTTCAAGTTCCTTATAAAGAACTTGAAAAAGATATTGCAAAACGTGTTGGTTGCCTTGATTATTTTTATGAAAATATTAAAAATGGTAACCGTACAGAAAATAGAAAAATACATCAGCACCCGGATGTATTTAATAGTGATATGAATATTGAAGATCACTATAGATTTAGATTCGATAAAATGTATAAAAATGATACAGTTCCGATTACTAAATCTTTCTTCGATATTGAGGTTGATTCCATTAATATGGTAGGCGATTTCCCAGAGCCTGGAGAATGCCCAGTTAATGCCATCACATTAATACTGCAAGAACAGCAGCAGGTCTATACGTTCTTGCTTAGAAATAAGGCCAATCCTTTAATTGCAGAATTTGAAAATTCTGTATTAGACGGATCCATCTTTCCCGAACTTGAAGCATTTGTAGTAAATGCTGTAGGCGGACCGGAGATGGCTGCGAAATATAATATTAATTTCAAATATAACTTTCTTTTTTATGATGAAGACGATGAAATTAATCTCATCAAGGACTTATTTAATGCCTTAAACAATTTTAAACCAGACTTTGTATTGGCATGGAATATGGGATTCGACGTTCCATACCTTATTGCAAGATGCCAAAAGCTCGGATATGCTCCTGAAGATATTATGTGTCATCCTGATTTTAAGAATAAAATTGCACAATATTTTGTAGATGAAAGAATGAAAAGTGAATTCGCAGAACGTGGAGACTTTGCTTTAATCTCATCATATTCCGTATTCCTAGATCAGATGATACAATTCGCTTCTAGACGTAAAGGACAAAGTAGATTTATCTCATTTACACTTGACTTTATTGGTGAAGCCGTAGCTAAAGTACGAAAACTTGATTATAAGCATATTACTACAAACATTGCTGAGCTTCCGTATAAAGATTATAAAACATTCGTGTTCTATAATATTATCGATACCATTGTTCAGCATTGCATTGAATGTATGACTGGTGATATTGATTATGTATTTGGAAAGTCTCTTCTTAATAATACCAGATATTCTAAAACTCATAGACAAACTGTCTATTTGACAAATAGAGGTTGTAAAGAATTTAGAAAAGAAGGATTTATAATTGGAAACAATGTCAATAAGTTTAATCCGCCACCGACCGAAAAATTCCCAGGTGCTTATGTAGCGGATCCTACTAAATTGGATAATACAAGTAGGCTTACTATATTTGGAAGATTCGTAGATCTGTTTAATAATCTAGATGACTTCGACTATGCAAGCCTTTATCCATCTATTCTTCGTCAGTTTAATATAGCAGCTCACACCCAAATTGGAAAGCTCCTGTTGCCCAATAAGGTTCATGATAAAGAGAATCCTGCGAATAGAGATGACTGGAGTAGAGCTGGAGCATTTATGGAAGATATGCAGTCTCAGGTTTGGCTAGAGGTCGCTTCTAGATGGTTTAGCCTAGCAGACTATACTAAACTATATTTTGAAGTTATAGAGTTCTTTAGAGAAATGGCTGTAGCTTTAAATGGAGTTCAGAAGTATACTAAAGATGGATTAATCATTCCAATGATTGATGTAATTGATATAACGAAAAATAGACTATACGAGCCTATGATATTTAATGATAGTCGTAGAGTTATTGATGAGCGCTATGTAGCGTATGATATTCAAAGATGGGAGGCATGGAGAAATGCTGCAATTACAAATCCAAACCAGCACTACTAATATGATTCCCATTAAAGATTTTCAGTATATATGCGATCTAGCAAAATGCAGTAAATGCAATTTATTTGTATTGCTTAAAGCTACAAATAAACTTTATGGAGCTAATGATGATTGCTGTTGTATACATGAAATCGATGTACCATTCTTGGTAGATACTGATTTAATATTTAGAATGGATGAAGTAGATAAAGAACTATTAGCTTCTTATAAAAATTTCTTTGTCCCAGACAGATTCAATTGGGTCATTCTACCAGACTATTATTGGGAAATGTACGTTTCTGGAGATCTGGTGACTAAGTATATTGATGAAAGATATTTTATCATAGATCGCACAACAGGTCTCCCGATTCAACAAATTCAGATGTTTAGAAGCAATCCTGAATTCGATTTATCCAAAGCTGCTATTTTAAGACAGTTGGAGGGATATTTGCTAAGAATAAAACAACTATCATATCCAGAGTTCTTTACAAATGTAGAGCAAGATCCTAAGATCAGACAAGCATTTGATAGTAAAGCGGCTATGGGAAGATTCCTATGCAACTTTAAAAATGAGAATATTAATGTACTATTCTATTTCTACAAAGGAATGTTTTCGTTGGCTAAAGCAGACACATTAGATCTTGAAATTCGCACAGATTTATATAATAGAAACTGTTTTATGGCAACATTCAAACCTAAAAAGAAAAAGAACCCATTAACGTTTAATACGTATGGAGTAGCTTTTCAAGAGAAAATCCATTGTATGTATATTAATATGGCTTAATCTAAACCCCTCTAGACCTTATATCTAGAGGGGTTTATTTTTTTTTATACAGCATTAGCTCAACATCTAAATAAGTTGAAATACGTCAAAATACTATAGCGAGGTGATATTTATGGCAAAAGATAATAAAGCTATAGCTAGAGCTAATCGCAATATTCAAAACCTTGCTAATGGCATTAATCAAGGTATGGACGATCTCTATAGGAGCACATATCTAACAACGCCACAGCAAGGAAAGGATCTTAGAGATCTCGGTAGTCGGATTAACTCTAGTATTGATAATATTGTAAATAGAAATATGGATACAATTGGCATGCCAAGCGTATCCAAATTGTATACGCGTATTGCAGCTACTCAAGGAAGAGGTACAAAGAATAATAGAGTCATTAGTGAGCTTGAAAGCCTATTTGATAATGGTCTTATTAACGATGATATCTATAGCTTGTTTATGAGTAATAGATATTTGAAAGAGCTTGATAATGAAATTGATACTGTTTGTAAGTACATGCCCAAACTCGAAGAAGCACTTCTAGTACAAAAGGATTGTGTTCTTTCAGCAGATCATTTCTCTAAAGATTTTATTAATATCACTAGTGCAGCAGGTTCCACAGAACTTGATGGAAGTACTTTTGCAGAAAGAATATCTGATCTTAAGAAAAAGTATAAACTTGCTGAATTAGTTGATCATATTTATGAAGAAACTTCTAAATATGGTGAAAAATTTGTATATAGGGTTCCTTATAGTACTGCAATTGCAAGACTTCTTGCAACTAAAGCAAATACTACTCTTGTGAAAAATGAAAGCACAGGCGAAACAAGAGAATTTGAAATGAATACTTACTTTACTATTCATATGGATAATAAATCATTTGCTATCAAAGAAGCTACAATTGGAACTGAGATGGTTAATGAAAGTGCTACTCATATAGTAAAGAAAGAGAATAAGAAGACTGGAACGTTTTCTGAAGTAGAGTCTGCAATTCTTGGTGAAAAAGAACAGTTTGATCTTAATATTGAAATTTGTAAGTCTGGTATTATAGAATCTGCTGTTGCAAATGTAAAAGCAGCTTTTAAGAAAAAGATGAAATTCTCTGCAGACTCCATGAACAAAATTTATGAGCAAACCATTTTAAGAGAGTCTGGAAATTCAAAGACACCAGAAGCGAAAGGAAATCTTGAATTTGACGATAAGAACCCTTTAGATGCAAGGTTGATTGCTAATGATGGATTAGTCACAGGAGAAGCACCATCGCTTCCTGATGTTAAAGCTCCCGGATGCGTAATCCAGAAGTTGCCTAGAGAAAATACTATTCCCATCTATATAGATGATATGTGTATGGGATACTATTATTTCGAGGTAAGAACTGTAGATGATTCTGAATCATTCTTTGGATTTAAGAATATTCTTGGTGACCCTCTAACAAATATGCGTGGAGATAAGCGTAATACATTTAATTCTGTAGATACACAAAGGCAAGATGACGCGATAAAATATGTTGCAGGTCAGCTGTCTGGCTTTATTGATAAGCAATTTGTAAATAATAATCAGGATCTTGCTAAAGAGATTTATATGATTCTTAAATACAATGATCTTTTCAATACGCCATCGATTGATAGAATTAAAGTTACATTTGTACCTCCGGAAGATATGGTTCATTTCTATTTTAGACTTGATCCACAAACTCACAGAGGTATCTCAGATCTTGATAAGTCCCTTATACCTGCAAAGATTTATTCGAGCTTGTATATAACAAACTCTATTGGAATTCTTACAAGAGGTCAAGACAAGAGAGCATATTATGTAAAACAAACAGTTGATACCAATATTGCTCAAACACTGCTTAATACTATTGCACAGATTAAGCAAGGTAACTTTGGAATTAGGCAGTTCCAAAATATAAACAATATCCTTAATATTACAGGTCGTTTCAATGACTTTGTAATTCCCACAAATGCTTCAGGCGATCCTCCTATTAGTGTAGAAGTTATACCTGGGCAAGAGTTTAACACTTATGAAGATTTGCTTGATAAGCTTGAAGAAATGGCTATCAATAGTACTGGAATACCGATAGAGATTATTCAGGCGAGACAGTCTGTTGATTATGCTATGCAACTTACAATGTCTTCTAGCAAAGTTCTAAGATTCTGTTATAAGAGACAGGAGCTATTTGAAGATGATCTTGCTGAATTGATCGGTCCTCTATATAATTATGAATATAGAGATACCGCAAGTATAGAAGTTAAACTTCCGCCTCCTAGTTTCATAAATGTAACAAATACAAATCAGCTTGTTGATAATACTAAAACATTTGTAAATTCTATTGTAGAAGTCGAATTGGCTAATGAGGATAATGAGGCTCTTAAGAATGAGTACACCATGGAATTAATTAAACATTATCTTGGAAGCCATTTGGATATTAAGTCTCATGAAGATATACTCAATAGATGTAGGTTAAAGGTTGCTGCAAAAGCTGATGAATCCCACACGGATGATGGTGGATTTTAAAACAAATAAGAGTATGGAGATTTCTCTCCATACTCTTATATTTTTTTCTTCTTACTTCTTGGTATCAGGAGCAAGCTTGTTCTGAGCAAGACCAGTATTGGTATCATCAACACCAGCATACTTGTAAGTCCAGCTATTACGCTGTACCTGCTTAGCATTGCTGGAGCTGTTCATCCAGTCAAGGATCTTCTTAGCACGAGCATTTACTGCTGCACCACGAATCGGGAAGCCAGAGAACTCACAAGTGAGCTCCTGGAAGTTAACTTCGCCCTTAGAACCATTGTAGATCTGAAGCTCAGCAGTCGTAGGCATTGCACCAACGATGTAAGCTGCATTCTCTACGAGCAAACCGGTATTATCGGTATGCATGTAAAGGAAGCTGAAGCACTCCTTATTTACGCCGGCATCCTGAGGATTAATCTGATCATTATTGAAACCAATAAGACCATTATAAGTCTTGAAGCCAGAGCTGGGGTCTCTTACAGATCTGAGGTAAAGCTCATGCATCTTAGTAAGAATAGAACCAGCCTTCTCGTAATATCTCATCGAGAACGTAGAACCACCCTGAGCCGTAGTCTTAGTAATGAGGTTAAGGCTCTGGAGACCATTAGTGATATCCTGAGTTTCACCAGTCATGTTCTCAAGACCAGAATCAAGTCCACGGAACTCGTACTCGAGAATGTGAATATAGGTATTAAGCAATCCAGCAATCTCTTCGTCACGGTCAGCCATTTTCTTAAGGAAATCAGGAACCGAAACTACTACGAGATAGGGATAACCACTCTCATACAGGTCAAACTGCTTGAGCTGAGAAAAGTCCGTAGTACCACGGAACAGCGTATAAGCAGTAAGATCTCTAGGAGTTTTGAGATCGGTAAACATATTATAAGCGCCCATAAATCAAATTCTCCTTTCTATAAATTACTGCTCGGTTTGAATTGCAGTAACCTTGAACCACTCTGTCTGAACAAAGTTCTTGTATGCAACATTAAGGATAGCATAGAAGATCTTGTTAGCAGCGTAAGTAGCATTGCTGATATACTCAAGCTCAAGGGTAGCGAAGTTGCTTCTATAAGCATCGAGAATTTCATCAACATCTGCCTTATAATTCTCAAGATCATCGCCAGTGATGAAGGAATAACGAATAGCAGGGCACTTGGTACGGATAGCCTTAACGACTTCCTGAATACCCATTACGTTATTGATATAAGACCACTGAGTATACTTCTCCTGAGAGGTATAAAGGGTTTCGATAACAAGCTGGTTATCAATGTACGAAGCATAGTTAACACGCATGTCATCAAGGATCTCCTTCTGATTCTCCTCAGGGCAAATCGTAGGAGCAAAGGAAAGAGTTCCATATACAGCATCACCAATAACCATGCCGAACTTCATACCTGCAGAAGGAAGAATCGAACCATTGTTAAGGTGAGCAACAAGTAGTTTAGCCAAGCTATAACCAACCGTAACGGAGATCTGTCTCTTCGTATAAGGATCGATTACATCATAGGACTGGGGATAGGTTGCGCAGAACATGCTCTTAACTTCGGACTCACACTTAGCCTCGATAAGAGAAATAGAGTTCTGGCCAAGACCCTGGTCACGGAAGTACATAAAGTCCTCACGGAATACTGCAAGGGTCTCGATAACACGCTTAACAGCATCGGGATAGTTAGCGTCGATAATAGCGCTAATCTTATACTGCTCAACGTTAAAGATAACGGGGTCAAACTTACCGTTGAATGCAGCGGTAGCCTGCTTAACCCACTCAGTTTCGTTACCAATAGGTCTATTGCCAAACGAACCATTGTCACCGTTAAGGAGAGTAATGCCATATGCATACTGAAGATCCTCAGATCCCTCAGCAATAACAAAATTATCCATAGCGGTTCCACGATAGTCATAGCCAAAGAGAAGGTCAAGGCCATAGCCCTCACCAGCCTCAAGGCCAAGAGCATTCTCTACAGCAGCAACAAAGTTATCCATGTCCTCATCAGATGCATAGCAGGAGATCTGAGTAGCATTGGTATCGATCATTGCCTTAAGAGAAATATTGATGTTGTACTGAATAGTACTGGGGTTGAGTGCAAACGAGAAGCTCTCAGTCTCACCGCTATCCTCAATAACTGCAAAAGTATAGTAGGTATAGCCAAGATTCTTAGAAAGCTTGTAATTAGGAACGATCTTGATTCTCTTCTTGCTAGAACCACGACCATTGTCTGCAATCATATAAATAAGGTACTCACCCTCTGCAAGATTAGCTTTAACTTTCTCATAAGCATCCTTTGCATCGGAAGCACCAACTGCAGACTCAGTGCGATAACTTACCGTGTTAACGGCAACGGACTTCTCTACCATTACAGGATAAGCGGTAACAGTGGTGACCTCAGTGGTCGTAGCTGCACCCTGCTCATCTACTTCATAGTAGAGGGGCTTTCCATCTGCATCAGTCTTCTGCTCGGTAACGGTCTTTTCCGTCGTACCCAGTTTTGCGATAATACCGATATTTGCAAGAGTTGCATCGTCAGCAACAAGTCTCTTACAAAGCAACTCAGCACCAGCGCTAATGCTGGCAGCAGCCTGAAGCAACGGCTGACCATGGCGACTGAACGAGATAGATTTACCATACATATTAAAGAAGCTCTCACCAGAAATACGAGTCCATTTCTCAGTACCCTTATCTGATGTAAAGACCGCACAAAACAGCGGTGTATTTCTAACTTCAGTTGTTTCTACGACGACACTGGCAATATTACTCTGGTCCTCGTAATCAACAATAACACCAGGATACATAACGTTTCCTCCTTTTTATAGTATAATTTGTAAATAGCTCGAATGCTTTTACGAATGGGCATTAGTAGCTTTTAATTCTATGTTCTTTAAGACCACTCAGTCATGGTTTCCCATCAACAACTTTTCCATAGGAGAATTTGTATCTGTAGGATTCATAATTGCACCAATTACGCCCAGATCCCAGTTCTCACTACCAATAGAAGAGCTCGGAGAAATATACTTAGGTAGGTCTTTAATACTAATAGCACGATAAGACATTTGATCTTTAAAATTAGTGTGTCTAAATGCTTTAGAAGGATCCTTGGCATCTCTACACATTTCGCTAATAACAACTCCAAACATTTGAAGCGTCATATCATAAGAAGATCCATTTAATTCCATAGCATCTACAAAATAATTTTGCAGTTTATCATAAGGAATTGTAGTAGGAAGTTTGCCAGTTAAAAATATTCTATAGAAATCTTCAACATTAGCAATATTTTGAGGAACTTTAACTGATACTACTACAGCATCGCCCTTTTCAAAAATAAGCAATCTATAGTCCATCGGTTCTGTGGCCTCTTTTAATTTCAAATTTTTAGCCTTCTCTGTTCTAGAAGGCTTGCACAAGAAGACTGTAGGAAAGTTGAATCGTTTTAATCCTATATTTGTGCCATTTGGATTATAAATAGTATAATCAAGAATGCCAAGAAGATTAATATATTCTCCTTTAATTTGAGCATCACCTCTATCAAAATACAATTCTGGTACATAAAATACGAACTGACCATCTTGATTGAATAGCAATGAGTCTCCATCACGTTTTAAAAATTTAGGCACATTATATGCCATATTCACACCTCCTTATTTGATTCAGAATTAGTTATTGATATAAACCGTTCCTGTAATAGGATAAGAAGAAGTGATAGATACTGTAACAGATCCATTAGCGCATGTTGCAGTAGATGCAGTACAAAGATCTGCCATAGTAAGATCAGGAATAAATATGGCTTTATCTGATGCAAGAATTCTAGCATCATCGATAGTAATAGATCCACCAGCTTCAATATAAACGTTTACGAAAGTAAATCTAGGACGACTACCAAATTGATGCCATGCATTATCTAGATAGATATACATACATCCGCTTTCAAGAATACAATAAATCTTTCCGGGGATAGGAGTAAGTAGAGCTGTTCGTGCAGATTCAGTAGCAAGAATAATTGTATCATAACTAATCTGTTTACGTGTTTGCTCATTTACGCTATCTACATAAAAGTTACCTGTATCCATGCAAAAGTAGATTGCCTCAGCTTCAAATGCTTTACTGGCCAATGAAGCTTCCATAGGCACATCATAAAACTTAAACATAAATGGTACCACCTTTCTTAAAATTATTTAATATAATGTGAATAAAAATAAAAACTAAGAAGAGGCCACGAAGGACCTCTTCTCGTTTATTTTTAAGAAACTTCTATTAGAACGAAGTCTTCCAAGTAAGAGCTGCAACAGTAGCCTTCTCGGAAACAACCTTCTCATCAGAAGCAGCTGCAACAGTAGTAGCCATAGCACCATTTGCAACAACATTGGTCTTAGCAACAGCATAAGCCTCAGTATATGCAACAACACCAGCCTCGGTTGCAACGGTATTAGCATTGGGAGCAGCGCCAAAAGTAGCACCACCGATAGCCTTACCAGAGAGAGAAGCTCCGCCATCAGCAGCAGCAATAAGAATCTGGCCAGCATTGCCAGTAGCAACCTTAGCCATCTTGCCATCAATAGAAGTCTGGAGAGCAGATCTAATCTGTTCAACCTCGTTATCGGTTGCATAATCACTAAGAGACTCATTAATAGCAGCGATATCCTCAGCATTCTTATCAGCCTTGTCCTCTACAGCCCCAACACTTTCAACAACACCATCGATACGCTGGCCAAGAGCCGTATCAGCATTCTCAAGCGTAGTCTTAGCAGCTGCAAGAGCACCAGCAGCCGTAGCTTCAGCAGCACTCTGAGCAGCAGAAGCCTTCTCTTCAGCATACTTCTTAGCACCATAAATGGTATCTGCAGAAGAAGCATTTCCGGAAACACCAATTACTGCTGCCTTAGCAGTATCGGTATAGCCCTTAGCCTCAGTAAGCTTATTACCAGCATCGGTCTTGGTCTCATAGGTATTAGCATCAGTTGCAGCCTGAGCAGCAATCTTAGCTGCAACAGAACCAGCAGTCTCTGCATCGCCATTAAGAGTTGCAAGCGCCTTAGTATTAGCATCTACCTCACCAACAAGCTCAGTAAACTCAGAACCATGCTCTGCAGCATAATCGATAAGCTCCTTGTAGGTATTAACAGTTCCATCATCGCTAAGCTTAGTAGCAAAGTCATTAAGAGCATCTGCTACCTTCTTATCAACAGAACCTTCAGTAGAAGAATTACCATTAAGGACTGCAATAGCATTGGTGTTAGCACTTACTGCAGCATCATTGGCAGTCTTATAATCGCCAAGCTCTTCAGAAACAGCCTGAACCTCAGTCTTAAGAGCATGATTGGGAGCATCAGCTTCAAGAGCACCTACACGATTCTGAAGATCGGAATCATCATAAGTAGCAGCTTCCTGAGCATCTGCAATCATCTGAACAACAGTCTTGCCATCGGTTACGGTACCGATAGAATCGGTAATAGCCTTATCTGCAGCTTCGCGTGCCGACTTCTCACCAGCAACAGCATTCTCAGCCGCAGTCTTATTAGCAGCAACAGTCTGCTCAAGAGCAGTTACATTAGCCTGAGCCTTTGCAACTTCAGTAGCAACATAGTCAGCAACGGCCTTACCGGAAACAGGATCAGCACCATCGGCAGTTACTGTAGCTGCAACACCTCTGATAACCTGAGTCCATCCGGAGGTTCCATAAACATGACCAGCAAGAGTAGACTTGATCACGTAGAGTTTACCATAGGCACCAGTATCGGGCAGGCTATCAACAAGAATAACTGCCTCGGTAAACGGAACAGTACCACGATAAATCTCCTTAGTATCACTGATAAATACAAGCATGTCATCCGTTACTTTGCCAGCAGAAACTGCAGCATCAAAAACGGATCTTGTGACAAAATACCAGTTAAGCATAAGAAAAATTCCTCCTATAAAAATATTTTTATTTAAATTTTGCTTATACAAGATAAGTCAAATTTTACTACTATGTTGACTTACCTTAATGAATTTGGGCTTTTGGACTTTAAAAAAGGCTAGAGAACCAAAGTAGCTCTCTAGCCTAAATTAGTTTAAATTACATCGTGGTCTTCCAAGTAAAGAGTTCCATAATGGTCTTCTCGGAAACAACCTTCTCACCAGAAGCTTCATCAACAGTAGCTGCAAGTCCGGACTGATCAGCAACTACATTTGCCTTAGCAACTGCATTGTCATCAGTATATTCCTTTGCAGCTGCTTCAGCAGCCTGCTGAGTTGCCGTAAGCTGAGTATCAAGGCCAGTAACCTTGGTATAATCAACAGCCGAAACGGATGCTACACCCTCGTCGTTAGTAATGATAGAAGCACCATCGGGCTTAATACCACCAAGCTGGTTAACCTTAGCAGCCGGAAGCTCATATACTTTAACTTTGTCATTATCTACAGCCACATATCCATTGTCACTAGAAACAACAGACTGAACTGCAGTATCGGCAAGAGCACCCTGAGCAGCGGTAGCAAACTCTTCAACATTTTTCGATGCAGCCGTACCGAGACCCTCAATTGCTTCTTCAGTAGCATCAAGACGATCAGAAAGATCCTTTTCAGCAGCAAGAGCACGAGTTTCTTCGGCAGCAACAGCTTCTGCAATATAAGCAATAACAGTAGTAGCAGTTACACCCTCGGGAAGAGCATCGCCAAGAAGAGTACGAAGAGCACTAATATCAGTCTTGTTCTGCTGGATCTGATTATCCATAGCAATGACATCATCAGAATGCTCATTAGCCCATTCGACAAGCTCAGTAAGAGAGTCAATAGTCTCTGCTGTACCATCACCTACAAGAGCAGTAAGAATCTTATTTACAGTATGGGTCACAGATCCCTCGGTTTCAGCATTGCCATTAAGAACTGCAATATCAGCAGTATTCTTAGCAATCTTTCCATCAAGAGCGGTATCTGCAGCCTTACGCTCAGCAACCTCAGTATCAAGATTTGCTTTAGCTTCAGCCTTATTATCGGTAACAGCCTTAGCAAGATTATCAACACTGGTCTGAACGCCAGAAACGATCGAAGTAAGTCCTTCAACAGTCGTAGAGGAAGGCTCATACCAAGCAAGTTCGTAACCATCGCCAGAAGCAGAAGCTACGACCTTAGGCTCAAGACCAGTCTTCCAACCAGTTGTAAGAACATGCTTAGCCTCAGTATTAGGAGTGAAGCTAGCATCAACAGCAGTCCAAGTAGAACCGCTAAACATATAGTACGTCTCACCAACGAGAGCATACTCTCCAGCATTAACGCCGGATGTAGGAAGCTCGTCTGCCGTAGCAAACTCACCTTCGATAACTACATCTACGGGGATATATGCATAATACTCTTTACCAAAAGCCTTAAGGCTAAGAACGCCATTATCGCCAAGGGTAATAGTCTTATTATCTCCAAGAGTAGCGGAACCAACTTCCTTAAGAGTATTGTCAGTCTGAATGAGGTAGGTAGTGACAACATCATTCTCTACAACATAAAGCTGCTGACCATAGAAATATACAGATTCGGTAGAACCTGCAGGCTTAGCACTCTGAGCAGCAACATGTGCAGCATCATAAGAACCGAAGTAAACTCTCGCATCAAGCGGGAATGCAGCATCGGGGCTAAGAGCAACAGCATAGCTCAGAATATTAGCAATTTGTTCATAACTGTATGCCATTATATTCTACCTCCTTCCTTAAATAGTAACCTTATAGGTATTAGCTGCAGTAACGGCTTCAGCCCAATCCTTAACAAATACCTTATAAGCTTTAGCTTCATAACCATTTGCACCCTCAACATCAATCTGCATAAGAGTGAAAGCAGTATTAATCTGCGCATCAGACGCATTAGCATCCTTAACAGAAGAGAGCTGATTAAGAGAAGTTGCATCAGCAGGATATGCGATAACAGCTCTCATACAGCCAACGGGAATAGGCATATTAAATGCGCTTCCAGCAGCCACAGCCTTACCGGTCTTCGTCAAGCTACGAATAAGAGCAGACGTAAGATCGGTTTTGCTAGTAAATGTACCATAGAAGCAGTTACGATATGCCGTAATAGCAGCAGTAGTCTTAGACTTAGATCCAGCAGCAATACCGGCCTTAGAACAAGCTTTCTTAAAGTTTGTTGCAGGGGTATATGCGGATGCATCATAGGAAGCTTCTGCAGTAACCTTGTAGTTAATACCATCGGTAACCTCGATAGTACCGAAGTCTGCCGTATTGCCATCAGTAAATTCAGTACCCTTAGTATCGGAGATCTTCCAAGACTTAGCAGCAATGCCAGCCGAAGTAGAAGCTTCGAACTTGCCATCTCCATCGATTCTACCGTACTGATAGGTACCAGCACTAAGTGCAGCAGTTACAGCCACAGCAACTTCCGTACCAGCCTCATAAGCCTTGAACTCACTATCGGAGCTACTAGAGAAACTTACAGCAGGCTGAGTAACATCAGGATCAGTATCTTCCTTTGCAGTAAGCTGATTGAGTGCCGTAGCAATATCAGTACCAGCATTTGCAATAGTAGCCTGACCATTAGTCAGCGTCTGATGAACACCGATTTTGCTAGTGGTAATCCAATCTGCAGGCAGAATGATCTTGCTAGCATCATAATCGGAATCAAATGCCTTCCACTGTTCACCATCAAACTGATAAACAGTCTTCTGAACCTTCCCGGTTGTTCCGATAGGCTCAGATACGATAGCCACATCTCCCTTAACAGGAGTATGACCAGTTACGGCCTCTTCCAGAGAAGCGCCTTCATAAACGCTAGTATTAGGAATGAGGTCTTCAAACTTCTTGCCAGAATCAACAACATTACCTTCAGCATCAAGAATAGCGATATCGCCATCAACAGCATCGGCAACCTTATCCATCTTGCCAGAAATATCAATAGGAGCTACATAGAGACCATTTTCATCGCAAGTAATCAGGTTTCCAGCAGCAGTCGAAATCTTGATAGAGCCCTTAATAACGCTTCCTTCAACAGTAAGGCTAAGTGCCTTTCCATCACCCTCAGCAGTATATGTGTCAACAAGATCTCCAACAGGAATGGTTACAGAGTCGGTCTTCTCAGCATCGAAATAGAGAACAATGTTCTTATTCTCAGCATCATATTCACCGGCAGTAACGAAACGCTCAAGATCGAGCGAAATAGGATCGCCAATGGCATTTCCAGAAGCATCAGCAAGCTGAAGTTTGCCAGTAGCAGCCTCATAGGTAAGGGTTACACCAAGACCATCAAATACGATAGTTTCAGTATCTTTATTACCCTTAGTTACGGTAAGGAGATGCTCAGCACTATCCCAAGACAGCGAGCTTACAACACCATCCGAACCAACAGCTTTAGCAATCTCTGCAGCGACAAAAGCAGCAACTGCCTTTGCAGATACAGGATTGGTACCATCTGCAGTAACATCATCTACAACGGGCTTAATTACAGTGGTCCACTTAGAACCATCGTAAATACGACCCTCAAGAGTAGTGGAGTTAATATACAGACGATTTCTTGCAATACTGGTAGTAGGCAGTTCTGTATAAAGAACTACACTCTCAGTAAACGGTTCAGCACCACGGTAAATCTCACGAGTATCGCTCAAGAAGTACATATGACCATCCTGAGGAGTACCGGCATGATACATAGCCGAGGTGACAATATGCCACATCATCATAAGAGTATAAATCCTCCTTATTATAAGATTTTAAAGCTAATTACTAGGAACCCAAATCCCTAATATTAAACCTTTACTTAATTTGTTCGATCTGAAAATTCTATCAGATCTTATATTTTAGCATTTCACTGATGCAATAAAAGAGGGGCAGAATTATAAATTCTGCCCCAGTATATTACATACCATCCGACCAGGAAGAAGATGCTTTAAGATCTTCAACATCTTGCTCAAGCACAGTAACAGTCTGATGAATAATTACAGTATCACCATTTTTAGCAAACCATTCTTCCTCAGTACCTTCAAATCCATGCTCTAGTGCAAGCTCATATGCACTTTTTCCGTCAGCACCTCTAAGAGAATTTAACCATTCTTGGACAGTGCCCTCAAAGCCATTATCGCAGGCTAGTTCATAGGCACTTTTTCCATTAGTTCCTCTAAGAGAAGCAAGCCATTCAGCTTCTGTACCTTCAAATCCATGCTCTACGTCAAGTTCATAGGCACTCTTTCCAGGATTGCCATCTTCTCCAGGTTCACCCTTAAGAGATTCAAGCCATTCCTCTTCAGTACCTTCAAATCCATGATCACAAGCAATCTGGTATGCGCTCTTACCATCTTTTCCAGGAGCTCCAGAGCCTCCACCCTCTCCACCTCCATGGAGAGATTCAAGCCACTCTTCTACAGTCCCTTCAAAGCCATAATCGCAAGCAATTTCATAAGCACTCTTTCCAGGAGCACCCTTAAGAGATTCAAGCCACTCTTCTTCAGTGCCTTCAAATCCATTATTCACAGCAATCTGATAAGCACTAAATCCAGGAGTTCCTTGGCACTCTTTTACCCAATCTTCACGAGTTCCTTCATAACCGCATTCGACGGCGATCTCATAATTATCTTTTCCAGGATAGCCTCTCATAGACTCTAGCCAATCAGTTACAGTTCCAACAAATCCATGTTGGAGAGCAATCTGATAAGCATCATTTGGTGTCACATCCTTAATATACTGAATCTGATGGAAATAGATTCTTTCTTTACGACTAGAATTGTCCTCAGACCAGTCAAACAGTACATAGCTATTATGGGGCATAGCTCTATTTTGTACTACATTAACAATCTTACCCGTACGGTTAATGCTCTTACCATTAGAAATGTAGTATATATCATAAATACCATCATCTGTAACAACGAGATTTTCAACCATACCATTTCCAAGAGTTACACAAATTCTGTAAATCTTTTTATCTACACATTCGGCAGAAATAATAGGCATATCTAATCTACCTCCTTAATTTATATCGATTATTAAATAGTTACAAAAGGCAAACCCCTATGCCCGAAAGCATAGGGGTTATTTAAGGCATTTTATCCAATGCCTAGATAGAACTTGACTAGATCATCAAGTGATAGATCGGTCTTAGAACCATTAACTACTAGTGATACATTATCGCCATTAATAATAGCTTTAGACCCATCTTCATACTTATATTCAAACTTCTGATTCTTATCGCAGCATTCACAGCAATTCGGTTCAGAAGTATCTTCAATAACTCCTTCTCCATTCTCTGAAGGAGAATATACAGTACTGCATCCTCTAATCTGATCAAGCATAATGGTTTCATATCTACCTTCAAAGGTATCAGAAGTATCCATTACAATTTTCACAGGAGGTGCTGGAGGTTGTTTCATGAAATCATGCTTTGTTGTACAGCAATCATCCTCATAACCAGCATATACAGAATTCTTTGCTCCAATATTTTCTCTAACTACGGTAGGACCGTGATGATGAGGAGCATGATCTGGATGAGGGAGCTCAGTGATTTCAGCAATCTTTGCCCTTACCTCAAATATAGTACCATTTCTAGACATGTATGTAATATCATAAATACCATCTTTTTCAAGATTTACGTATTTAACAGCATTCTCAATACTGTCATCGAAGAACTCTAGATGAATAACAATGGCCTTAACCATTGTAGCAGAAATTCCAAGTAACAAAACTTTTGTTCCTCCTTTTGGTTTTTTATTTTGACCATTGTCACTGAGTATGTAAGATACATCTATCAAATTGGCCAGCGGAATAAAGATAATTTCAGTCTCATTATACTTACTTGTATCAGGTGGATTAAGAACACAATTACAAGTAGGCATAGGAGGCTGATTAGTTTTCATGAATAAATGATAATCTTTGCAATTATGCTTTTTATCGCATGAATTGCAGTTTGGCTTCTTTTTATCACTATTATGAATTGTCTTTACCTTAATTTGATCTGTAAATACGTCTAATACTAAACCAGTAATAGAACGCCTAGATCCAGTAGAAGCATCATAAAATGTAAAGTTATATTCCATATTAGTAAATACCTTTACATCTTTCATTTTTGCCCCTAAATCATTAGAAATAGTTACGTTTAAATAGGAAAGCAGCTCAGCGTTTGTTAGCCTTGTTTGAATGAAGCTTCTTTCCAGACTGTACGTTTGTCGTCCCATAGAATTCGGCCTCCTTATTACGTATAAATGCAATCATATCGCAAATATTATTAATAAGTTCAACGCTAAAGTCTGTTTTAGCTTCCTGAGTAAGTCTGAGGACGGCAATATTCTTAACCAGATAATACATATATGCTGCATCGATTACATCATCAGGGTTAAGACCTCTAGTTGTAATAGTAATAAGAATACAGAATTTCTTAATGTCTACTTCTGTAACTTTAAGATCTCTAATTTTATTATAAAGATCTACATTTGTTACAAATTCTTCTGCATTCAATACATTAATTGCAGCAGCATCATCAATAAGAATCTTTCTAAGAGCAATGGGCATTTCTTTTGCATCTGTCATTTTAAATTGAGATTTAGAGTTGCAATAATTGTAATTATCAAGGCATCTCTTAAACTCGAGCTCATAACGACGAACAGCTTTTCTAGTATGACTAGAATTTTCAAAGCATTCCTTAGCATAAGAGAATGTATAAGATCTCTTAAATGCATCACGAACTTTTTCAAGAGTTTCTGCCTTATCAGGAAATTCATCCTTAATTTTTTCGATCATTGCAGGAATACGAACTTCCATAGTTTCCCTTGTATGCTCGCTATAAAGGTCAGAAATGCTAGGCATATTCAGAGCTTCATCAATAGATTTCTGGAAGTCAATAAATGCCTGCTCAACATCTGCATCTTGAACGAATTCATTCATGACAAATCTAGCCACATCTTCCTTTCTATTTACAGGAATATTGTTTGCGGCCATAAGAGCATCAATATTATCCTGGAAGAATTTAGGCAAATTATCATAAACCTTATACTTACCATCTTTCATCTTAGTTACAACTTCAAGAATCTGGTACGTATCTTCATCAGAAATATTAAAATCTCCTTTGATTTTATCAACTGCACGATTTCTAACAGCTTCTTCTACAGCCTCTTTATTATCAACATCAAAAATGCTTACATCAGCAGCAGGAAAATGATCGATTTCTTGAGCAATAAGATCAATTTCATTTTCTTCATTGAGAGTTGCATCGACAGTTTCGGCTTCAAGAGGCGCATCGGGATTTACAGTAGTTTCTTCAGCAATTTTGCGAATATCAACTACATCCTTATCTACAGAATCTTCTGCAGCTTTAGCAAGTTCATCAACCTGCTCATCTGTTAGGGTTGTGTTTTTAATTTCATTTGTGTTTTCCATGTCATTTTCTCCTTAATTTTCAGAATCTGAAACTTCAGATGCCTGCATATTAGAATCTACATCAGCTGCTGTTATAGTCTGATCATGATGCATAGCTAGCTCTTGAAGCTTAAATCTAATACTAGTAATTACATCAGCTCTGATATCACTATGCAATATACTAATATAAGCTTTTTCAAAGAAATTAGAATTAGCAGAAACAATATTTAGGAAATATCTTTTCATTTCCGAATTGTTTCCGCAGATTAGAGAAATAATAAGATGGAAAGGCATTTCCATTCCACATACTTCTGTGATAACCTTATCAATATTTGCATTGATAATTGCAAGCTTAATATCTTTATATACACGCTTGCTATAAATTGTGCTACTATCTTTATTCTTTTTAAGGTCAGTCAACCCAAGAGAATCGTAAAGATAACTACGTTCACGATAAATAAAATTAGCGAAGAAAGATACCATATTATTGGTAAATTCGCATACCATCAAGTTATAAAGATGGAAAGCTGCAGAATAAAGATCGATATCAGGATCTATAGTAAAATTCAAATCAAATTCTCTACAAATAATATCAATGATTTCTTTATACGTCTCGTTTCTTACTCTAAGAACTTCATCGCGACTATCTGCTCCATATCTTGCAATAATAGCCTTAAAGTTCTGCTCCCAAGCTCCTACGACATTTGGTTTTGTAAGTACATGGACTCCAGAAAACCTGCTTTTAAGAGCTTCATCGACAATAGTAAATACAAATTCTGAATTGTAATGAGACAATACATCTGCAAGTTCATTTTCTGTTGTAATATTAAAAGACTGCAGATTTGCATTAAAACTACTCATAAGTATGAAATCTCCTTTCATAAATTCTTATGTTTAAGTTCGCCTAAAAATAAAGATGAAAAAAAAATAAAGAGGAACGATATAATCGTTCCTCTTTTTAATTTATTCATCATCACAATCATCAGGAATTGAAGCAGAGGCTGTAACCTTATCAGGATCTTCAAAGAAGATCATAGGCTCATAGAATTCTCCAGGATTTGGCTTGAATTCTTCTTCCTTAGGCGGTTCTATTCCTTGAATTGCATACTGAGGTTTTTCCATAAAGAATAGATCCATAAATGATGAACCATTCTTTTTGAAGGTTAGCGGATTATAAAGAAGTTTTCCTACTTTTTGATAGCTCATAGATACCGTGATACTAGGATTGCAAGTCAATGCTCTGTTGAGTGACAAAATCTCATAATTAGGATCATAGAGAAACCACTTCGGCTTCTTTAAAATATCCTCAGGATCTCTTAATTGATTGGACACAATAACTTCAATATGAGTTGAAGATATTCCTAAACCACCGTCATTAGCTGTCTCCAGAAGTGCTTGAAGAAGTTGGTGGATATCCATTCCTTTAATCGTACTATTTTTATTCAGTAGATTATTCAAGTGATTAAGAGTCTTAGAAAGTTCATTATTCTCGATAGGAACAATAAACAATGTCATTTCTGCAAGTTCAGAAAAGTCTACATGAATACATCCATCAATAGGCTCACCTTTCTTTCTAATAACAGAATTAAATTCATTAGAAATATAAAGCTTTGCTCCTTTGTCATTGGATATATGGAATGTTTCTCCATTCTGAATTACATCAAATTCTGTAATATATTCATTATAAATAGAAGGTCCATCATCGTCATCTCCCCCGAGATCATCGTCTTCTTCGTTTTCAAGTTCAATGAACTCCGGATCAAGAACGAAAGTACAATTCTTAGATTCGGCATCGGAATTAATACGAATCATGTTTCCTTCAACTTCAAAGAGCTCTGCAAATTTATCAACCCAAACAAGTTTTTCAACAAATGTTTCAAGAAGATGCTTTGCAGAAAGAAGCTTCTGAGTAAGGCTAGATGACAATGTTTCACTAGCGATACGTCCTACATTAACACCAAAATTAATTGCAGCATCATAAACTGTATATGCAAGATCCCCATAGCATTTATAACAAATACCTTGTCCTCTTGCTGCTGATGCACAAGTAATAGGCGAACGTAATAGAATTTCTTTACCGATAAGATGCTTATCTTTAGGAGTAATAAGCATTTCAACCCCATGAGGATCTAATCTATAATATCTATTACGAAGCATTTTTAATGTTTTAGCGTCCTTAATAGTAATTCTGACAAAATTAGGACTGCAGCAATCATAGTTGGGATCAGGATTCAAAAACGAATCCATATTATTCAAACCAAGAAGACGTGCAAAGTGTCCAGAAGAACCAACGTTATTATATTTAATAATTTGCGCTGTTCTACCTGTAGATGATTCAATGAAATAATCAATGGGATTTGCTACACCGCCATTGATAAATGAGTTATAAATCGGAACAGGGAAAATGCCTCCATGACCATCAGGCTTGCTTCCGATATTAATTGTAAATTCTTTAAACTGCTTCGGGTTTATTCCTTCAGAAGCTCTACAAGCATCTGCAAGACAATGATCATAACCCAAATATTGTTTTGCATTTTTCATAATATCGATTGCTCTGTTAGCGAATTTCATACCTTCTGCTTTAACATCTTCAATCGGTACATTATGAAGATCTGCATGCATACATTCATAGAATTCAGGGCATTTCTGCATAAGCAAAACATTATCTTCAAGATTAACTGTATTTGCCAAAAAGAGTGCAAATTCATCTATATCATGAATACGATGCAGCGTATCATCAATGATATTATTAAGCTCTTTATTAGAGAATTTTTTGCGGCTAGTATCGATAAGAAATTTATCAATATAATCTTTAATTGTATCTTTCTTTATCTCATTTGCAAAGAATACATGCTTTGATTCTACAGGAACCCCTGTCTGAATTAGCATATCCCACATAATAAGATTTAACAAATAATCTGGAACCATCAAATCCAAAACTTTCTTATCATAAAAATTTACGACAATAAATGATTTTTGAATTAATTCTGTTTCGATTCCATCTCTAAGAAGATTTAAGACAGAATCATAATGACTCTGCCAGTTTGCTTTTGTAATGTCTTTTGTTTTGACAAAGACTTGCTCACCATTAACTAATGGGGCATAAATACCATAATTTTCTGGGTGGCCTAATGCGGATGAGCCACAATCCTGAACGAAATAACCCTGCTCAAGGCGCATTCGTTCAATTTTTTCGTTGATTGTTTGTTTTGCCATTTTCATTCTCCTTTTATGTGTATTTTGCTTTTCGTTGTTATTACTTTGTTTTTGAAACATTAACAACTTATTTTTATCATAATTATAATATGTATCTAAAAAGAAATATGCGATAGTCCGAAGACTATCGCATACGTACTTTATTACAATGAAAGGAGATAAACAAAATGAACTTCAACCGAAAACATCTTTGTTTATATAGATGTTATTACTTTCTGAAATATTCAGGAATAGAAGCTTCAACAAATTCTTTATCGATAGCTTTCATAACAACAGCAGATTTATCGCCATATTTAGCAATGAGATCATTCATTACTCTACGTTCCTGAATACGAAGAGATACAAGCTCATCCCAAAGGGGATCATCCTCTTCCTTTGCCATATGGCAAACTGTAGTTCTGAGAAGAGTATTCACATTACCGTCAGCAAGTCTATCAATCATATCCTGATTGATAACTCCAGCTTCCATCATAGCTTTGGCTTCATCAGATTTAATAAATTCTTTAATCTTCGCAGAAGGAAGATTGCTCAAAGTTTCAAAAACAACTGCCTCACGAAACTGATTAGGGTTCTTGAGGGCACTTTCTAACTTGACATCAGCAGATCCAAAGATCTTGCTGTTTACCATTTCCATAAACATATCATGAGTCCTCCTAATTGATATTTATATAAATGTTGCTTGATTAGATATTATCATTATGAGCATAATATGAACTTTCATAATGCCAAAAACAAAATTATAATATATTAAATGGAGGTATATTAGAAATGCGAATTCCAGACACATTAACAAGACAGCAAGCAATGTATTTGCTTGAAAAATATTTATTAGACGAAGAATCAACCCCTAATTTATCACTAGACCAGTTAACAAATGGCTATATAAAAGCAGATCTTGTGCAGCAAGTAAACTGTGATAGAGTTCATAGAATTTTATATAAGCATAGTAAAAAATATAGAAATCAATCGCCTCATAAGTCTGAGCTTTTAAATTATGAACAAGCTATAGGCAAAATAATGGGATATTTGCTTGGAGACAATTATTATATCGTAGATCCAGTAAATATGGAGCAAGGAAATTCTGTAATTGTACATGACATTTTAAAGCAATATTCTAAGCGTTATAGAAAAGAGCTTAGAGAAGAGTCTAAAATGGATACTTACTTTAGATTATTTGGCCGTACTATAATAATCAAAAAGAAGGAGAAGCGTAAATGAAAGATAATATGCGAACTTCATTAGCAAGATATCCAGAAAGTGATATCTTGTATAATTATAAGAAAGTAGCAATGGAAATGCTACATTTTAATTTTCCGTCATTGAGTGAGGTTGAGTTAGCAGCGGCTGTTGATAACTCTATTTCTAAGCATTTTAAAGATACTGCCGTTCAGATTGATAATAATTATAAAAAGAAAACAATTGATATGACATTAAGAGGTCTTGCAGATTATATAATCTCAAGAGAACCAATTATAACCTCTTATGGAGTTCTATTTAACAGACACGGTGTATTGCCGAATCCTATATATACAATGGTCGATGGATTTATTAATGACCGTAAGAAAATGAAAAAAGAAATGTTTAAGTATCCGAAAGGATCTGAAGATTTCGAGAAATACAATTTGCTTCAGTTACTTTTGAAGATAGACAGTAATGGATTCTATGGCGCCACAGGCCAGTATAGTTGTATATATTATAACCTCTATACTGCATCTAGTGTAACAACTCAAGGAAGATCTTGTAACTCTGCAGCTGCTCTATTCTTTGAAAGCTTCTTAAATAATAATGTTCCTCATGCATCTATGAATGAGCTTATTACATTCATTCATAATGTGCTTAATGAGAAGCATCATTATAACAGCAATGATATTATTACCAACCATGCAACTCTTGATGAAACATTCTTCCAGTTAATGTCCACTACTGGATTCGGATGGGTACCTTCGTATGATGAGATGTATATCGTTTGGGATATTCTTGCTAAATTAAATCAAGATGAATTAGATAGGCTTTTCTACAAGAATAATCTATTCCACTTTATCGATAATATTCCAGTAAAACAGTCTATTTTGTTTATTCTTCAGCAATTATCTGCTCCCTTCATGGATCCGAATGAGCCGCCAGAGGAAATTCAAGAAGCACTTGATGAATTTTTGGCAGTTGTTCAAGAGTATGTTTATTATGATAAACAAATTACAGATCGTATTGAGAAGATGGCATCCCTAGTTCGTTCCGTATCTATTATTCAAGACACAGACTCTGCTATCATTAGCCTTGATGGTTGGTATCAGTATGTAAGACAATTATGTGTCGGTGTGCCGATGAATATTAAGAATGAAGTTGTTGATGCTCTTGAATTTATTGAAAGCGGAGAAGTTAAAACATCTGAATCTAAACAAAAGATTATGGACTATAGCTTCTTAGACGATGATATGATTGAAATGGATAGACTGATAGATCCTATGGTTATCACACCTCAGGATGGACTCAGATACTCTATTATCAATATTCTGGCATACTGTATTGGTAAGCTTGTCAATGATTATATGGAAAAGTATGCAAGAAATGCTCATAGTGATAATGAACGTCCTTGCCTACTTGTTCTCAAGAACGAATTCCTATTTAAGCGTGTTCTTATTACAGATGCTAAAAAGCACTATGCATCAAAGATGGAACTTCAGGAAGGAAATATTATTCCTGAAGATAAATCCCTTGATATTAAGGGCATGGATGCATTTGTTAAATCCAGTACTAATAATGCAATTAAAGAAAGATTGAAAAAGATTCTTTATGATGATATTCTTAATTCAGAATCTATAGATCAGATTAGGGTTTTAAAGGATATAGCTATCGTTGAAAAAGAAATCTTTGATTCTATCAATAATGGCGAAAAGAGATTCTTTAAACCTGTAAAGGTAAAGTCTCTTTCTTCTTATGAAAATCCTATGCGTATTCAGGGTATTGTAGCTTCCTATGCATATAATGCATTGCATGAACCTGGAACTGAAGCATTGGATATGAGCATAAGAAATTCTGTTGATATCGCAAAAGTTGATATTAATATGAAAAATATCGATCGTATTAGAGAGTCATTTCCTTATGTATATGAGAAGGCTATACAACTTATGAAGACAAAGGAATTTTCTACAGGAATATCTTCTATAGCTATTCCTTCTAACGAGCCTGTTCCTGGATGGATTCTGCCATTTATTGAATACGCTCCCATTATTAAGGACAATGTATCAGGATTCCCGATTGAGTCTATAGGGCTATTTAGAGGTCCAGATACAAATAATTCTACTAATATAATTAAATTTTAAGAAAATGGAGGGTAGTAATACCCTCCATTCTTTTTTTTTGTAATTTAAAGGTTTTTTAATTGTATATCATTACAATGAGAAAGAGAAGCATTAGAATCTCTTAATCCTTTTATTCGTAGACATCTGATCTGCGCGCAATTGGATGTCGATTCGAAGCTACTTATTCTCATATAATATGCAGGAGGTGGTGAATTCAACCATTCTCCTTATTCAAAGCCTCCTGTGGTCATGTGGGACCCGGGATCATTCTGCTACTAGCACTAGCAGTCTGACCGTTATTAACCTCGAAAGAGTTTAATATATAAAACAAAAATTTTACGCAAAGGAGAATGGTAAAATGGCACACGACAATACCGGCAGCAATTTTGCAGCAGAAGAGGATCTTATGAATAAAGAGTTCAGAAAGAATAACCTCAACAACATCAACAAAAAAGAGTTTGAAAAGGATATCAATCCGGAAAATCCTGCAAGCGAAATCAATAAGAAAAATGAAGAGCTTATTGATCCCATGGCTTGCGAAGCAAGTCCTGAAGAGCTCGAAGCTAAAAAGAAGAAATGGATGGACATCTTCCAAAGATGCCCTGATTTCGCAAATTGGATTCTTGAAATCTATGAAGGAGTCGGATCTGCCGGCCTTGATGATATCATGAATGCATATTTCCATAACTAATTTAAATTAGTTATGGAAAAGAAAGAGCTTTATAAAGCTCTTTCTTTTTTTTAATTACCTCATGTTAGCTTTATATAGAATCTAGAACGAAATATTAAGGGGTGATGAATTATGAATAAAATCGTTGTTTATCGAACTCATATAGAAATAAACAATTATAGAAGAGGGGATTGCCCTCAATTAGAAAAAACATTCTCTGTTTATGATAGACTTTATCATAGACGATTTCCGAAAGGAATGATATATGATGAAGAGAGAGGAGTACTCATGCTCCCTAGAGGTATTGATATCGGATATGTAGAAAGGCTTCTACAGTCCGAACCTGTTGTTGATGGAACTATAGATCCAATAGGAGATGTGGGTCCAATTATGCTTAAATATAAACCTAGAGATACTACACAACAAGAAGCTATAAGATTTATGCTTAGTATGGATAAATATAAAAGAAATGAAAATAGCACAATGCTGTCAGTAAACTTAAATACTGGTAAAGGTAAAACATATTGTGCTATTGCAACTGCTGCATATCTGGGATATAGATCTATAGTTATCACAGATAATATTGGTTGGTTAGAGCAGTGGAAAAATTTCTTTATTGAATACACAGATATTACAGCTGACGAGATCTATATGATTTCAGGAGCTCCTTCATTAATGAAGCTCTTTAATAGAGACATTTCAAAATATAAAGTTATTCTTTCAACTCATTCTACTATTAAGAGTATTGGAGATAAGCAAGGATGGGATAAGATTAGATCATTCTTCACTCATTGTCAGATAGGAATCAAATACTATGATGAGGCTCATTTGAATTTTGACAATATGTTTCAGATTGATTGTTATTCAAATACATTTTTGACTTATTATTTAACAGCTACTCCTGGTAGAAGCGATGCCGGGGAAGATGCAATATTTAGTTTATATTTCAAAAATGTGCCGTCAATCAATCTATTCAATATCGAATCAGATCCGCATACGAAATATGCTGCAATTAGATTCAATTCTAATCCGACCCCAGTTAATGCAGCTAGCTGTAAAAATAAATATGGATTAAACAGAATTGCATATACCGATTATCTAGTTAGAAATGATAATTTTCAGCAATTACTAATTATTTTGGTCAATATGGCAATTCGAAAACCTGGAAAACATTTGTTCTATATCGGAACTAATGAAGCAATTCTTTATGTAAGAGACTTAATATATCAGAATTTTCCAGAATTGATAGGACAGATAGGAATTTATACAAGTATAATTCCTCCTGATAAAAAGCCTAGAGAACTTGAAAAGAAGATAATATTAAGTACGACTAAAAGTGCTGGAGCCGCAATGGATATAAAAGGTCTTGTAGAAACAGTTAATCTTGCAGAGCCTTTTAAATCCAAAGTTTTGGCTCAGCAAACTCTTGGTAGAACTAGAGCAGCAAATACACTATATAAAGATATTGTAGACACAGGATTCTATTATACAAAGAAATTCTATGATTTTAAGAAGCCTGTATTTAAAAAATATGCATCTGAATGCGTAGAAATTAATATGAATAAAGATGATATTGATAAACGAGTTCTGGGTATAATGGATAATAGAAGCAAAATGATTCAACCAATGGAATTTGCTGATAATCCATTTAAATCCGAAGAATCGTAAATAAAGGATTCTTTAACGATATACTATAAAAGTGAATGAGAGAAGGAATAAATCCTTCTCTCATAATTTTTATAAGGAGGTACAGAATAATGAAAGGAAAGGCAATTTTTAATCCTTTAGTTACGATGTACAAGTACGGAGCAGATAAAACAGCTCCACTCGCGAAAGACCGTGTAGCCGGTATTATCAATGATAATGAGAGTGAAACCACTCGTAAAGATAATACAGCTACAACCACCACCAAAGTTGACGAAACTGTCAACGCAACAGATGTAGGAGAAGCAGCAAAGACTGCTGGCTCCGAATCCGCAGGATCTGATGGAGTCCTTGACTTTAGCATGTTTGGTGTCAAAATTGATACCGATGCAATGTCTGGAGCAGTCAGATTTGAATCGCAGGAAGAAGAGAAAGCCTGTGCAAGACGTATGGTAGACGATGCCATTCGTCGAAACGGCATCAATACAAATCCTGCGGCAAATCCCATTTTTGGTAATCAGCCTATGAACAAAGGAGCTCCTATGCAGGGTGCAAGTCAGCAGCCTGTTGTTGGAAGAGGTAGACATAAGGTTGATAACCCGACTCAGCAGAAGCCCAAGCCTCCTAAGGCAGAAGCGGATAATGTTGAGTTTACTCCCGGCGTTCTCAATATTGAAGTAGAGCCACCTAAGCCTCCTAAGACTTGGCCTGATCCTACGAACAATGTTCTTGAGAATGCAGAGCCCATTCCCGAAACTGCTCAGTCCTTTGATAATTCTGCAGTGATTGCTCAGTTCAATCAATGTGCAGGACTTTTGAGGGATATTGAGAAGATTGCATCTGAGGTCGGAGTCCATGTCCAGATGATTTCGAAGCCCGGAAGCAATGGCCAGCCCAGTGGTTTGATCGAATGCTATGTGTATACAGGTCAGCCTACTCCGAATCCTTTCAAGGGATTCACAATCGACACCGGTGCTATCATCGATCGTCGAGTAAAGATCTTCCCTGCAATTGTTGAAGCAGGTTATGAGGATCTTCCCGCATATCCTGTAATGATTTCCAGAGATGGAAAGGAAGAATCTGACAATAAGAAGAAGGTTGTCGATGCTAAGTTGATTAAAACTCTTCTTGTCGGAGGTGCACAAATGCTTACTCCTAGCTCTATGTACACAAAAGATTATATGGAGCTTAATAAGCATGTAGCAATCATTACTATGCCTACAAGTCACATGAATTCTGAGACTCGTAAGGCCGTTCGAGATCGCCTGCTCAATGCAATGAGATCTGGTCTCTTCGAAGAAGCAGCGAAAATCGATCAGTTCGCAAGATTCCGCTTTGTACCTAAGTCGTACAATAAGCAGACCCTTGAGTTCGAACTCTCTAGCCAGGGTGTTCCTTACAGATTCTGTGGTCCTTGCATGAGCAAGAAAAATATCACAATCAAGTTTGGAAAAGATGGCAAGGCAACAATGTCTCATGAATAATCATTGGGCATTTGCCGATCCCAGGTACCTTTTGGTACCTGGGATTATTTTTTAATGCTTCGGCAACTTTTAAGTAACAGTTTTAAGGAGAATGAAAATCATGCCGAATGAATTAATAGAACCAATGGAGTTCTTTAAAATAGATAAAGTTTCAGATGATGTTTATGCTATTGGTCCTAATGTCATTCTGAAGTTTAATGTATCTCTATCCAAAATGTCAAATGGAAAGAGATTTCATTTTCATAAAGAATATGAATATCCGTCGAGAGGCGTTCCGGGCCTTTCGACTCTTGTAACTATAAAAAGAAGTTTTGACTATTATCTTTCGATAGAAAATATGACAAAAGATAATAGTGGAAATAAATTATTTATAAGAATTGGTCCTCAAGAATATATGATATTTAAAAGAGGACTTGAAGAAGCTATTTCCTGGTTTACTGATAATAAATATGCAAAACTATTTGCAAGAGATAGAGGTAAACTAATTCTGATGCCTCCAGTACCAGAATTTGTAATGCAAAATCTTCCAATGCAAAAGTATATACACATTCAGCCAATTATTATTGATAGAGGTATGGCCAATGATGATAAAGAACCCGGTATTAGATTAACACTGGGTGATAATTCGAATGTAATTGACATTAATCTTGATAGATTGATGGGATTATACTATACAATTTCTTGCTTTAATATGTATCAAGCAGCTTTGATCATGGTCAACTATATTCAAAGACCTGAATTTGGTACAAATCGCTTTGTGATGGAGCCTTCACATCTAATGGGTCAAGAATCTGGCGTAAGGTATGGCTCATCTGGAATAGAAGGAAGATTTGTAACTCCTCAAGGAAGTCCAGACAATATAAAAACCTTGGAAGGAGGACAATAACAATGTTTAATCCAAATATGCATTTATTTTTCGATAAAGATGAAAGAGAGCCTGCTCTTAGATATCTTGTTATGAAATTCTTCAACGGAATGGAAAATAAAATGGATACAAGAGCATTGGCTGCTATGATTGATATGATGTATGGTGTAAATACAGTAAAGATGGCAAATTATCTGGCTGTAGAAACCACTATAGTTGAAAAATATGAAAAAGCAATATTAGAATATTGCTCATTCGTAGATATTGATGCTGAGATTATGTCATATAATCCAGGACAATTTGTTGTTAAGTCAATAGTCAATCAGGCTTTAAAAGGTCCAGAATCTTTTGCACCATTAATGTACTGGGATCCTGGTAGAGAGTGGAATTTTAATAATGTGCCAAAAGAAGGAGCTTTAATGAATCCTTTAAATCATTACGTTCATTCTTCTCTTACTTTAAAGAATGTAGAATACCAAAAACTTCGCAATTTTGCTGTAAAAGCTTTACGTGAAGATTTTAAACTACTTAATAAAGCTTTTAATGATTTAGATAAGCAGAATACGAATAAAACTGCTACTCTAACAATTGAGCTTTTACCATGTGATACTTATAAAAATATAATAAATATCACAGATACATTACATTTGTATTTTTAAGGAGGAGAAAAAAAATGGATTACTTGATAGAGCATTTTATAAGAGTTCTAGATTCTTATAAGACCTTGAGAAAGGAATATACAAGAAATAGTGATGGTAGCTATACCATTGATATTTATGATATCCCTCCAGAACTAGATCTAGAGCTTTCTAGACTTAGCTACGATGAGGTTATAGGACAGAAAGAGACTAAAGATAAACATGGACGTGTTATTGGAGTAGAAAAGATTACTCAAACTACAATGTGTTTTGTTGGTATCGGAGAAGGACTTAATCTTAGGCTTGTTCTCGATAAAGATACATATGCTAAAAAGATGAATCTAATAGATCCAATTCTTAGGAGATATTTTGCAGCACATCGAAACCTCGGCTTTTAAAAATGATAAGGATAGAACGAAAATCGTTCTATCCTTATCATTTTTATACAGTAAAGATAAGAGGCTGATGCGCATTAGCAGCAGAAACATGAGCATCATCTAGTCTTTCTATAATCTCATCTCTCTTAGAAGCCTTACTCTCAAGATCCCCAATCTTAATATCGATATTTGCAAATACAGTTTCTAATCCTTCATAATACTTTAAATTTTCATACAAGAATTTAGCTACATCTGCTTCAGCCAATTCTTCAAAAATTTCCATCATAGAAGGGGGAATAGTCATAAGATTAGGAGCATGTTTAATAAATATTTCTAATGGAAAAGAATTCATTCCTCTCGTAATGTCTGCTCCAGTAACAGTTGAAATCTTAACCATATTAGGAGGTCTATATTCTACAAAGATCTGGTTGTTGAATAGCGACATATGGTCAGCTCTCATTTGTAGGAGAGCAATATCATCTAAACCATAATTATTTGTCATAAAATCATAAGTTCCATATCCTTGTGCTTCTTGCAGCCTTAAACTATCTCTTGAAAATAGAGACCAGTCTATATCTCTTACTCCTATAACTTCAACACCCTCTGGTACATATTCATCGATAAGGTAATAGCCATCTCTTCTTCTTTGAGCTAGGCTAATTTGTATATGCATAGAATTTGGAAAATATCTACTAAAAGTATCAAGTGTTTCGTTAGCTATAACTTCTTCGGCCCAAACAGATTTGCATATATCTTCAGGAAGATTTAGCTGTTTAGTGCCAAGACGACGCTCTATTTTATTCAATAAGGCGTTCATTTTATTCATTGGCATAATGATAACACCTCCATATAAACTTTATTTATTATAAATGTTAAACGATTAAGAGGAGCATGAACAACATGCTCCTCCAATCTATATTACCAATATTTACTTAAATTACCGACATTAATAGTATCCTTCATATACTCTTCTTCAGGATCGCTGTTAAAGTTTAAAAATACATCTGTTGGGATAGTTTGCACAGTAGTCTGTGCCTGAGGAACTACAACATGATACCTATCAGCCAAAGTCTTCTGAACTAGTTTATCATTTAATAGTCTATCCATAGCAGCTTGATCTCTTGCTGTTTCAGACTTCATCCAATCTTCATATAATTGACGACCAGGAGCATTTTCCAACTCTTCGAGCTGTTCATTAATCTCCTCATTATCAGAAATATCAAGAGTTTGAGTCATATCAGACTGGGGTTCACGAATATCGGTTACGGCTTCTTCCAGATCTGCATCTGTTCTAAGCACACGTCTTGTGATACCCCAGTTGTTCATTAAGTCTCCACCTTTATAATATACATAAAGCGCCCATAGCCATGAAAATACTTGGTCGTCGTGAGTATTGGAACTGTGTTCGACTTTACCATTCTTTTTAACTTCCATGCCGCAGAGTTCTTCATATATTGTAGGTGAAATAATTTTATCTTTATGGTATTCTACACGATCTCTTAATATCTCAACGAGTTCTTCACGCTCTGCTTTTGTAGAATCAGATCCGTAAACTTTAGTTTTCTGTGTTCTCTTATGAATAGCAGATCCCATTATTCTTTCTTCAACAACCTTATCCTTAATTGTATAGAATAGATTTTTCTTGATTGAAGTTTGTAATAGGCGTGCTATAACACTAGATCCAAAACCGCCGTTACGTTCTATATTTACTACAGCATTGGGCAACCATTGAGAAACGATGTGGTGAATAACCATTGCTAATTCTGGTGTAGAAATAAAGTTGCTATTGAGTTCTGCAACTACTCTTGTACTATAAGAGTCTACTACCGTAATAGCAGATGAGTCTCTTTGATATCCTCCAGATACGTCAACACCAATAATCGGAGGATATTGAATATTGAATCTTTCAAATATCTTTAATTCATACTTGTTGAATAGAAGTATTGTATTAATCGGCTGTCTCAATAGACCTTTAATAGTATCAAGATCTTCAGCTCTAAAGGGAGAATTTTCAGAAGAATTCGACCATTCGAGAAGAACCTCGCGGCGGATATCATCCCACTTCTTATTCATCGCCATGCAAAGCTGCTTGAACCACTGTTCAGTCTTACCAAGCTGCTGATATGTATACTTAATATATACGAATGTAGAATTCGTATTTGTCTCAATAATATTTTGAATTTGTTCCTTGCTAAGATCATACCATCTTTCGCTAAACGGAGTTGCAGCCTCTTTAAGGTTGAATGCCTCAATACCCTCATCTGTTGTAAGCATACCAGGAGTTGTTGTAATTAGCATACCATAAGGAGTTCCATTACGTCTAGCATTATTAGATGCAGTATTAAATGCAGGGACCATGTTTGTATAAATAATCGTATTATACTGAATAAAGCCATACTCGTCTATATAAATTAAAGGCGTTGTACGACCACGCATTAGGCTGGCTGCTGCAACTTTGTTTCTTGCAGATGCTACTGTTCTAATACGGTTATTATTAACTGGGTGCTGCATAGTCTCTACGTTATTCTTTCCTCTAACCTTTACACCATCCGGTCCAAAGGCCTGGTCCATAACAAGATAACTTGGTAGCAGTTCACGTATATCTTTAATACGCTGCAAGTTTAATTTAGAGTCTTCAAATTTCTTATTTAAGAATGTCATTTCAGCATTTGCCGTTCCAAAATTAAACAAATACAAATACCATGCAAGACTCGAAATAGTTTTACCTGTCTGACGAGGCTGCTCTAAGAAAATATTCAAATTCATCATCAGACAGAAAAGAAGAGCTAAATTTCCACGGGTTAATTCGAATTTAACACCAGTCTTTTGACCAGAGTCTGGAATACGAACAACTTCTCTGAAAAAGTACCATGGATTATATATACATTCTCGTAAAACTTTTTGTTTCATGATCGAATTTAAATTAGGATCATGAGGATCAATTCTGGCCAAATCAGGATCTAGCAATACGAGCATAAATCTATAGTTTCCTATACCAGTTTCTTTCAAATAATTTGAAACTTCCAGGAAACTTTTATTAGTCGTACTCATATGATAGTAGATTGTGGTCTGTGTTTTACCATACATTACGGCCATAAGATTAGCCTCCTTTCTTATAAAATGAAAAGAGAAATTTTATATTAATTATAAGTTGGCTGCTAAAGAAAATATGAGGAGTCCGAAGACTCCTCATATCGTGTGTGTTTAGACCTTCTTTTTCAGACAATAATTCTGAATCTCATTTGCAATATGATTTTCGAGATTTACTATAAAAATATCTCCAGTTTTAGCTACAAGCCTAACCTGACTGCCATTATTAATAACAGTTGCAGACTCGTACAAGAAATCAATCTGATTGATCAAAGATCTGATATTAGCAGATTCATTCTTAATATAGCTAAGCACGCTAGCATTTGTAATAGGAATAAGCAGTCCATTTTTATTCATAGATTCGATAGGCTTATTAGCAAATCCTGCAGATTCTGTTACAAGCTTCGTAGTATATGCATGAGGATGAGAAGGATAGATAACTCTATCCCAAGTAATAACTTTAAGATTTTGAACGACATTACGACCCTTAATAGTTTCAAGAGATCCAAGAGCTCTCAAAGACCAGCTAGGAAGAACTCCTTCTCTAAGATCCTGGTCAAATTCTTCACCAAGAGCATTATTTGTACCCTTAAAATGAGCCATAACATTATTTCCATCCATCCAAATCTTAAGGAAACGAGCTACGGTATTATTGGGATCAATAGTCTGCTGACGAATCATAGCACTATCCATAGGATGACCATTCTCGGACAGCATATTTCCCGTACTAAGCAATTCTTTTGTTCTTGCGCAATTTATTTCACGAAGAAGATCGTTATGAAGATAGCAGCGGCCATTTCTATTTTCTTCTTCTGCAGTTTGAATAATTCCTTCTCCAATTACTCTTTTGCCATTCTCAGAAATAACCTTTGCTTCCTGAGCTTCCAAAGGAGCACTTTCGAGGATTACATATCCAATCGTTTTATTCATAGGCATTGTATACGCACCTCCTAGTTTCATTTATCGATATGTTGGCAGTTTAAGACTTTTTAGGCATTAAAAAGATATTACAAAGCCAACGATATAATGAGAGATTATTTCGATTACGGGTATGTAAGCGTGTGGATACAGGTGATCGATACTTTTATCAAAATGTATTTTGCATTTGATAAGAGGACATCTCTTATATAAGTTTATTAAGAACTCGAGAGCTTAATAAACTTTGGGAGGATATGAAAGCTGAAGAAGTATATTTCGTAAATATATAGACCCTAAACTATATATTTGCTATAGCGATATATACGTCTTTTCTAGATTTGGAGGTGATGGCCCAAATCTAGAGAAAATAATGAGATGACTAATGAATGAAATGTATGTAAGGTCCCTTTATACAGGGCCCGGCCTATAGGCTGAGTCTAAGCAGCCTATAGGTTTTACTTTTTAAAAATAACATATATTTGAAGCTCGTGAGATTTTTTCTTTTCTGGTTTTATTCCTTTCACCCGTGTACTCAGTCCTAGAGTGCACGGGGCTTTTATTTTATATAATAGCTATATATTATAAAAATAAGAAGTACGAAACTTCTTAATAAAAAAAAATAAATTTTGGAGGACTACGAAATGGAACACATTGTAAGTTTTAAGAACAACAAGAAGCATGAATGTGATTGTGGCGAAAACTGTTCTTGTAATAAAAATACAGCTGTTGCTGCAAAAATCACATATCAAGAAGTAGCTATGGGCAAGATCAATCAGCTCATGGACTATGAGCAGACTCTATTCGAAGGAGTTCTTCCTAGAATGGAAGAAGCTCAGTTTAGAATTAGTGATGAAGGATATTTTGTAAGACCTAAGAATTGCGAAGCTCCGCAGCTTGCGGCTTATTTTCCTGCAATGGCTCTTCATGGTGTTAGCCACGAACCTCATAGTTGCGCAATGACTATGATTGCTGCTACGGATAAAGGTCTTAGGTATGCACTTCCTGAAGAAGATGGTAAGATTGCAGATGGTGGGCTTGTTTGTACACCTTGTATGATTGGAAATGCTCAGAGACCTAGTGCTCTTCTTATTCCTCTTGCTCATCCTGATATTGTTAGAGATGGCGTTGAGATTGCTATGCAGATTCATAATAATATGCTGGATCAGATTGACGCTATGAAAAATGGATTGAGCGATAATGCGGAGCATATTGCTGTAAACATTCCTGATTAAGCTTTTATCATAAAGGCAGAAGTAGAAAAGGCTTCTGCCTTTATTTTTTTTTCTAAAGTCATTGAATTACTTTACTTGACGTCTAACTTATAAATAATCAAAAATAGAGGGAGGCGGCAACTAGCATGAAACAAGCACAAGTTAAAGATATTAATAATAGATTGCATTGTCTTACCAAAATCAATAATGCTCAGTCACAGAATAAGAATCGTTCTTTTCTAGAAGGAGCACAATTTGTTTTGAAACAAAACAGACCAGGAGATATTAAGCGGCACATTGAGGCGGCCGCTTATTCAAATCGTGAAGTTCCATTTTATGCAGTAATGGAACTATTCGATGCTTTAGCTATAAATGGGACTCCTAGCGATATTTCTAAAATGGCAAGCATTATTGCAGAAAATATTGTTCCTAAAACCAGAAATGCTAAAGAGATGCAAACTTTGATGAAACGCAAAAATACTTCTATTGCTCATAAAGTATATGCTAATTATGATCGTAAAGATGGCCATACAAGCGGAGGAATAAATTCTTCTAAAGCCGTAGCTGATCAGAAAAAAGCAGAACAAAATACTGCTGCTATCAAAGAAGGGTATCAAACCATTCTTGATGAAATCAATATTTGTATTGCTTGCGATAGAGTTCTAGAAAACTATAATAGGATTTCGAAAAGATTTAATCTTGAGTATCTTATTAATGAAAATACAAAGCATAATGGTGTTAAAGACACCATAGTCGAATTATGCACAAGAATTGATACATATGAAATGCCAAATGCTGTAAAATTTAATACAGTTATTGAAACAGCGCTATATGGATTCAGTCAGAATAATATTGAATTCAATAAATCTGATATTATAGAAACTGCATTGAATTACTTTGCGTTCAAGCCAAATGGTTTAAAAGAATGCGGAGAAGTTATGGATGCTACTATTTTCTATGATAAGGAATCTGATAGCAATGATAATATTAAAATGCTAATGGAAGATCAACCGGAAGATGATAGAAACGATATTCAAGAGCAGATTTCTGCATTTTATGCTGGAACAATTTCTGAATCTGTTGAATTCTCAGAATTATTCAATAAATTTAAGAAAGAAGAAGCATCTAAAGATGAAAAAACTCTTATGACTCGTTTTAAGTCATTAATTTCTAAGCTTTATGCTAGAAACGTAAATAGCGTTGTAGAAGACACCCCTGATCTTTTACAGTGGATTAGATCTTTCTTTATTATTGGATCTGCTGCAATTCCGATCGTTGGCCCTATTTGTATGATTATAGGGTTTATTGCAGATAGATTTATTTCTATTCATATGAATAGAGAAGAGTCTGAAAAAATGGCTAAATACTTTGCTAATGAAATAAAAGCTAGTAAAGCAAAATTGGAGAGCTCTAATAATGCTGAAGATAAGGAGAGACTTGAAAAATATATTAAATCTCTTGAAGAAGCTCATGAAAAGATTACTATGTATTACATGGATCTTCGTGGGGATAATGAAGAGTACGAAATTCCTAGTGCTGAATCTAATAAAGATGAATTTGATTTCGATGATGATTTCTTCGATGATGAATTCGAAGATGATGATCTTTTAGAGTCGGTTTTCTTTAAGAAAAGTGCTAAATTAACAGAAGCTGTTGGAGAGTTCGTGCTCGATAATCCGCTTTCTGATTCTTCTATTTATAATCTTGCTTCAGAAGCAGATGATGAAGATCTTATAAACCTATGTAGTCTCGCTACAATGTATCCTGATGAATTCCACAAGGATTCAATTTGCCAGGCTATTAGAGATAAATTAGTAGATATCAGATCTGATAAAATAGTTTTCGAATCTACAATATCTAGAGTTACAAAGATTGCTGCACTATATGATGCTCTCAATATTCTTGAGTCTAATTCTATATCAACTAATGATCCACATTCGTTGAAAGATATGATGATGAAAGTTTATTACTTTGGAGAGGCATATCAAGCAGTTGTAAGAATGAGTAATGCAATTGCTGAGAAGAATAATTCTATTCTTGAAGCATCTTTTGGTAATAGTATTAAGCTTGCATCGTTAAAACTTAAACAGGCTATGACAAAGCTAAAAGATAAGGATAAGCAAATTTCTCGAAATATCGATATTAGCATGAATAACTTTAAGAAATCGGCAGAAAGAGCACTTACAAATGATAATAGAGAAGCCATTATCAAAGGAAGTGTATTGCCTTCTGCATCAAAGATTGTAAAGATAGCACTTGCTACTGGAATCACGGCTCTCATTAATCCCGTAATTGCAGTAATTGGCCTACTTGGATATCTCGGATGCTCTGCTAAATTTAAAGCAAAAGAGCGTCAGATGATTATTGATGAGCTAGAGATCGAGTTGAAAATGTGTCAAAAGTATATTGATATTGCTGAGCAGAAAAATGATATGAAGGCTCTTAAACAGTTGCTTCAAACTCAGAGAGAGCTTGAGCGTCAGAAACAGCGTATTAAATATAAAATGCAAGTTGACTTTGGTCAAAAGTATTATGATGCTAAGTCTGATGATGACTAATACAAAAGGAAGGATCTTTTTGATCCTTCCTTTTTATTTATGCTGGTTCAACATTAAATTAAATATTTTTCAGAAAAGGAGGAAAACTTTATATGGGTCTTTTCTTTCCAAGATATAAGGTAAAACCACTTAATGAAGTAGAATTAGACGGTCAATCTTCTGAAAATGAAGATGGTACTGAAGGTACTACAGACTATAGTGCTCAAGCTGAAGATGGAGACAATACTACAGCTACTACGGAAGAGCCTACCGATAATAATGATAATCCCCCTGAAGACCAAAGCACTTCTAATAATGAAGAGGATAATACTTCAGCAGATGATACTGGTTTAGGTGATGGTATGGAAAATCCAGAGGATGATTCTACAGATTATTCTGCCATGGGAGATGAGGGAAGTAATGATAATACTAATGATAATAACAGTAATAGTACACCCTCGACAAATAACGATGGCGAACAAAGTTCTATAGATGAACTTAAACGTCAAGAAGAAGAAATGTACGCAGATTTAACTCCTGAGCAATTAGATATCAAACATCGTGAACTGAAGACTCAATTCTTATCAATGTTTGATTTGACAACTCAGATTATTGAAAGAATTAATGATGCTGCAACAACAGAAGAAAATATGCCTATTATAGAATTTGTATCTAATAAGCTCTCTTCGCTTAGAGACATGATGACAGATTATATAAATAGTGTATATAAAACTAAGTCTTATATTGAAAATTCCATTAATTATAATAAATTTCTTGCTATTTTGAACGGAATTAATAAAATTCTAGAGGAAATGAATCAAAAAGAAGTTAAATAATGTTTTTCAATTCTGACTTATCATAACATCATGGTAAAAATATTGTCCGTAATCAGGGCGTATTTGAAACATCTTATATTAAGCTTAATAGAAAGGAGCATTTAATATGCCTGTAATTGGTAATCGCAGATCCACGGCTTCCATGGGCGACGGTTATATGCATGATTCCATTTATGCATTTGCCGAGAGCTTTAGAGAAGTCGCTAAGGATATTTACAACGAAGGCGTAGATCTGTTCCTGGAGCCCTATAAGGCTCTTCAGAACGGAGCTACCAAGAATGCACTTAAGAATTTCTATATGGAGAATTCTTTCGATGCAAACGAGTTTTCCGCAGTTAACCCTGGTCATGCAGCAGAGCTTGCTGAAGATGCTCAGGCTATGATGGAGGCTCAGTTCGAGAATGACCTCGAAGCTATCTACGAGCACACTAACGTTGGTGCTATGAACCCTGTTATCGGTATGACGTTCCCGCTTCATAAGAATATCCTTATGAACAACGTATTCGATAAGGGCGCTATTCCGAAGTTTGTTGCTCGTGAACCTAAGTTCACCATTTCCCTTGAGCAGAGAATTCTTCAGACTCCCGATGGTCAGGAGATCGATATGTTCAAGGAGCAGTACAAGATCCATGACGCGATCGCTGCTACTGCACCCTACAAGGAAGTAGAGATGACTCTTCCTCAGACCGAGGGCGCTACTGATGTTCTTGCTGAGATCGGTGCTACCGGTGAGGATAATCTCTCTATCGAGACTCACATTTCGGCTGTTAAGGTTACTGGCGTTCATCTTGAGGCTGGTGACTACAACCCCGAGACTGGTGAGGAGATCACCACTGCTGGCGAGTACTCTTTCTGGGCACCCGTTAAGCTCGAGTTCACTCCTTCTTACGGCGAGATTGACCGCATCATCGCTTCTCAGGTAGTTATTATCGGTAAGGATGCTGCAAATGCTGGCCAGAAGAAAGAGTATAAGGACGTTATCACCGGCTTTATGCGTAACAACAAGTTCATGCTGAACGGTTCTACCGGTCTCGTAACTGCTGTTAAGCTTAACGCTCGTATCGATACTTCTTCCGCAATGCTCAAGACCTGCAGCGTTCGTTGGAAGGTTAACACCGATATCGTTGAAATCGGTTCGGCTACTCCTATCAACACGACTGTATCTCCTGAGGAAGTTAAGGACGTTGGAGCTCTTTACAATGTAAATCAGCTCTCTAAGGTTCTCTCCCTCATGAAGACTGTTCTTGGCGAGTACAAGGATACTTCTATCAAGAATCAGCTTGATCAGTCCTTCCTCCGTATGCCCGAGACCAACAAGTTCTCGACTACGTTTGACTTCGCTCCTCGTCAGGGCTATGCTCTTGATCACGTTGAGTGGCGTCATAAGACGTTCATGGACTACCTTGACAGTGTTTGCACTGGTCTCTTCCAGGTTCTGAACGATCCTAATATGACGGTTTCTATCTTCGGTGCTCCTGATCTTATTCGTAAGATCACTCCTACCGAGTATACTTATCAGACTCCTTCTAACATCGGTCCTGTTGAGCTTGACTTCGTAAAGACCGTTGTTACTTCGGACAAGAGAGTATATCAGTTCATCGCATCTGATAAGCTCCGTGGTAACGCAAACCTCATCATCGTACTCTGCCCCAGAAATACGAATCGTATTGTATATCGTATTTACGACTACCAGCTGTACGTATCGAATGAGATCCGTAACATGGTTAACCCTGCACTTCCCGCTGTACATGCGTTCGAGCGTTGGAAGTTCGTAGAGTATCAGCCTGTTCAGGGTCGTATCCAGATTAAGCATCCTACCGGCCTTGCTGAGATCGCTCCTAACGAGGATCCTATCGGCGGTCGTTTCATGAATGACTTTAATCTTCTTAAGTAATTAAGAAAGATACACTCTAAATAAAAATAAGACAAGAGGGCTTCGGCTCTCTTGTCTTTTTCTTTTATTAGCTGTCAACTATTAAATAATCTTATATTTACGATATAATGAAAAATCCCAAGATTGGAGGAAACACAATCATGAATAAAATAAATTATGATTTCGGTGAATTTCATAATGTGTTCGAAAGCATGCGCACGAAATCTAATGCTACTCCCGATGAATTGAAAACTCTGAAATATGAGCTTAATAGATTCTTCGATGATTCTACGTGTAAAGATGTACTTTATACAAATAATCTTGACAATATGTTTTTCGGTATCAAGATAATTCCTATGATCGATGCAGACGAAATTTATGAATATCTGGCAGACAATGAGAAGATTCGTATTGAGAGCTACATCGTAGAGATCGATTCCAAACTTCTTAATCCTATTATTGATCTTAATAAGTTTGAGCTTACTGCCATTCTCCTCGAAGAGGTTGCTAAGATGGTTGGCGACTCTACTCCTATGGAAAATGCTCGCAATGCTCTTACACTCTATCTCTCTTCTAATAGAACTCATATTAAGATTTCTCAGTCTGTTCATTATAAGGAACTTCTTGCTTATGGCTTGAAAGACTATTTGTCGAAGTGTACCTCGCTATTCTATAAAGATGATATTACCGATGTTAATAGTGATGAATTTGCGATCAGTTATTGTCTCGTAGACCATCTGATTTCAGGATATAACAAGATCAAGGGTGATAATCTCAAACTATATCAGGATAGCGAAATCAGTAAGTTTATTGTATTTAGCTGGGCTTTGAGCTTGTATAATAATATTAAAATTCATAGAGTTGGTGCTCTTAAGACATTGGCTAGATCTAAGTCTCTTACTGGTTCTAGACTTGAAAAGATGGAAATAGATAACGTTATTCGTAGAATTCAGAGAATTGATGATAGCGTTGTTCTGGAAGCTGCTGAAACGACGAGTGGCATCCGCCTTAAGATTAAGGAAAAACTTAAGAAGGCTCGTTTGAATAATCTTCGTACTATTGACAGCACTTTTTATGAGCTGTCTATGCAGGTAAGAAATGTAGAAGATGAGCATGATGCTCTCTATCTCATGAGACAGATTAACAACTGTATTTCTATTATCGATGAGTACAAGAATCTTCAAGACTGTGATGAGTATGAGCAAAATAAGTGGAAAGAAGCATATGATAAGTTCGTACAGCTTCGTGACAAACTTTCCAGTACTGTCGTATATAAGAATAAACACTACGGAATTTTCGTAAATTACCCGGATATTGTAGAGAATCGTTATTAACAATAAAGTAAAAGTTACTATCTCCCTGCCGTGATGGAACTTTGCCGTAAACCGCGTGTTTGTGTTTTCATGTTGTTGTTCGATTTTCTCCTCCGTGTAAGTTTATATTTAAAATACCAGTAGAGGCATAGCCTCTACTGGTATGATTTTTGTTACTCTATATATCTTCCAATAATTTGTGGTTTAGTTATGTCCCCTCCAATAAATACAACTATCCACTTTGAGCCTGCTGGAATATAATCAGAATAATCATCAATGCATAATGCTTTATTAAGCGGTATTTCAACATAATTACTTATAGTAATATTAGAAATTTCTAGGGCTGTCTTTTTTGTATTTCTTAAATTGCCAGGATTTTGATGAATTATATTAGATACTTTTTTAGAGTTATCTAGCGATGGCGTTAATATTGGTATAGAGAATTTAACCAATCCAGGATTGGTTTTATTTATGTCTTCCAGAGCTATAGCTATTTCTGGGTATTTCAAATCTAAATTATCATAAAAATTATTCATTGTTTGCATATATCCTCACCTCTCTATTAATTATAAGTTAAAGGATATTAATTTATAAGAGCCTTAACTTTAAAATAAAAATTTTATAGATTAAAGGAGAATAATAACTATGATTTGCTATCATCACACGGACGCAGATGGACATTCTGCAGCTTATAACGTACTAAGAGGATCAAAAATTGTTTGCGTACCGGATTTCTTTAAACCTACGAATTATGGTGATAAGTTTGATAAGCATAAAGATACTGATACAGTTTATATTGTAGACGTATCATTTACTGAACCGACTTATCCTGATCTTATTAACATTTGCAAAACAGCTAGACGAGTTTATTGGATCGATCATCATCAGTCTTCTCTTGATGTAATTGCTGCTCATAAAGATGAACTACAGAAGATGAAGAATTTGGTATACTTTGTATCTAAAGATTATTGTGGAGCAGCTCTTACTTATGCATTCTTTAAAATCAAGGACAATATTATGGATAGAGTTATTAATCGTAATATTGAAACTGATTCTTATGAAATTAAAACCATCTATGTCAACCCCAAGCATAATGAACTTATTACTGTACAAGTAGTTGTCAAGGGACCCACATCTTCAGATTATGAAATGCATAATATTGAAGTTCAGGTTCCTAAATGGCTTCGTCATATTGATGATTATGATGCTTGGAAAAAGATCTATCCTGAAACTGAAAAGATTATTAATGGATTTAATTGTCATGAATGGAATCTTGTTAATGACGATAAATTCAATATTGATTTTTGGACTAAATTTACAACTGAAGATAATTATATTACCAATCTTTTCAATATGGGTAAAACAATCTCAATGTATAATGAACGCAGATTTAATGAAGAATTGAGCGCAACATATGAACTTGAATACAATGGTACAAAGTTCTTATGCAAAAATGGCCATGGCAATTCTTATAACTTTGCAGACAAGATTTATAAATATGATGCTGTTATTCTTTATCATTTTGAAGGTAGCATTATGAAATATCTATATAGTGTATATTCTTCTGATGCATCATCTTTTGATTGTAAAGCATTTTGCGAAAAATTCGGTGGTGGAGGTCACTTCCACGCATCTGGCTTTTCAAATGAAAAATCTCCGCTTGAACTTCTTAAATAAGCCTAATTTGGGCGGTTTAGGATAATTAAGAATTTACAACAACAAAAACTTATATATAATCAAAATTTAAAAATTTGGAGGACTTCAAAATGGCATTTGGAAGCACTTACAACAACAATCAGCAGGCTGCTGCAAAAAGTGGACCTGAGGTAACCATTTATTCTGGTTATCGTATGAACAATGCAGAATCTAAAATCGATCCTACTTGTCTTACTTTTAGATTCTGGAAGAGCAATCTTTGTGTCGGAATTTTCCCTAAGAAGAATACCGGCAATGATGAAGTATCTTTTGATATGGACAATGGTATTACCATTTATTTGTCTCATACAAAAGCTCGTATTCTCGCTAATGAGCTTAGGCTTTTCCTTAGCGACCCTGTATCTTATAATGCAGTTGGCGTTCCTTCTGGTTCTGCAGCTATTAGTATTTCTAATGGTAGCGAATATGGAAAGAATACCCCTGTATTGACAATTCGTAAAGTAAGCGAGACTGGTGAAGTAGTAGCAAGTTTTGCTTATGAATTTAAGACGAATTTCCATTTTGCTATTCGTAATTATGATGGAAAGAATTTTGATTCTGCATATGATGACTATAAGAATCTTGAAATTGAGCAGTTTATCACTGTTCTTGAAGAGTATGTTAAGGCATCTACTAATGCAGTAGCATTTACAGTAATGGATCAGCGTAAATATTCTCAGGCACGTATGGAAAACAAGATTGATGCTATTGCATCTAATCTTGGAATTGATACAGCTAGATCTTCTGGTTCTTCTCGTCGTTTCAGTGGCAACACATATTTCAATAATGCATCTGGTGGTAATTCTAGTAATTCTGGCAGCAATAATTATTCCTCGAATGTAAGCTATGGTGCTGCAACCATCGATGATCTTGAAGATTGATAATAAAGCAATTCGAGAGTTGATCTTTCATAGATCAACTCTCTTTTTATTTTAAGGAGGTATAGTCAATGTCTGGAACAAATTCAGTACTATTTGATTTCTATTCTCTTGTGGATAAAAAACTATCTGTTATTAAGTATATTGCTGGAGAATATAGAGATGCTGCTCTTAATCATTTTGATAAAGATAGAATACTATATACACCAAATGATACTTGGATATTTGATAGACTTTATAATCCGGAAGATGTATTCAGATCTATAATTTCCGATGTAAGTAAGAAAGATTCTTATGAAAAAATAATGGAAATGATTATAAATAGAGATGAAGGAAACATATGGAAGAAATATGCATTCCAAACATCTTTAAATAGACTTATTACTGCTTATGCTAAAGCTGGTAATGGTGTTATAAAAACAGCAGTTCAGTGCGAAAACGAATTGCAAAAAGAATATATCCAAAAACTATATCCAGATACTCCTATTGAACTCGGTAGTAGAGAAAATATTGATATGGAGAAATATGGTAGACTTATAGTTGGAGATTATAAGGATGCTTTAAAATATAAATTAGAAGGTCCAAAGAGTATTCTAGTTTTAAATTTTAGAGAAAACTTTACTCCTGGAGATATTACACAATTAAACCCTGAACTTATTATTAGTTTAGGCGATATTCATGATATCGAAGTTGTATCCGCATATACCAATGAATTTGATATCAAAGGCTAAATTTATAAAAAGGAGAACGGCATATGAAAACACTTATTATGAACAACGTAATCCCTAAAGAAAAACTGAGAGAAATTCAGGAAAATACTCTTAACGAGCTAGCTGACATTCTCTCTAACTCTTTTGGTCCTAATGGATCTAATGCGTGTATTAAGAAAGAAAATGCTCTTTCTAGATACAGTAAAGATGGCCATACTATTATTGGCTCTCTTCATTATAATGGCATCATTGAGCAGTCTATCAAGGACGATATCGAATCTATTACTCGTCATATTGTAAAGACTGTTGGAGATGGCACAACTTCTGCAGTTATTCTTTCATCTCTTATTTTTAAGTGCATCAAAGATGTAGAAGATTCTGGTTCTTATAAACCTGTCGAAATCGTTACAGCTCTTGAAAAGGTTGTTTCTGACCTTAAGAAGAAAATCAAATCCACTGCCAGAGAAATTACTGACAAGGATATTTATGATATTACAATGATTTCTACAAACGGTAATGTAGATATTGCAAATATGCTTGTCGATATCTATAATGAGTTTGGAAAGACTGTATTTATCGATGTTAGCCCCTCTACTGGTGAAGAGATGGTGATCAAGTCCTATAACGGTATGACTCTTAATACCGGATATGACGATGCTTGTTTTGTAACTGATGCTACAAAGAATATTTCTGAAGTCGATAAGCCTGAAGTATATTTCTTTGAAGACCCTATCGATACAAGAGAAATTGGAGTATATCTTGACTCTATTATTTCTCATAACTTTATTACTCCTGCTAATGCACAGAACTGGGATGCGATTAGACCTACTGTTATCTTTGCTCCCAAGATTTCTAGAGATATGTCTAGTACAATGAATAGTCTTATTTCGACAATGGCTTCTATGCCTGTTGAAAATAGACTTCCTATTTGTATTATAACAGATCTTCATGAGACTGAACAGCTTAAAGATCTTGCAAAACTTTGTGGAGCTAAGATGATTCATAAATATATCGATAAAGGCGTTTATGAAGCTGATGTAGCAGCCGGTAGAGCTCCCACCCCTGAAACTATTTTTAATTTTGCTGGAAGATGTGATAAAGTTATAGCTTATTCTAGCAAGACTACATTTATCCGCCCTGCTCATATGTATAAGGAAGATGGAAGTTATAGCGAAATGTATAATAACCTCCATGCATTCCTGAAATCTGAAATTATTCGTGAGACAGCAGATGGTGGAGATGCTAGAACTATTGGAACTTTGAAGAGAAGACTTCATTCGCTTGAGGCTAATATGGTTGAGTTGTTTGTCGGAGGCATTACTCAGGCAGATAGAGATTCTCTTAGAGATCTTGTCGAAGATGCTGTACTTAACCTTAGGTCTGCTGCTGAAAATGGAGTTGGATATGCAGCTAATATGTCGGCTGTAATTGCAATTAACTCTGTAGATATTAGTAAATACAATGATCTTGAAAGATCTATTTTTACAGCTATTGCTGAAGCATATGAGGCTCTTGTATGCAGACTCTATGAAGTGACAGAGTATGCTCGTTGTATTAAGAACGAAGGAAGCACAAATGCAGATCTTTATGCTAATATTGTGAATAATGCTATTAAGGATGGACTTATTTATAACATTCGTGAAGAAAAGTGGTCTGATAATGTCGTTACATCTATTATGTCCGATGTAACAATTCTTGATACAGTTTCTCGTATCATTGGAATTATGGCAACTTGTAATCAGTTCATTCTTCCCACAGCAATGCATAATGTCTATATGGACTAATATAAATAGAAATACCACTAGAGGAATTTTCCTCTAGTGGTATTATTTTTTTTTATTTAGGAATACAATAATTATCAGCAGAAATTCCTGATAAAACTGTTGTAGAAAGCTTTTGAAAATCATTATAGCCATCTGGTGTTACAGTAATGATAGCAATATTGTCATTAGCAGAT